AACTCAGGGAAATCGTCGCACAGAATGACGTTGTCCCACTCCAGCCCCTTTGCACGGTGTGCCGTGACCAGTGTGATATCCGCATCCTCCTGGTAGGGCACAAGACTCTTGCGGACCTGCTCAATTTGGCTGGGCACGCTATCCTGGTACTTGTCCACTATCGCGCGGCTGACCATATATTCGGCATCCGCGTTGCCGGTATCGCAGAATTCCTTGAATTCCCAGTAGTCTTGGAACAGCCTCAACTCGGGATCTCGGATTTCGAACTTGTTACCCTTCCAAAGGTGGAACACGTTCATGACACTATCGAACAAGGGCAAGTTGCCGGTGGTGCCAGCCCCAGGTGTGTAGAGCTTAAACTTACCGGCCAAGCCACAGGCGTAGGCAAACAAAAACGCGTTGGTGCGGCTTAGATAGGTGTAAGGCGTGCTCGGCATCTTTTCCTCCAAGCCCAGGATATGCCCTGGCTGCCCCAGGCCGGTGAGGAGGCGCTTTTCGCCGAAGAAGGTGCCCAGAAGAGTATTTGCTACCCCGGCTATTTCCGGCCCAAACCGAAACGACTGCGTAAGGTAATACGGGGGCGCATCAATCTTCTGGAGAGCGTCTACGGCCCCGCGCCATCGGTAGATCTGCTGGTAAGCGTCTCCGGCCAGGAAAATGTTGGTGCCATATTGGGCTTGGCTCATTATGATGTCCTGCGTCACCGGGTTGCAGTTATGGGTGACGATGCCATTAGAGATATAGGTGTGATCACGGGCCACTTCTATTGAGTAGACCCACCCGTCGTAGGATACCCGAGAGACCTCTATCGGAGACCAGCAGGTTCCATTTCTATGCACTTGGTTTGATCGATGCACGATGGTGTTAGCACCATTAAGTAATGACTCACTATCTATGAATTCCATACCTGTAAGCAAATTGCAGGCTCTTATTGTCGAAGCACGAGTATAGAGCAAGTAATCCGATCTGTTTCCAGTTTCCGTGAATTTGCGCGTTGCGATTGGGTAGCGTATATCACGCCCGTAGAATTCCAGGCATTTTTCGGCACGGTCAGATATATTTCCTATCTTAAACCAAATCTGGTCAAGTTCTGACTGAGTGATGTAATCACGCGAACTGTTAGTGCAGAATCGAATTTCTGGAATTGAAAACACGGCGGATACTTCCATTTCCGCATTTCTAGCGGTGCGACGGTCACCAAAAATGGCTAGGATGTAAATCGCGTCAGCACGCTCTTCTCGTAGTCTCCCTGCCAAACCCGATTCTCTTCCATTCTTGCCATGATTTGCAGATGTTATGCCAATCCGCCAATAATCATTTTTTCGCATCAGGTATAAAATAGATTTGCCCTTGAGGGCAGGGCCTATTTTTGCCACACAAATGTGCCCAGGGGTTCCTAGAAATTCTTTTCCGCTTGATGTAACGGCTTTAACCAGTGTACCAACGTGCCTATGAGAACTTGCTGAAATCACAGTGCTGCCCTGCTTTCGAAGGCGTAGTCCAGAACCGTCATAACTGATGACTTTATCACCGACACGGATTTTCTCCACGTCAAGGGTAGAGCCATCAACCATCGTTACCTTTGTTCCAGGTGGCTGGCAGTCCTGAGCCTCGTCGAGCATGATCAGGTCGTAGTTGAGGCGGGGCTTGGAGAGCTGATACATCTTCAGATAGGCATAGTGGGTCATCGGAAAGTCTCGATCTCGGCCATCCAAGATGAGTGACCACACCTTGCGGGCCATGTCTACTTCGATAGCGCTCATGTCCTCGGTGTAGCGGTCGATGAAGTCCGGTGCCGCATGGGACAAGTTTATCTCGGGATCAGCGCTGTTGGCCCAGAATTCAAGAGTCTTGTGCACCAACGAGGCCAGGTAGTAATCGATTTTGAAGTGCCCCGCTGTCTTGAAAACTGATAGCTTTCCAAGGGCGTATTTGGCCGTCTTGCCGAGGATCGCGTGATAGGCAAGGGAATGCTGCGTCTTAGACGTAACGGTCGCTGGAAACCGCTTCTTGGCCTCCTCTGCCACCGACTTGTTGAAGGCCAGGTACAAAGTTCGTTGTGGGGCTGCCTGAGCGCGGGCAACAAACGTAGACGTTTTCCCGGTTCCCGCATAGGCCACCACCTTAAGGTTGCCCTTTGGGGCCTCTATGACGGCTTGCTGTTCTTTTGTGGGGTTCATATCAAAATATAGGCGATAAAGGAGGGGAAGAGCACTGGCCCTTCCCCTCAGGATCTGTCGGAATTTTCAGTTGTTGGCCACGGTGGCCGTCGCGTCATCCGTGCCAGCGGTGATGGCTTCCGGCGTCCGGCTGATGATGTCACATTCCGCATCCATCAGGGCGTGGAGGCTCTGAGTTCGCTTGGGGAGGATAAACACCCCGGATTCCTTGGCTATTTCTGTGAAGGCATTGAACAAGCGCCAGGCCGTCTTGCCGCAGGAAACAAATTCCTGGTGGCGCGGGTTGCGCCATTCTTTGATGATGTAAGGGAGCTGCTGAGGGGTGGCAGCGCCGACGTCCAGGGCGCGAACGGCGATATCGTGAACCTGGGCATCTACCAGTTCCTTTGCCTTGTAGGCCTCATAGCGGGCGTTCATGTCCATCCATTTTTCGGAGAGCTGGCCAACGGCGCGACCGGTGAGGACGGGGAGATCACGCATGATATTGGTGGTGTGCTTACGGGCGATGCTGATTTCGCCAGAGAACGCGAGGTTGTCGCACACGAACACGCCCGAACCAACCACCAGACCAGCCGGGAAACATTTGTCATGCGAGTTGCGGAGGCCCAGGACGTAAGCGTAGTCTTCGCTAACAGTCTTGCAGTTGGCGACTTGAAGAAGGGCGAAGTAGCGCTGTCCGTTCCGTCCGAGGGCGTGCTGCTCGGTGATGACGCGCATGTTCATCTGGGTGAGGGCACTGGTAACCTGATCGTAGAGAGCGCGGTGGGGAATCGGGCACCAGCGGTCTACCGCTTCCGGGGTGCTGACCTGGGAGATTTGATCGAGAGTTGCTTGAGCGGCACCAGCGTGAAGACAAAGGTTTAAGTTGTGCATATTTGTGATCTTTTCAGTGTTTCCTGTTTTGTTCGTGCTGCGAGAACCATTCCCGCTTTCAACGCATCCAGAATAGCATGAAATAGAAGCGCAGCGCAAGAAAAAATATAGATTATTTTCGTGGTAATACTTAATACAATGATTTTGAGGCACTTGCACAAGAAACTTTTTTGATGTATGGCGGCTGTAGTTATCTTGAAAGGCCAAAACTTATGCCAGTATCAATTGAAAAGACAGACGGAAAATACCGAGTGAGTACTCCGCACGGAGTGAAGGCCAAGCATACGACTAAGGCAAAGGCAGAGCGGCAGCGCAATTTGTTAAATGCGGTCGAACATGGATGGGAACCGACAGGCGCTCCGGCACGTGACACGAAGGAGTCACTCCAGGGAAAAGCTCAAGCGCTTGTTGACGCCATGCTTGACGAATGATGAGAGACGATTTGCCAGATCTCCCCTTGGCCAAAGCCTCGAAAAAATATGCTCGTCTAACGAGTAAAGATTTGGGGTCTGACTGGAGTAAGAAGGTAGACATGTTTATGGACATGATTTCTGCGGAAACTAACCAACCCAAGGAAGGATTTAGAAATATCGATGCGGCAGGCAAAGTGCCACACGCGATAAAGGAGGCTAGTCAGGCCGCACTCGAATTAGCTGCACAGGCCTGGTGTGATGATCGCACAAGCCGCGTGACCATGAACGTGGACTTGGCCGAAGTTTTTGCTGATATACTGGATGCCGTGGAAAAAAAGGGATTGGCCAAATATCATGCTCAATGCACCGTTACCCCAGGCGAGTTAGCTGAGACAGTCGTAAGCGTTCTAATGGATGACGACGACGAACGAATTGTTGCAGCGGCGGTGAAGGGCAGCAACGGTAAGATCTACCGTGGAAAGGCTCATTTCGGAGCGATACAGAGTGCAGCCCACGATGGGCAGATGTACATGGTTCACTTTGGGGATGATGACCTCGGATTTGTCACCAGTAAGGGTCGATGGGTGGACCGGCCAGAGGCAGAGCTTATAGGCATGAGGCATAAGCAGCTAAGGCCTGAAATATCCGATCCTGTCCAGGTTCATGCAGCAGATTTTAGATTTTGATTATGGCAGATAACGCCCAATTAAATCAGATTGTACGCCTAATAGACGACGCATCAAAGCATAGCGCCCGCGCCGATAAGTCGTGGGAAAGCATTGCTAGCAGCGTCGATTCTATTACTCGCCAATTTGAGAGTGGGTGGCCAGCAGCTTTTGCAAAGAGTGGGGGATTACAACGCCAGGCTCTATCCTTCGGCAACATTATCAAGTCTTCGCTGATGGGAGAGAAGGCAGGTATCCTTAAGCTGCTGGAGGGAATGGAAGAAAAGCTGGTTAGCCTGGAGGCCCAGCGGAGAATACTTGAGAGTGATCCTGCGCTAAAAACTCCCACAGGACGCATGTCCAAGGCGGGCAAGGCACGGATAGAGGAAGCCACCGCCGATATCAAGTTGCAGAACGCGAAGATTACCTGCTTGAACGTAATCTCGAATCTGGAAAAACACGAGGCATTTACCTATCTTCCGGCTATGCTGAATGGCCTGGGCAAGGCACAAAAGTTCCACGAGGCTATCAACATCTCTCTGATAGAATCGAATAGTAGCTGGGGGCAGAGGCTGTCCATGATGGAGAAGATAAACGCAGTTCAGATACGAACTGGTATTGCTACTGATGACATGGCAGAAGCCACGAAATCACTGCTCAAATATGGCCACGATCTAACCGACAATTTCGCGGAAGCGCTTGCCCTTACGACGATGATGAAAGTCGGCCTGGGCGTATCGGCTGATACAACCTCCCAGATGCTGGCCACCACAAAGTCTATTGGGGGTAATTGGAAAGAAGTCGCAGACGGTATAGCACGAGTCAAAGAGGACACAGCACTCGCAGCGGATCAAGCGGCCAGGTTTGCCATAGAGATCGGCAACGCGATGGCATTGCTGGGGCCAAAAGCAGGCACTCAACTTGGTGCAATTGGCGAATACATCAATCGGCTAGAAGGATCAGCGCAGAAACTTGGCGTCCAGGCCGGTGGAATTAAAGACGTTTTGGTAGGGTTTACGACTGAGAAGGGAATGATGGGGGCGACTGCCCTGGGTCTTGATCCTACGTTTTTAACGGATCTCGAAAGAACCCGCATGGCAACCGAGCGCTTTTCGAGTTTCGTTAATCAGCAGCTCTCGGGTACAACGGGTTGGCAGCGCATGGTAATGCTGCAACAGTTGGCCGAATATTTTGGCACGAGCATCGAGGTCATCGGTCGTCTTAACGAGATTGTTGCCGATCAGAATAAGCAGCGAAAGTCCCAGATTACCGTAGAGAGCGCGTTTGCAAATCAGACGAAGACACTTACGGATCAGTGGAATCGGCTAAAGGCTAGCTTAGGCGCTATTATTAACGCGGTGCTGATTCCTGTGATTGCCACTGCAAATGCAGTTATCTGGCCATTTACAAAGCTTTTGGGCGTTATCGGCAAATCTGAGAAGGCCCTGTGGGCTTTGTCTGCGGCCATGACAGCGGTGATGGTTATCCAGATGGCAAAAATGATAGCAGCACTTCGCACCATGGCTATCGGAGATATCATCCTTGGATCTTTAGGTAAGGGAGTCATTGGCAAAGGTATCTCGGGATTTTTAGCAAGATTCCTGGGCGGTGGTGGGGCCGCTACCGCTGCTAAAGGGGTTGCCACTGCTGCTACGCGCGCGACGGGATGGCAAATGATAGTTCGGCTTCTTCCTCAGATTGGGAGAGGATTGCTCACCTTGGGTGGCACTGTCAGTGCAGCATTCCTGGGCACGGCACTCGCTATCGGGGCAGTAGTCACGGGAGCTGTGGTCCTGGGCACTAACCTGTATTACAAGCGCCTCGATGCTTTAAACCGAAAGAATCAGAATGACTACGTAAAAGCCATACTGTCGGGCTCCGGCAAATCGATGGATGTATGGAGGGCAGAAACATCGAAATTCATCGAAGCTCATCCCCAGATGTCTGAAAAAGACATTAGTCGATACCTCCACAAGACTACCTCTGACTTGGCAGTAGTTCAGCAAGCTCTCATGAAGGGTGACAAAGCTGCGGCCAAGCGCATTGTTGAGGGTGTATTCAACGAGTTTATAAACACGGGAGCAACGGCTCGCTATCGCCGGTCGATGAGTGAGAATGTTACTATAAACCGCGAGCAGGACATGGCGCGAGATCGAATATTCCTCGATACCCTAAAGCGCAGTGCTACAAATCAGGGGCTTGTGGTAACCACTCTGGAAGATACATCGCGTAAGCAGCTAATCGAACTCGAAAAGTCCAGGATTCGAGACGATGAATGGCGCGAGTGGCGCGAAAATCACGAGATGCTTTTACGATCTACGATTTCTAACTCTAGCTCGGCATCTACGGGTTTAAACATGGATGCCGGAGTGCATCGAACTGACCATTAACCATGGACGACTTTCCTAGAATTTACCGTGAGAAGGGCTACCCGGCTTGTGGGCGTCTTATCGTCCTGGACGACGGCACCCAAGCTGATCATTTACAGCCCCTGGACCAGAACAAGTTTTTCTCAATCGACTTTCCAGCGATGCCAGATCAAATTGAGCTGGCGCGCCAGGCCGACTACAGAGTCCAGACAAACTATGCCATGCCTGATGGCGTGCACCTATACCGAGGGACTAACCCAATGGAAGTCCCATTTGAGTTCAAGCTGCACTATTTGGACAAGAGCTACTGTAAGGAAGGGGCACTAACCCTTATCAACATTGCAGCTCGATTACACGCCCTGGTGTTGCCTATGGGAAATTCCACACTGCGAATCACAGTGCAGAATGATTCTCCTCTGGATCACAATGGCCAGACCGACCAGGGGGCTAAGAAGCCAGGCACTGAAACTGCCCAGTCTGCGCGTGCAGGCCAAAATTCGGCGGATAACAGCGGGATTAATCAGCAGGCAGATGCGGATTCTTCTGCTACTGTTACGTTAGACTCATCGAATGCCATAGATCCTCCTGTGACATGCCGCCTGGAACTGATGTATTCAACATCCACCGGTCCTGGCGTTGTGTGCAATGGCTACGTTAAAAACGTTAAAGTGGCGTTTCTTAAGCCTTGGCTACGTGGACCGAACGGGTCTTTTAACCTGCCCTCGGGAGGCATATACTCGTTCACGTTTATTCATCACCCAGGGCATGGCAACTATTTTTCGAACAGAACGGGAGTGGCAGCAATATCGCAGCAGGCCAACGCCTACGCAGACTTTATGCGTAGCCGGTTTTACAATACGCGCATGCTGCAAACTACTTCCAAGTATCGCGGGTTTAGTCGAACGACGCGTTAGTTTTCCACGAGAGTTTGGTCTCGCCTTGGCCAGTTTTCTGCGCAACCAGGACGTAATCGGCGTAGCTGGCAACCTCGGGATGGTGATCCACCACGAATATGAGGATGCCCAGGCGGTGCGCGGTTTCTTTGAGGTAGGTTAGGATGCTGCGCCTGATAACGGTATCCTGCGAGCTTAGGATCTCATCGTACCACCTGAATCCGATTCTTTTGCTGACCGACCCGACCTCTGAAAGCGTTTCTGCAATAATGAGGTTTGTCAGACCGGATTCACCCTTGGAGCTTCCCTCGATACGCTTAGAGCCTATTTTGTTATTAACGCGGATGACAAGCTCTGATGACGTGCCCTTGCCACTAGCCAGTTGCCGGGATGTATCGTACGAGACCTCAATCGTCCCACCGGTCATCAGATTGCTGATGCGGCGTGAAATTTCGTTTAGCGGGGCTATCGCTTCCGACAGGATCAGGTTGGGTATGCCAGTGGGGCTGAAGGCTTCTGTCCAATAGCCGACAACTTTAACCACTTCCTGCGCCTCAGCCAGCTTTGCGGAGGTCTCTTCCACGTCTGTAGTGATCTTCGCACTTTGGTCTTTTCGTTCGGTAACAACGGCTCCATAGCGTTCTATTCCAGATCGATCCGGTCCTCGGCTGAGGGCTTGAAGGCGCAATTGCGCCTGGTTGATGGCACTGTTCGACAAGTTGATGTCCCGCTCATTTTCTTCGTACTCATAACTAAGGGTGCTCGATTGCGCCGGAGTGCGAAGCTTGCTTATTTGCTCCTCGATAGCCCTTACTTGGTTGCGGATATCACCAGCCGATTTGTCTACATCCTGGATTTTAACCACCACCCCATCGTAGGATTTTTTGAATGATACGACGGCCAACTCCTGCTTTTTAATCTCATCTGCACTATGGGCTTTATCCCACGGCTTGCCACACGTGGGGCAATTGTCGGGTATGGACCTCATTTCATCGAGCACTTTGACCTGGGCTTGCTGCGCCGTAAAAGCCTTGGCCTTTTTCTCCACGAGGTCATTCCGTTTAATTTGGAGCGTGCTGGCATCCGTGTTAAGCGCCAAACGTTTCTTTTCAAGCTGGGCATAGGCAGCGGCCCCCTCCACTTCTAACCGCTTCAACTCAGATTTAATGGCTGCCTGGCGGGCCTGCAATTTAGCAACATGATCCTGGCGGATGCTGAGGCGGTTCTGTACCTCGGTGCACTGCGCAGCAATTTTAGCCTCCTCTTCCGCTATTCTATCCTTTTCATCCTGTAGGGTACGCAATGCAGATTTTATTGCCTCTTCCAACCGTTCCTTTTCGCCTTTGAGCCAGTTCAACCTTGTCTCTTCAGATTCAGCATCTCGCTGGGCATTTCCCAGCATTTTTCGAGAATGCTCATTTATTTTATCCCAAGATGGCTGTTGTAGCGCTGCCATGAGCAGGCCGACTGAATCACGCTCTGACTGCTTGTTAAAGCGCAGCCGATCCCCGTCAATGTAGACGGTCCATTCTGCAAGCTCCGGTGTGACAGAGATCGCAGACGCAAGTTCTTGCCGGGTTTCTCGGACGTAGCCTCGCTCAATGATGCCCTGATCATCGAATTTAAACCGCAGGCCTTCGCCCGTGGGGCTGATTTCCTTGCATTTATGTCCGAGTTCTACCACCAAAGGCTTTTGGCTTAGGTCGGTTTCCACACGGACGTACATGTTTCCCTTTCCGTGCGTGCTGTAATGGCCCAAGTTCGTGTAGCGGCCATCTATACCAGTAAGCGTTCGGCAGAGGGCCTCCCCCAAGGCTGTTTTTCCGGCCCCGACCGAGGACATTTTACCCGCAGATGCCAAGTTGTCACCGTTTACGAGGACGAGCCCCTGCTTGGGAAATGTAAGTTCGGCTTGACGAATCGTCATCCAGTTGCGAATATGAACACGGCGTAGTTTAAGCTCGCTCATTACACTAAAGAACAGAACCGTAGTTATTATCAAATGGCTGATTTCGAGAAAAGTTCAATTTCCAACTCGGCACAGGGATTTATGATAATTCCCTCCGTCCCGCTATTGAGCCATGGTGTAAGAGTTCCCGTTAAAGAGGGCGAAGACTTCATGGCAGCAACAGCAAATATTCTGGAGCACCATGGAATTTTGACCCAGGATCTCGCAACCTACATGCACAATAATGCAGACGAGGTTGTGCAGAAGATAATTGATGTCTACAAAATGACGTATATCGTCAAAATTGGCGAGGAAGTAAGCGTTTACAGCCCGAAGCGCCGACAAAGGCTGCCTGAAGAAGCGGCCAGACACGTCATGATCATGATGGACATCAATCCTCGCACTCCTGTTGGATGGTATGCAACGACAGACGGCAACCCATATTTTTCTACGGCTGACGTAGTGCTTTTCGGAGGGAAGGAACCTCCCGCTGTAAAGGCGGCTAAAACTAAGCGCTTAACACGGCGCATTTTAAGGCCAACGAGCACTGATGAGTGTAATGCGAATACCGTTGTTAACCAAATGATAGGCCCACGATGAAGCAACAGCTTACGCTTCAAGAATTGCTCGACGCCATTGCTTCTGAGGAACTATTCGAGGACATGACGTATGCGGATTTTTTGCGCCTGGCCGATCCTGGCCGACTTCAAAGATCCGGGTATGTGCGTGGCCCGCCGATGGAGATCTACGGTAATTCTAAGCAAGAATACCACGTTTTCAACTACAAATCCTACCCGAGCACGACAGGATTTAGGCATAAGGGCTACATCGCGTTTAAAAAGCCGAAGGGTAAGCCCCGCCCCGTAGAACAATTGGCCGTCGAAGTAGATTGCGATTGCGACGATTACCGCTACCGCTGGGCCTGGGCTAACCGCCAAAAGGGAGCCGGTAAGATCGGGCCGCAAAGTCTTAACAAGTGCATAAACCGTGCCCCCAGGATTACTAATCCATCGGGCAAGCCCGCGCTGTGTAAGCACCTACTCGCCGCGCGGCACAGCATAATGGGCTTACTGGCTCACTTCCCAAAACCCACAGAAGGCGAGACAGACGTAGACATATCCTGGAAATTAGATCAGCTCGTAAAGCAGACGCAGAAGCGCTCTGACAATTATGCTGCGGCCCGCGAAAAAGCGCGCGCGATGACCAAGTCCAAGAACCTGGTGCGCAACTACAGAAACGTCTACGGCCCGATGGCCCAGGCAGAAGTTCCCCCAGCGCCTGAAGATGAGCCTGTGCCCCTTCCACCTGAAATGCCCGAAGAACCCCGGATGTCACCCCGGAAGTCGCCTTTAGCACCGCCTGCACCAGGAGCCTTAGGCCCGCAACTTCCAGCGGCCCCGCCAGTAGCTCCAAAAAAGAGTGAGAAATTGGGGGCAAGCCCTGCTGCTAAACCACCGACTCCTGTGCCACGTAAGCCTCAAAGTAAAAAGCGTGGAGAATCTCTCGTAGTTATACAGAACAGTGATACTCGTATGAATGCTGAACTACTCAAAGAATCCAAGACCATCGTTGAAGAGATGGGTGACGAACTTGACACAGAACTTTCGGCTCCCGGTGGTGCCGAGGGTAATCCTGGTGAAGAACTTCCTCCTCCTGCGACCACGGATGAAATGCCCCCGATGGGTGACGAAATGCCACCTGGAGAAGGCGGCTCTCCTGAGGACGAAGCGCTTAATCTTTTGCGAGAGATCGCCGGAGGCATAACTCGCCTGGCTGACGAAATCGCGCCTATCGCCGCCGAAGAGGAAGCCGAAATCGAAGGAGAGGCTGAACCTCTGCCCGACGAGGATGAAGGCGAAGGAGACAAGAAAGACATCGCGGTTCCTCCGGTTGAGGACGAGGATGAATTCTCAGAAACTATGCCGGTTCCCACAGGCGCATAACGAAAGACTACTATGTCGTACCCAGGCGAATATATTGATCCACTGCCGCGAGTATCCAACGTGCAATGCGCGATGGTAAGCGGCTACGCCTGCGCACGCCTCCGCCGCGAAGATCCTATTTTCTTCGCGGGTTCCGGCGATGATGATGAAGCGCAGGTCTACCTACAGAATACAGGCGATGCCAACTTTACTGTTCAGTTGAAGCAAACCCGCCAAACTGCCGCTCCTGGCACCGACTCCACCAGCACGCCTACGGGCACCCGGTTTAATGTCGGCACAGCGCAGACACTAGTTCCCGGTGGGCGTTCTACGATTCAGGTCGCCCCGTGGATGGAATACCTGGAGCTGTGGTGTACTGCTGGAACATCGGGTAAGGGTTTTGTTCGGGCACAGATTACCGGTCGGGTTCGCTGGCAAAAAATGGCCTTCGACAAGACCGAGACAGTTGTTGCGCCCCAGATTTTGAATAACCTCAAGATCGTTCCCGTCGCACCCCTCATTTAAGGTGCTGCATTCGGATCACGAGCGTCCAGGAATAACCTCCTGGACGTTTCTTTTCCTGCCCCCTTGGTCGTCGCAGAAGATGCAGTGTCACCAATGTTGAGAGCCTGGCCCTCGGCGGAGTTTGGCGCACTTATGACATTTTGCCCCTGTTGCACAAGTTGGGTATGTGATGCCTGATTTACGTAGTACTCTCCACGCTCCAGAATGACTGTGGACATCAGAGAAGTCTTTTCCACGTTGTGCGTGACAGTGGGCACGTAATACATGCCGGAAGTTGGCGTAGTCTGAGATTGGGAGGGATTTACAACTAGGTTTACGATATCCCCCGCCCGGAAAAACAATGACTTAGCCAGCGAAAGCTCCACCCGATAATTCCCGGCTCTTGTGCGCTCGTAGATGCTTTGGCCGATAGCACTTACTTCGGATATGCGGTTTGACCCAACGTGATACAAGACATTTTTCTGTATCCCTTTGACCTTGGCGATATCAGGGAGTGTATTACCGAGCTTCAGGGCCAGGGCAGGATCAGATTCAATGTCCTGCCGAATACCTGAGTAAGGATCGTGTATCACCACGCGCACCCCGCCAGAGCCCGCATCAACCCTGCTCTGGGTTGCATCTATATGCCGGAGTGATATGCCAGAACTGGCATAATAAGCAAACTCCTTTACGTCGGCCTGGTAATCCATCGTGTGGAAGTGGAGCGTTCCATCCTTGAAGAAAAATTTGTAGTTTCCACGGCCTTTGTCATTAATGGCACGGGGTATCATCCTGTTCAGGATAAACTCGTAATCGCTAATGTAGCTTTGAACCCAGATGCCCTCATATTTGGTTTCTTCGACGACTGCGGGCACGCCATGAAAGTCAGCGATACCTTTGACAATATCGCTTATCTTGCCCTTGCGCGCTTGCACGCGGTTGACACGATGGATCTCAAACAGCTTATCGCAGCACGTCAAGGACGCCATGTATCCCGCCCCTTTTCCCAGGCCGACAATCGTGGAGGCATCACTTCTGATCAGGTATTCTCCCCAGGGCAGCCACTTAATGCTATTACCGGCTGAACCGTAGCCGATCCGCAGGCGGATATGCGGAGTTCCTCCTTTGGTAGAGTCTCTGATCAAACTGTCTACAAAATTCCGTGTGCTCGTTTGAACATTTATTACCCACTGGCCAAAGCCCAGGACAGTTTCGATGATATGGGCACCAATGAAGATATTTTCGGCGTTGAATACGGGCGTGACCTTGTTCGTCGTCGGCTGCCTAATTTCAGCTTCGACTAGGACAAGACCTTCTGCAATTGTAGGGACTTCTGCCACTTAATACCTACAGTTCATCCACGGTCGAAAAGCGCTTTTCCAAAGTGGCTTGGACGTCATCGGGAAGTTCCAGGTTGAACAATTCCAGGTTGGCATTGGTAACCGGGTCGATAGCCTCTATGAAGCTATTTACCGACTTGACGCTAGAAAATAACAGCTTGCACTCTTCCCCGTCGAATTCAATCTGCTGGCGACCACGGTGTACGACCGCCTTCGATGAGTCTTCCGTGACAACTGTATCTGGCACGCCATCCTCTTTAAGCGTTTCGATTAGTTCGATTAGTTCTGCGGATTTTTTCATCTTGCACTATACTTACATTGATGAGATTTACGGATCGCAAAGAGTTTACCTATGACCCCGCGCTGTTTAAACGCTCAGATACCCAGACAGCACTCGGGATGCAGGCTGAATATGTAAAAGCGTACAGTGCTCAACCGTACCCGAAATTCTTCGAGGTAAACCGGTCGGATTCAAAAGTTGATGATCTCTGGCACGTTCCACTGGATGATAGAACAGTTTTCTCCAGAATTTTAGAGATACCGGCAATAAATATGTTTGAAAAGCCGGAATGGAAATTGACTAAACTGGGCCTTGTTCCGGCCCGCCGAGACAAGTTTTGGCTCGCAAACACGCATCTTCAGCCTGCTCCGGTCGGATTTGACTATTTTCCTGAGCGAGGAGACCTGGTCTATTGGAACGGCTACCGCTATACGATTCGGGACGTTACTCTTGATCCAACAGCATATTGGCAGCAGACAGGCGTATGGCTCGGCCTTATCGTCGAGTGCGTCATCGCTCCCCAAGGAGATGCCAGGCCGGTTAGCAATAGTGGAGAGGCGGTCCCTCGGGAGACTTCTGAAACGCGTCTTAAACCAGAGGTATGAGCAAAGGGCTGTGGGACAGCATAACGGGTGGCGGGGGCGAAAAGCTTTTTGTAGACAGTTTGTCAAACGGCATGACGCTGGAAGATCGGCGGCACATCGCTGAAAACTTGAAGAACTGGCTCGTAAACACCACCCGCAAAAAACAGGTGGTAGACCTCGACCAGCGCTTAGTGCAGTGGGGCAAACGCTTCGATAAATTAGCCGAAAATTGCAGTTTCAGCATGAGGAACGATGAAGTTGTAGTTATGGTAGCAGACGGTGATGCCGACACTCTGCGTGCACTGAAGAATGGCACGAGTTGGTTTGATCCGTGTAACAACGTAGTTAATGTGATGATTTCGGCGCTGCTGAAGTCGTAATTAAGTGAGAAAATTATGGACAAGACGACTATCAACAAAGTGATTGAACAGGCTATACTGAAACCCACAAAGCAAGCTGTCGCGGAAGCTACTGCGAAGCTGCTCAGTGAGGATATCAAAGTAGGCCAGGAAGTTGTCAGCGTTGACCCCGAAACCATCGTAGGTGGCTACGTCGGCAAAGGCCGGGTCAAGAAGCTGTCTAACGACCCCAGCGGATGTGCTGAAGTTGAATTTCCGAACGGCACCGTAGTCCAGGCTCAAGTCAGCCTTCTTGTCCCGGTGTAAATCGCGGCCCATCACGCACAAAACTCAATTTCAACGCCCAGGTTCTCACACCTGGGCTTTTTGTTTTGGTAGTTAATCCAGTATGGCTGCTAATATGACTAACCAAGTTAGAAGTGGTGCCCTAGAGTCAACCTCTATGCGCTATCACGAGTTTGCAATGCAAGCTTGGTTATACAGCCATTTTTATGTGAGAGAGGGCTATCCTGTGCCCGTGGTATTTGGCACACCCATGGATGCGTTCTCCAAGTTCAAAGATCTGTGGGCTAAGTCCACCAATCCATTCAATTACCTCTTTGACTTGAAAGACGAGAATGGAACACCGCTTTACGAGCCGCATCCAGCAGTGCCGCGTTACCCCCTTATATCGGTATCACGCAAAGGCTGGAAGTATCGCACGAGCCAGAACTACTCTATCCACCAGTGGCGTCGGCTAAATTGGCCAACCGTCGCGGATGACGTAAAACGGGAGGATCTGGGATACGTCACAGTTAGCGATATGCCTATGGCGTGGGATTATCGGTTTCAGATTACGTTTTATTCCACGCGGCCCGATACCCAGGCATTTTTTATCGAGTCCTTCATGCGTGAATTCAACAGGACTGGTGGCACGCCTCAGACCTGGCTTCCCATCAGTTACCCTGGTATTGGAAACCACCTTATCCGGCTGTTCATGGCGGATGAATCCATCGAGTGGGAAACTCCTGAAGAACCAGAGCCCGATAAGATCATGGAGTACAGAACCTCCATCAACGTAACTCTCGAAGGTTACTCCATCGATGCTAGGTTTAGGCCGGTGCCTGCTTTGTGGACATTGATCATTGGGGGTGGCCCTGCAACTGTAGACGAACTGACCCAAATTTCTCCGATTGTAACTGACAATCTGCGCATAGGGAACAATAACCCGGTTTTGGATGACCGGGCGAATGTTCCCGCAAATGGGACTAACGCGCAGCCGGTGTATGGGCAGCCCATCACAAGCATACTGTCATTCGGGACAGGAACGCCTAGTACGGCTGATCCTACCTATTTTTCACCGTCGAGCTATACCTATGGGATTGTGTCGAGTGAAGTTTTTGGAAATCCGGTTGTAGTTACACTGTGATTTGTAGACGGCCACGCCCTGAGTTGAACGGATAAGGCCGTGCGAAAGATTGTATTTAGAAAAACGATAATAAGCTTATGGCAACAGTACGCGCAAGAACATTTCCTGGTGTTTATACCACCATCACCGATGCCAGCTTCTTGACCCCTGCCGAAAGTCGGTTTCGCGTGGGTCTCATTGGAGTAGCCGCCAAGGGTCCGCTGAACGTGCCCACTCATGTCCTGTCACTCAAAGATTTCCGGCGTCAGTTCGGAAAGAGTTTGGGGGCTGGCTATTACCTGGCCGATGCCGCCGCTATCCTGGCAGATCTTTCCGATGGCACTTATGTCCTCCGCGTAGCACATGAATACTCTCCCGTGGACAACTGTGCTGCATCCGGCACATCCGGTGCTTATAAGCTCTATACGCCGAAAGCAGCGGTGTTCGATCCTGCCAATTTTGACAGCGATCCCACGACAAACCTTTATCTCCGTGTCACCCAGACGGGACTTCCATCTACGGTAAACGCAATCGTAGCCAGCGCTCCGCTGACCGATTCCGGTGGTGCTTATATCTTGCTCCGTTCCAATACCGGCGATCCTGCCCTATCGGCCAATTATACGAGTGCAAACATCGCCTATAGCGAGCTTGATGGAGCCTCTAACAACGCAGAATCAACGGTCTATGCCTACACCTATGAGGCCGCGCCGATTGGTGCAGGAACCATCAGTGGTGATAAGTCCTCGTTCCAGTTGCTCTACACGGGCGGCGGTGGCGTGGCTGATTGGGAAGTGGGCGGGGTCTACAAGATCACCGAGACAAACAAGGTGACCACCCAGGAAATACGCGTCAAACGCGTGCTGGCCGATACCCCCGTCGTTGTTGAATTTGAAACGTCAGACATCGCCCAGGTTGGATACCAAGCCGTATCCCTCCAGGATAGCTATTCGGCTGCGACAGCCTATAAGATCGACAGCACCGCTGCTAATGTGGCTGCACTCTACCTGATGGCTGCATCTCCTGGAACATGGGCTAACGGCGCAGCTAGCACTACGGGGCTGTTCGTTAAGGTCCGCCCCGGCTCGAAGGCTGGCACCAAAATGCTCGAAGTCTATGAAGACTCGGCGCTCGTGGAAACTTTCGACAACCTCACGAACGTATCCACTTCCGCAAACTATTACAACACTGCCATAAACGGTGTTTCGTCTTACATCACGGTATCCTACGTTGGAAACGGTGATCCTGCGAACTCTACCACTCCTTGGGATTCAGCACTCACCCTGCTGACTACTCCTAAGTCGATGCCAAAGGGCGCGATCAACAACGGCCAGGCCGGTGGAACTCATGGCAGCTTTGCCAACGGAGCGAATGGCGCAAACATCACGGATGCCGACATCATCGGCACTGTCGATCCGAGTGACGATAGCCTCACCGGTATCAAAGCGTTTGAGGATACCGAGCAGGCCGAAGTTGACTTCATCTGCGCGCCTGGTATATCCAGCTTTGCCAACGGCGTTGTTTCTGCCGGTAATATATCGGTTGCAGTGATGCAAGAAATGGCCCGCGTGGCGGCTAAAGTTAATGCAATCGCTCTGGCCGATGTTCCTCGTGGCTTAACTGCCAGGGAAGCCATTGACTGGCATAATGGGCAGGGCCTCTACGCAAACCGTGGTGGTCGTATTGATTCCCGAAACCTGGCAGTCTACTGGAATTGGTTTACGATGACAGATCGGTTCGCGACTGACCCGACCGTCACCAAGGTAGTTCCTCCGACTCTCGCTGCTCTTCGCTGTGAGGCCTACACGTTCGATTCCTACCATCCTTGGGAAGCGGCTGCTGGCGAAACACGGGGCTTGATCCCGGAGGCACTTACCCTCGACTACACCAAGATTTCTGCGGATACCAAAAATGCCATGTATGGCAACGGTAATTCCGTGAACCCAATCATCCTGAGCCGGGGAACCACTATGCTCTATGGCGAACGCACCATGCAAGTAGCTGAGAGCAAGCTATCCGTCGTTCATTCCAATGTCCTGATTCACTACATTGTGAATAACATGGCGGCGATTGCGCGCAGGTTCGTGTTTGACCCGAACGATATCCAGCTTCTCACCCAGCTTAAGCTGGTATTCACTGAGTTCCTGGACAAGGTCAAGAACGAGCGCGGCATCGAAGAGTACAATCTCGTAATTGACGAGACCAACAACAACGCTGAATCTCGCAATCGCCGTGAGGTCAATGTCGATCTCTACGTTATCCCTACGGATACCGTCGAGCGCGTATACATCAACGCGATTGTGCGTGAGTCCGGTGCAAATCTGCAATCAGTAAACGTATAAAGTTTTATGGGACGAATTGTATTCAACAACACATTTGGGTCTCAAGGCTCGCGCCTGGACCTTCAGCGCAATGACCTGTGGAAAGTGTATATTTCACTGCCCACAGGCATAACACTCAAGTGGGACGAGGAAGTCCAGTTCGCAGTGGAAAAATTCCCGTTCCCTGCCCGCGAAAAAGAGGGCATACCTATCAAGTATTTGCAGCAGACCAACACCCAGATCGGTGGCGACGTGGCCATGGCTCCCGTGGAGCTTACCATTCGCTATCCATTTGCTGCCAAGACGGCGCAGGCCCTTGAGCAATGGTTTTGGCTTGTGGCCAATCCTAAAACGGGTGGCGTCGGGCTCACCAGCCAGGTTAAGTCGAAGGGGTATTTCCAATACCTTGTTCCAAACATGGCCCGCCAGATCGCAGACTTACAGAGCAGCGCGCAGAGCAGCCAGGACACACTCAAAAACGGTTTGAAATGGATCTTGGAAGGCGTGTGGCCTAAAGCGTTCAAAATGACGGATGCAGACATGTCCACCGGTAACGCGGTTTCCATGTGTCTGGTTACATTCTCCGTGGACCGCTACTACCCCGAGGATGTCAATTCTATGCAGGTAGCGCTTTAAGTGATGTCATTCAATACTTTACGAACTGAAAGCACCGTAATCAGGCCAAAAGGTTTGGTTACGGTGTCTAGCATCAAGCTGGCTAATGGTCAGTCCATTTCAACACAGCAAGCTGTGGACTATGGCTGGATCATTCCGGCCCCAGGAAGATCTCCCACTGGATGGGGCCTGGAGAAGCACGAAGTCTCCCTGGGAGAAAATCTGTTCGTTGATCAAGGGCGACAGCTACTCGCGTTTTGCTTCGGATTTAGAAGCCCGATATCGGACTTCACGGTTCAACAGTTTTCGGTGGGCACCGGCCTTACAGCGCCCCAGGTCACAGACGTCGCCCTTGAGGCACCAATCACGCTCGTATCCACGGCATCCACACTGGCCCCAATTGACGGCGTGGACTTTCTGACGCCTTTCGTGGTCCGCGTATCCTACACGATAGCATTGGGGGATGCAAACGGGTATCTCATTACAGAACGTGGCCTGCTTAGTGGTAACGGTGTGCTATTTGCCCGGCACGTTAGCAGCGCGGGCATCGCGAAGTCGAGTGACTACAGCCCAACCCTGACCTGGAGGATTCGATTCTAATGGCCAATCACGCACACATCCTGGCACGGTTGCACGAGGACTTCAGCACCAACCCAAACTATGGGGTGGGTGATAAGCAGCGTTCTGGAGACTCCAAGGTTGTCCCTGAGATCACGAAGAAGGAAGGCAGTGACTTTCACCCAACCGGTGAAGAGCGCCGGGAAATCCATCTGGCTGATAAAATCTTGAAAGCTGCCAAGAATTTGGCATCCACGCCGGATGTAGACGAAATTATCCGATGTGCCGAGGAACTAAAACAGTTACACGGTGTTACAGAGGGTAACCCGGATAACACATCCAAGTAGTTATAATATGGCAACCATTTTCTACACCGACACACAAGTAGTGGGAGAGACCTCATCTACCCTATTTTCCATGATTCAGCAGGGGCCGGTGTCAGCTCAGTTGATCATTAAAAACACGGGTGTTAACACGATCAACTACAGGCTCCAGGAATACAATGGAACTGCCTGGGTGGATCTTGGGGCAAGTGGAAGCGATTTCTACACCACGTTAACCGCCGATGAAGTGAAGTCGGTGAAGGTGACATCGAACTATCCCCAGGTGCGCATGGTCGGGAATGCCTCTGGTGGTGCCTATCTTGACTTCGATGTCACACGCTATGCCGAACGCGCTAGCGGGGGTGCTTTGCCTATCTTGAGCCTATAAGCCTAATCTTCGCGGCTTGCCATCCTGGGCGTGTAGACTGAGAAGTATTCTCCGTACACTTGGGCGTAATGATCAAAAATTTCAGCCAGATCGTGCTTCGTTAAGTCCTTTGGCTTGCACCACGATATGGCCTGTGGCTCTGGCACGTCAGGGATATCACAATCGAGTAGCGTCAGACCCAAAGCTTCGTAGAAATCATCGAGCTTTGACGCCGGTATTTGATCTACGATAGCGCCGAGAGCAGTTTCAAAATCCATGTCCGGGGTGACCGCCTCAAATAGCACTTGTGCTTTCTTCCGTCCCCATCCTTTAATCCCTTTGATGTTGTCCGATGAGTCTCCCTGAATTGCCAGGGTGATAGCGAGTTGCAATGGCCGCTTAATGTGCCACCGGCTAAGTATTTCCCGACGTCCAATCATGCCCTTTGCAGCGACGTCAAAAATGGATATTCTATCGCTGCTGAGCTGGCAGAGATCCTTATCCCCCGTCGCTATGATGACATGATCGGATGTGCTGTGCGTAGCGGCTGTGGCTATGAGATCGTCGGCCTCGTACGGTTCTATACGCGCGCTATGCGCTCCCCACAGGAGCTGCATGTAGCCTTTCACGTACTCCTTGGTGTCCTCATACTCCTTGGGTCGCTCCACGCGCTCCTTGGCCTTTTTCTGGCCTGCATCCCAGCAAAATAGCACACGATCAATATTTTCGCCTACACGCTTGGGATCTAGGCACATTAGAGCTAGCTGGAGGGTGGTAACGATACACTCTCGCTGCCTGCCCTGCACTCCGTACCACGCGCGGGCGTAAATCGAGTTCGTGTCAATTATTACATCTGTAGCCATCGTCAGCCTGCATTTTCGGAGTCTAAACGCTCCTTTTCCCAGGTGGCGTACTTGTCGAGCATAAAATCCGGTAGTTTGGTTATATCAACGTACAACCCGCGAGCGTTTAGAGCAAGGTAATAAAGCTTTGTCCACCTTGCCTCTATCCCATCAACGCTCGCCTGTTCGAAAAAAGTCGGTGTTCAGGTCGAGAGAGTAGATAAACTTGCGCCCGCAGCTATCACAGACATGGGGCAGGTCAGTATTAAGGTGGGGATACAGCGATCCCTGCTGGCGGTCGAGATAGTCGGCGTCCTTAGGGGACAGCGCGTTATACCAGGTGAGGATCTCCTGCCGGTTTTCTACGGCACCCCCACCGATTTCGATTATGGGCAGAAGGACGTGCGCCAGGTGATCTGACATCTCATTTCTAAGCTCAGGTGAACGCTCAGAAATGCTGATCTCGTCCGCTATCGTGAGAAATTTCACTTTCACTGCGTCTTTTGTCTCGGGCAGGGTAATAAGTTCGGTGCCGCTGAAGTCCAGTTCTTTCTTGGCAGAAACTTCGAGTTCATCAGGCACACGCACACTTTCTGAATGCTCGGTATTGCAGTTGGGGCAGACGGCGGTGTACTCCACCACGCAGTTGTTCCGTATGGATTTTGACACCATCAAGATGGTCCAGGCGTCCGAAACGAGCAGCTTTCCAACGTCGCAACCTTTCAGATCACAAACCTTGGCCGTTGCGTCCCAGAGGGCCATCTCGCGCTTGGGCTGGCGGCATCGTTCTGTCAGCCATGCGTCCAAAACACTGTCCCAGGGGTAAACAGTGATTTCTCCGGTGGGAAAGGCCTTACGGTCGTAGAAGGCACCACTGACGAGTCGGACGTTGCGTTTATACTGTTCCCGACGAGGGGCCAAAGACTTCAAATTGGTGTGAATAGCCATACGGTATTAAGAACAAACCTAAAATGTAGACATTAGTCCTGAATTGTGATCGTTTTCGATAGGATAGACGACAGCAAGCCGGATACTTCCCTTTGAGGAGAGATTATAGGTGGACCCGTTGGGCTGCCATCGTTACCATTGGAATGCGTGTGACCTGCGGCCCAGAGCAGAAAAACATTCCAAAGCTGGACGAGTCTCTCTCCCAGGACAGCGGGCTCTGTAGCCTCGGCACCAAACCGCATAAATGGGGATGCAATGGCAAAGTTGGTTGCCGCGTTCAGGCGCATAACCTGGCCGGACGTGATCGTAGCACTTAGCCCTGCGGTGAGATCATACGTGGTGCCATAGGTCTCTTCACCCTTTCCCAGCGCTGCCGTGGTGCGGTTGAGAGCTATTTTTTCTGTAACGCTTTGGCCGCACACGAGATCGATGTTTCCAATAGTCGTGACAAAATCTATGGAGCTTGACACGGAACGCCATTGTCCTCCTGAAATTTGCTGGCAATCGCCTATCACGTAAATTGTGAGCAGTTGATTCTGGTCGTCGAGTTCCCACATCTGGCCACGGGGCGTGCTGATCTTGATCTGGCCATTTAGCAACAGCGGATTTCCATTCAGCATGGAGAATTGATACCCTGACTTCGTGCTCATGAACATCGAGCCCGAGTTGATCTCAAATGTGTGCCCATAGCGGATCAAGCCTGCACGCTCTGGAGTGCCAACAGGAGTGCCAACGCCGTAGTTGTGTATTTTATACCCTTTAGACTGGTCTATGGTCTGCATCATCCACATCCACACCGGTTTTTCTGGCTCACCGTCTAGAAAGAATACGAGAACTTGATCCCCTGGCTCCGGCAGCCAGTCTATACCGCCAGATAATGCCGATCCACCCGCAGGCAAGCCAGCGGGAATTGCCCAGGGCAAGTCGTTCACGCTAATGCCCCCGAGTTCTGAATCAGGTACTCCGTAGACGTGCGCGACCGACACTTTCACACGACCCAGTTTTTCTGGGTCTTTGTTGGACTCTACCACGCCGACATATGGGCCGCATTCCATGCCTTAACTACCCACAATAATCAATACGAACTAGTAGTTAACAGCGTATGGGCAGAATAATCTCTCAGCAGCGCAATACCTGGGGAAGTGCGGGGAATACGGATAATCCCCAGAGGGCAGATCTCTGGGTTGTAGACCTCCAGTCCGTGGTCCGGGGGCTCAACGCTGCCATCGTGGCTAATCCAACGTTTGATATTGCTCAATTAGTGGAACTTCCTCTCTACTTTGCACAGAGCATAGCACTGCCGGAATTGAAAGTTACGCCTGCTGAGTTTGGGCGCGATTCAAATCCGCACCAGATGCCTCTTAACGACGAAGCCACGGGTATGGTCCGCATCGTCTTCTACATGGATTCCCCTGGAAATCAAGCCCGGTCTAAGGTATACCAGCTTTTAGACACCTGGCGGACATTTGTGCGCGCCGGTCGCCCCACGTTTGGATCAGAAAATGGGATTCCACTTTACACAACATCCGATAAAGTAACGTACAGCACAGATCACGCGTTCAACATAAGCGTTCAGCTTTTACGTGGTGCTTCCAAGCCAGAGATCATTGATGTTGTGAACAATATCTCTAATGAATACTATGGCAACTTAGACGAATTTTCCCGCGAGTTGGCATCCTTGCCGGTTGAAGAGCGAGAAGCCAGGATGAAGCAGATGCTGGTTAACGCGGGGCGCACTGATGAAGTCGGCGTGATCAATGATCTTGAAGTGTGTGGGCACTATCAGATCCAGCAGGCCTGGCTGAGCAGCTTTAGAGTATCTGATTTATCTTACGTTAACGGGGGAGCACTCACCACAATCGAGGCTAACATCTATGCTGATTATTTCATAGATATGGCCGCAAGCGCCAAAAAGACCGCGTCTGTCTACTCCACCATGTCAGGCGTGACCTCTTAATTTGGGATCGGCATGGTGCCAAGTGGGGGAATGGGCTTCTCCACCGGGGCGGGCTTCTCCGCTTGACGGCGTGCCATATCCAGCGCTATGTTGACCTGCGCGGAGTGGTCAGTAGTTGGAATCGCAGCAGGCGTTTCCGATTTTGATCCTTCTACCTTTTTGGCAATGTCTATGTAGTCATTAACGTTCACACCATTAAGAACAAAAATCGCGTGCAAACCTTGGATAATTTACGTTCTTAGCCTCGGGCTATGACAGGGCAAACTCTTAAGCATACCGTTGAGACCATGTTTGATGTCGTGCGCGACAGGTGCACGCCAGACGAAATAGTCTTCATCTGCCCACAGCCCGGTTGTGGTGATTCCACCGGCAACCGTTCAGTAAACCTGAAAAGTGGCAAGACTTCCTGCTGGAGATGCAACATAGGCGGTGATTTCGTAAAGTGGGCGCGCTGGATAGGCTTTGCCCTGGAGGACAGCGGCGAGGCAGGCGTTACCGTAGAAGATTTACGCGCAGCCATAGAAGCCCCCACTAAACCGGCTCCGTTTGTGCCCGTTATCTCGGAGATCACCCTCCCGGTTGGGTTTAAGACCTGTTATGATAATCCAGATTCTGTCTACACTCGGCTCATAGGAGAGATGGCCAGGAGGAAAAATCTTGAGCCCGAGGATCTCATCAATGCCGGGGTTGGCTACACGAATGACATGAAGTCCAAGTGGGAGCCATTCGCAATTTTTCCAGTCTTGGAGTATGGCCGCACTGTGTATTACCAGGGCAGAACGTACTGGGATGATCCGGGGGTTAGCACAAAGCGCTTTCCCAGCCGACTAGAGGCCCCACTATCCTCCAAGTATTGGCTCTACAACATAGACGCTTTACACGCGGAGACCGCGCGGACTGCCGTCGTTGTGGAGTCAATGCTGAACGTTTTAAGCCTTCAAAAGGAGTTTGGTGCCCGTGGCATCACCGACATGGTGCCAGTATGTGCGTTTAAGCACGCGGTAAGCAAGCCTCAGTTCTACAAATTGCTGCGGTTTAAACACCTTACGGAAGTATGCCTCCTGTTCGACTTTGACGCAATTGAGCTATCCTGGCAGGATGCCAAGAAGATCGATAACAACATCCACGTATCCATAGCCGAAATGCCATTGAATGCGAAAAATCCTAAGTTTGACCCAAACGATGACGTTAAAGCCGCTATGGAGGCCATCTACGCTCGGAAGCCATTTCATCTATCCGATCTTACGGCTCGCCGCTTGCAGTCAGTTGACTATTCTTTCATGTCTCGATCCTTAAGCGGGCAGCTCATCGACTTCCTTCATCCCGTTCCTGTCGAATTGTCTACTAAATAATATTGTTCTCATACACTATGAGCAAGCTGCATTTATTGAACGAAAAGATTGCGGTGCAAGAGATACGCGAAGAACTTCAGGGCTCTATCGCCCTGCCTGAGCATCGCCTTATCAAGCACGAACTGGGCCGAGTTGTCGCTGTCGGCAATGGCAAATACCGCACTGGTGAAAACAAAACGATGTGGGTGAAAGAGGGTGACATCGTACTCTACCAGCTTGGTGCCCCACAGCAAAACAACGCGCTGTTTAAAATCGACGGTAAGCCACTCAAGGTGTTTCACCAGGGCGACGTCATCGCCCGCTTGTCGAGCCCTACCGTGAAGATGGAGAACTTCGCAATTGTTGGGAATTGGGTGCTCTTGTCCGTGGAAGTCGAACAGGGCGTTATCCTCGTGCCTGAGGCCATCGCTCCCTCCGAGACTTTCAAGTTCAGACTGCTCCAAAAAGGTGCAGGCTTTGACCTGCCCGGCGTCGAGATCGGAGACGAAGTGCTCCCCGAGCGTGGACGATGCGCCCCCATAGAAATCGATGGTAAAACTTACGTGTTTACGCTCCAGGACTTCATCCACGGCACTGTCACGGACGGCAAGTCAAAAGCGACTAAGTAAGAGTCGCAGGGGGATCAGTGAGAAGCCGCTCGTCATTGAGCGGCTTCTCTGTTTTAAGGCCCGCAATCTCAGGGAACTGAAGTTCGTCATCGTGAGTGGGCAGCCACTCGGCAGGAACATCTTTTAGGAAGCTGGTATCTTTTAGCTGCCGGTTCATTTCGCTGTTCTCATCCGAAGCATTTTGAATGATGAACATCACCGACTTTATAATGTGCTGCTCTGGATCTTTTATGTTCTGCCGAAGCTCCACGTACACTACCAGGGATTGTGTGCCTGTGACTGTCACTCGGAGTAGATCACGGGAATGGAGCTGAGAGCGCTGCCAGGCACGCCCCTTCTTGACTATGCCCGGTCGATTGGTTTTGCTGATCTCCTTGGTGGGATCAAAGTCTGGATTGGACGTAACGTAAGCCATTCTTCCACCGGCCTGGTTGTCCTCCAGCTTAAGCTCGATGCTGAAGCGCTTTCTTTCAGTCACAAGCGAGCCATCCTCCGCTGCCAGTGTGTTGAACTTAAAGCCTTCTTCCAGGAATGCGCCAAGACGCCGTATGGCACTGCAATAAGCTCCTATCCGTTCTTCTCGACAGGTAGGTAGTTTTCTTCCGGTCGCAGGGATAGATACCGGCTGGCTTTCATACCTCGTGATTTCGTTCATTATTTACAGAACAAAAAGCCGCCCCAAATTGGGACGGCTTTTGATCGTATCCGAAGAGATGGCGTTTAGACGCCTTCTTTTGTGGAGTCGATAATACCGGTCGCAGGAGCCACAGTGCCCCATTTCTTTTTGAGCTCGGTCTTGTTCCAACCCTCATCATAGCCCCAGGAACGACGACCGGTGGCCACGATATCGATCTGTGCATTGCGCAGGTCGGCTTTGTTGCGGAGAACGGCGGTAATGTTGGCCTTTGCCCCGACCGCTGCACCACTGAGGGAGTTGTAGGTCGAGCTGACGGTGGCGTTACCCGATCCGAAGAATGCAACGCGCTTCGAGAGCAGGTTGAATGATTTGGTCTGGGTTCCACCGGGCACGACTACGAACGGAGTTCCAACCTTGGCCCAACCTGACGGCGAAGAATCGCCATCGTAGGATCGAAGCTGAATAACCACCGTGTTAGCACCCGTATTTTCGACGATGAAATCGATGTTGCCGAGGCGGTCGTTGGCCGACTGCGCATAACCGGCGAATACATCGATATTCGTGCCGAATCCAAATGTCATCTGGTTCAATTGAGTCTTTCTGTGAGATTGCTCAATCCTAGCAGATACTCACTATGCTAGCCGTTTTGTTGATAGTGGGATTGGCACTATCCTTAGAAACAACGTGTTTCTCAGTAACACTGTAACAAGCGTAAATGTGCAGCTTTTTTCTTAAAGCTGTGGGAAGCTAATCTTTTACGAAGAGTATACCTCCATTCCGAACTTGAGCATCTCCTCACTCGAAATGGGTATACCCCGATCCGAAGGTGGATTTTTATCCAGATAATGTCGCATCACGCGCTCCGGTGTCCAGGATTCGCTGGCGACCTCAGCCCGGCTCTCCGCAAGAGCAGCAGAAACATCGAAATCATATTGTGGCTCAGCACGATGCGAAAATTTGTGGGCGTAAAATTGGGCGGCTTCTTCAGGCGATTTCAGAACAACACGAAACCGATCTTCGCATCCTTCTGTGCAGAGATCGTTAAACTCGTGCAGTTTGACCTCGCGATATTCGGGAAAGCCCGCGATGTCTACCCATTGCAGATCGATCTCGCCTTCAGGTGAAATGTCTACAATTCCCACTCGTTTTTCTTCGCCAGCCTCGCCCCAGTCCTGTTGAAACGGGCTGCCAACATAGTGGCAGTTTCCAATCTGCTGTGGCCGGTGGATGTGGCCGAGGAGGCCCAGTTTGAACCAGGCTAACTTTTCGATGGTCAAGCCTGCCAGCAATTGGCCACTTGGACCCCAACAGCCTGAAATCTGAAAATGGCCAAGCAGGATGCTCTTAATACCCTGAGACTCTGCCCGCTCCTTTTCTAGCCAGGTAGCCAGCTCGATCTCGTCAGCCGGATAGGGAGCGCAGACGACCTGGACATGGTCATTGACCATGAAGGACCACGGCTGGCTGACCACTCTGAAATAGGGCTGGAATAGCTGTCCTACGGTGACCTGGGTATTGCGCAAGTACTGCTCGTGGTTACCGACCAGCTTCACGTTGAAGTCGTTCCAGGGAAATTGAGCGAGATTGGCACAGAGGGCGTCAATGGCTGGGACAGGGATAGCAGTGCGGTCGTCAGTCGTGTCGCCCAGATCCCACAGGGCGGTGCAATTGAACTTCTTGTAGATGTCTAGCAACGACTGGTAGAATTGATTTACACGCCATATCTGGAGTGACTGGGTTGGGTTGCTGTATAGATGTTCATGGCCATCGGTGGCCTGGAGATCAGCGTAAACAAGTGCTCGCATAGTTTCTCTTTACAAGAACACATTAATTCGATAATATGTGTAAGGTATGCGAAACAAAATTGTTACATTTGGCGATTTCATCAGGGCGACACTCGGTACAAAAATGAGGCCGAGTAAAGCCACCAAAATTGTGAACAGTGACCTTTTGACCGGTTCCATCAAATTCTGCGATCCCAGTGCAGCCCGCCAGTGCATCCGCCAATTCACCGAGAGTTTCGGTTGATTTTTCAATTGTTTATAGCGCAGTTTGTTGACACCGTAATTTTGTTCTTTAAAGCAGGACATTTAGTACGATGCAAGTCTACGCTTTATACAACGGTAGTGATAAGGTCTGCGAGGTTGACGTTGAGACCGTGCCATGGCTGCCGGTAAAACCGAGAGTGCCGGACGCGTGGCTGCGTATTTTCGTAAAAACGGCGCTTAGCAGCTATTTCGGCCAGTCTAAACGTCCTGCACGGCGTTCTAATCGGCTTGCAACAAGCCTGGATTCATGCCGCTAGCTGATCCCACTTCCTACCAGGTGTAGTTAGATGCGTATGAACATCACGTACGAGCGCATTGCAAAAATAATGCAGGAAGATGCGGCCCCGTCCCAAGTTGGCCACAAGACTTCTGTGTTCATAAACCGCATGATGATGCGCTTGTTCTCTGCGCCTTCGCTGCTATCAACACTCGCCGACGTAGGAATTGTGTCCGAGGGAGCAACCAATGGTGGATCAACCACCATCCAGCTTGATTTTCAGCGTTTACCTGAGGAGGCTATTCCCGTCGTTATCAGCCTCATAGCGTCCCCGGTGCCCATGCGCATGCTGAAATATGTGAAAAACGGCCAGGCCCGCAATGGGTTTGAATTTAAGCTTTCCGAAGCCGATCTACCCTGCGACGACTACGACATGGCTAATTAAGCGCCTATCATGGTATCTCCTACCGCGAAAAAGATCGTTGGCGTATTTATCCCGGATGACACACGACCCCGGCCCTCCACGATTAAATGGGTGCAAGAAGAGTGCCGTAAGGGCAGCCTTAGGAAAGTAGTGGACGAGTTCACAAGGGCTCAGGATGAGCCCTTGGATGCAGACCTTTTACTGGTGGAAAAGATAGATGATTCGGGCATGACATGCCGAATACCCTGCAAGGTTACAGATCACGAAAGTCCTCACGCATTTTACACAGAGGTATGGTTTCGGCTTGATCCGGTCGCTAAGGAGTGCGCGCGCTTAAACGATCAACGCGCGACTTAGTGATAAACGCGCGACTTTAACCTCTACTGGCCGGGAGGTTGGTTAAGAGCTGCCATTTGATCCAAAACTTCCGGGTCGGCGCTCAGATCACTCGGATTTTTGTAGGCTAGGCGTCCGGCCATCCAATCCAGGGCGAGCTTACGGTAGAATTTATTCGCAGTATCACAGTTGATGATTGGGCTCGCACGGAGCATATCTTCCACCTTGTTGTCAATTACTTGCGAAATTCGGAAGGAAGCCACGCGGTCTTTTAAGCTTTTTTTGCTCATATCTCTATAGGAGAACAGAAATCGGAAGAAATGGCAATACTTTTTGTTCTTTGTAGTTAATATTATGGCGCAGACCATCTCGACAAATTTGCTGTCCTACCTGGGACTCCTTGGCTCTACAGGCTCACACACGGGCTCTCTCGTACCCCGAGCGAACACGCCCCAGGCAAGTCAGGAATTGTGGAAGGACTTCCTTGATGCTGGCCGCGTAGCTGATCCCGACATATGGTCGAAGTTTAACCAGGTGATGAAACGGCCTGTCACCTTCGACGCCATGCTCCAGTTGTGGGAAGAAATGGCGACCTGGGATCTCATGGCAGCCGCACTGGTCGAAATTGTAGACGAAGCCACGCAGGTGGATGCAAATTCTCCTGCTACAGTCTGGTACACGTGTAATGATCGTGCTTTTGAAGACGAGCTAAATTCGATGCTGGTTCGGCTGGATGTGGAGAGTAACGCTCCTTCTCAGGTTTGGCACATCGCCGCCCTGGGAAATCACTTTGAAAAGCTTGAGTATGCCCCAGAAGAAGGCGTTTTGGGAATGAGCTACACGCACCCGATGGACGTCCGCAGGTATTGGCTGGAGCGAAACCGAAAGCCAATTGGATTCCGATGGGCCGGGCACAAGCCCTCGAAAGAAAACGCTTTTGTAATGCCGGATAATAAGACCCCTATTCCACGCGTGGTCCTTTCGGATGGTGGCAAGAGCACCGAAGAACTGTGGTATCCGTGGGACTTCATGCACATGCGCCGGATGTTCCGGCTCCGCATTTCAGAGCATGGCGAGCCCATTTTTGACGAGGCCGAAGGAATTTACAAAAAGCTGAAGATGGCCATCGATCAGATGGTTGTCCACCGCGCCCAGGTGCAGCCGGATCGCTACGTTATTAACGTGGACGTGAAGGATCAACCCCCGGCTGAGCAGGTCAAAACCATCCAGCGGTGGAAGCAAGCCCTCAGATCTAAGCTAGCGTTTGGCCAGGCGCAGCAAGGGGGCACAGCCGGTGCGCTCACGTCTCCAACTGATTTCCAGTCGTTTTACAACGCCTGGGCGCTGGATACGATTCTGTGGGTTGCTAAGCCTCGGGACTTCCAGCACTCGGTCGAAAAGCTCCAGGGAACACAAAACATTCCCGATGTGTACGATATCGAGCTGCTGACAGATCTATTTTACAGCATCATTGGCATGCCCCGTTCCTGGTTTTCGGCTAAGATGGGTGAAGGCAGCGAGGGTAATGCTCCCTCCGGTAAAGCGCTTCTTGCCCAGGATATGCGCTTCTTGCGCAAGATTAAGTCTATCCGCCGACCGATGATCAATTGCTACACGTGGCTTGGCTATTTTCACGCCGTGTTGAAGGGAAAAGATATTCGGCAGCTCGACATCAAGGCCAACATGCCGCCCATCGGCAGCCTCGAAGACCAGATGAAGATGGAGATGCTAAAGCAGCAGGCTGAAGTCCTCGACATCCTGGCCGACGTAATGGAGAAATATTCGTTGCCCAAGGAAGCCTGGATCGAGATCGTGTTTAAGAAATACCTCCATCTCCCCGATGAAATTGTTAACATCTTCATCACGGCCTTGCCTGGTGAAATGGAACCGATGCCCGTCGAGAGCATGCAGCATGCGAAAGCTCCACAGTCATACCGCATCATTCGTCAGATCCAGGAAGAGGTCCAGAACAATCCAGCTTTAGCGGCCAAGATTGAGCTGCTAAAGAGTTCGATTTATGCCGACAATCCCCAGCGCATAACGGAAGATAAGATCCGCAAGATGCGGGGGACGAACATGGCTGAGAACATGTTCAAGATGCCCTCATTTCAGGACATGGATCTTATCGTATCGTCCTACGGCAGGCATCCCTTCGAGCTGAAGCGGCTCAAAGACAACCATAACCGTGAAACGGGCAAAGTCATGATCCAGCCGGGGGCAATCATGGAATCCGCGCCGAGTAATGCAGCAGTAGACGCGGCTGTAAACGAACGTCCGGCACCCGTGCAAGATTCTGGGTATAGGAAGTACATGCCGTCCAAGTTCTAGCCATGCTTTACGTCACTAAAGGTCTTAGCGGAGTTGATACAGGTGAGGCGATCACTATGGTAGATGCTGCGTACGAAGACGCAGCTAACGGAGCAAATGTTATCATCGACGCGTTTGTTCACGAGACCGATGTGCTGCTTCCCAACCAAGTCGTCAGTGCCTACCTGGATTGGAACGATGGCGGTGCCACGGTGTTATTCCCTAAGATTGTCGGGGGCCTGCTACACGTTAGTGCTACACGGTTTTTAGCGCCGGGGCAATATGTGATACGGCTTAATGCCCAAAACTATCGGTCTCCTCTCCAGAACAAGGTAGCTGTAAACTACTTCGTCACTGTCACTTCGACGACCCCAGTATCTAACCCACAAAAATACATATTTGGCCCAATATTACCAAGAGACTCGGGGTTTCCAAATGTCAACCAGTGGGAATTTCAGCTAGACTCAGATCAGCTAATTTTGGAATCGTCTGTCAAGATGCTGCTACTCACATCCAAAGGTGAGCGCGTAATGGAGCCGAATTACGGGACAAACATCCGGCGCATCCTGTTCGAATTGCAAATAGCTGGGATAGATAGTTTGCTACAGGATGAAATCGTGAGCGCTTTAGCTCTCTGGGAGCCCCGTGTCGAGCTGCAATCACTCACGCTACAACGCGATCAAAACAACCGAAATGTCTGCATGAATTTGGTTCTTATATCCAAGCTCAGCAAGCAGGCATTTGAAACAAGCGTTGAGTATGTGAGATGAAAAAGGCTATAACCGTAGGAAGATCAGATTTTGTAAAGCAGTTGATGCGGCGCTCTGGATTTAAGTACGTAGAGGCGTGCCAGGCATACGAAACGATGATATCCACCCTATCCGACGCTATTACGCGCGGTGATTACGTGTGCCTCGGCGAAATTGGTGCCCTGGTCCCATCCATAGTGCCGCCGAAGCAAGTTCGAATGGGATTCGTAATGAAAAAGGGTGGAAAGACGGAGAAGCTCACGCGGGAATTCTTTTTAGACAGCCGACTCAAGTATAAATTTCGGCTGTTCAAGGGTTTCGTCAAAAACCATCAATTACACTGGCCCGTGCAGTAGTTAAGGCGTATGTCAATAGACCCGTTATCTCTTCCGAGTGCCGCAGGTATCAACTACGGTGAAGGAGACGTTCGGCATTTCTCCGAGGGTGATGCCGTAGCAGTCCCCTCATTATCAAATCCGACACGCCACCTGGCCCAGCGTGATTCTTTGATCGTCGATAAGCTGAATGAAGTAGTCTCCGAGGTCAACAACAAAGAGCAGATTGTGCCACTCCCGGTGTATCGCACTGTCATCCCTGCCAATACCGAAGAGATCATCGCCAACCTGCGCATCCCTCCCAGCTATGAAGCCCGAGTGTTGAGTGCAGCGATTGGATCTAGTCCTATATCATCTAACGTCGAGCTGAATGTCCTGTGGAATAGCACTTTTGGGAACACCACCGGCACATCGGTCTTAACAACCGCCGCAGAGACAAATGGCGGCACCAAATTTTCGCCTAGTGGCGAGTTCATAATTTCTGTCAAGAATAAGGGTGATACAACACTCGATATCATGGCTAGTGTTACGCTTACCATGCGCCCGACGTCTACAGTTACAAGCGCACTGTTGCCCGCGCCATCGCTGGCACCCTCTGGTCCTCCGGGGCCTAAAGGAGATAAAGGAGATCTTGGCGGGGCTGGCCCTACTGGGCCTGCGGGAAGTCCAGGATTGATCTATCGAGGCCAGTGGGCTAAGACTCCTTACCCTCAGAATTATTCTGCGAATGACGTAGTAACTCACAACTTCGCAGGGACTAGTGGATCTTCCTCATACGTGTGCTTGACACCCCACATCGCTGACGACATAAACAAACCGAACCCCACTTTAACACCGAGCACTTACTGGGATTTCATCGCATCTGCGGGCGCTATTGGCGCGTCTGGAAGCGTAGGATCAGCCGGAACTACGGCATTGTTTGGCTTCAGCGATAACCTCGTTCAAGGAACGCTTATCACCAGCAGTGATTTCTACGGGGATATTTTCAACTCGACTTACAACTCGGCGAGTATACTGCCAGGCAAGACATATGGCTTATCGTTCCATGAGATATCCATGGTAGCTCCCGACAATAGCCCGAGTGGAATTTGCATGATACAGGCGCAAACCACCGCTTGTTTCTCTGGCACGCTGGCACTATATCTCCCTGGGCTGATTAATGGAGGGCTGGCAGATTACAATCTTCAGCACTGCAACATAAACGTAACATCTCACGGTTCAATTGCAGATGTGGCTTCAGCGCTATTCGTAGTTCCTTCGGGCACAACCGGCGTTGAAATCGTTCAGTCAGGAACGGCGCGGCCAATATGGATATCTGTGAGTGGGCAGCAGCTAGTGCCTTAAGAAGCGTAGAGCAGAGCGGCCCCAGGTAACCGTCTATCGTAATAATAGTCGGTATCTGAGTCAGGACCACCAAATATCCAAGATCCATCTTCGTCATTTGCAGAGAATAAGCAAACGTTTGTATACGCATTGCCAAATCCGCCTACGAATTTTACGCGCACGAATTGGACCGGGACACTGTCATTACCGGCTGTCGAATACTTTAGGGTGCATGATCGGTTATTGGCCGATATCGAAAACGTCGTGGGCTTACGCCCGGCGTGACAAGACCCTGATACACCGCCTGCGCCTGTTGGATTCAAGTCATACCAGATGACACTCAGTGAATATGGATTAGACCCAGAAGGCCACCCGACCGGTCCAGCCCCGTTTGTCTGCCATATGGTCTTAAACGTCGCAGTCGAAGTAGGCACCTTCAAATATATCGTGCCTTCCTGATCATCGTCTGCCGCGCGGTGGACGCGATTATACCATTGTGATCCTGAGTGCAGAGTGAAAAGCTTAGCACCCCGAGGAGTCTGAGGAGGGCCATAACCTGCGGATTGCATCGATACGTCACCAGGCAGCTTATAGGCCCGGCCATTAACCCCAATTGTGACAGTATTCCTTCCGATAGTGTGCCCGTAAGTGTCGAGCACGTCCTCGGTGGTATGCGACGTTCCGCCATGGGCTTGTAACTCGCGTATGTCATCGATTGTCATGTTCGAATGCGCGAGCAAGAGTTGATTGTAGACGTACGCTTGTTCAAACGCATCGGCAGACGGCGAATACGTTACGAGAGTTTTTGACTGAATCGGCACGCCTGGCATATTGCTGCCCGTCGTGGTACTGCTCAACCCACCATCACTTGTGGAATGAGGACCAGGATCACTCGGCGTGGCATAGTAAGATGTTAGCCTGCAAGGCACATAAATTGTGGTATCGTTCGGGGGATCTCCAAAGTGGAACGCAAGGACCATTTCCCCGATCCTATCCCCGCCATTGTCGTAATAGGGAGTGCTGACAATGTTTATCCCGTGGACCTTTGACATCGACCCGTTGATATGGGCATTCAAGTTCTTCTTGAGCTGGTCTAATTGGGAATTTAGCTCAGCAAGCTCGGCTTGAGTGAATAGTTGGACCTGGCTCGGCATAGTCTCTAATAAGGCCGCGTAGGGACGGCTTCTCCTGTTGTGGATTGTATCGCAATAGTGGCAATTTCTGACAGAGTTTGGCCATTTGCGTTAGTTGCGATGCAGACGTAATTTCCCACGTCGGACTCTGAAAAATTAGAGAAGAATAGCGACGTGGACGTTGCGCCAGTGACTGGTATTCCGTCTTTGGTCCAGCGGATGAGTATCGGCGGAGTCCCGATAACCGTGCATTCAACCACTGCCTGATCACCCAGGGCGATAGCAGTGCTGGGTGGCTGCACCGTAAATGAGGGCGCTGTGGCCGTAGGAGATCCAGACCACGTGCCGGTGCTGACAAATACGCCAGAATCAATAGCTGGGATGTAGACACCGTAGTTTGTGCCATTAGCCGTAATCAGGAGCCTTAGCCAGCACGAGTTCTCAATCGTATGCTGAGTGTGAGCTTCATCAGACGGAGCTTCACTGGGAGTAATGGTCCAGGGAAGATCTACCTTATTCGTCTCGTTGTGCTGCCACCAATCCCCGGCCATGTGGGCAGCAATACCTCCTGCTGCACTCGCTGCTACCTGTGTAGCAACGTCGCGTGTGGATTCGGTGGCAACGCTGGTCTCACTAGCCATGGCGAGTTCAGAGTTAGTCTAAGGGTGGAGCGGGAAGTAAAATACCCTTCGCTCGACCGAGGGGGCCTCTTTCGGCACCAGGGCCAGTTGGCCTGCCGGTTGGCATAGCACGATCAATGATTTCACGCTCTTCTGGAGACAGCTTCGGCCCTTCCTCAAACTCGCCGCCTTCCTCGCCCTCTCCACCTTCAGGAGCGCCTTCACCACCCTCAAACGGCTCTTCCTCCTCACCGCTCGGCGGCGGTGGGAGTTTTCCGGCTTCAAGCTCGGTATCCCCTGGGGGTGCTTCATCGGCTGAGATTTCCTCCCCAGCTTCATCCTGGGTCTTTTTGGACGCATCGCGCTGCTCTTTAAACTCGGCACTGTCAACTCCAGGGGGCGCTACGTTGTCCAGCCAATACACCAGCTCGGCGTACATTTCGTCTGCCAGGGGCTCTGCGTGATCCTTTTCCAAGGCGTTTCGGATAGCCACTAGCTGCCCATAGCTGAGCGAAACGTCGTAATCGTTGAAAGTGTCTATACCGTCAAATTTAGCTTTCTTAATCTTCATAAGCTTTACGCTGGCCTTTGTCCTGTTTAACTACGCTCGCGCCCCAGAGATTGAATTAGCAGAACTTGTCTACAAATGGTTTCAGTTCTCTAAAATACACATATATGAACAAAGTTCGATTTCATGAGCCGGTAACACTCAGCTTTCGCAAGTCGGCGGGCGGCTCCACAATGACGTTTGACGCCCACAGGGATTGGATTATACCCAACGCCCAATTGGATCGAATCATGCAGGATGCGAATATCAAGGCCCGCACCTACAAAATCTCCAAAATTGACAACTTGATACCAAACTTCAACGTTAATGTCCCCAAAAAGCCAGGGGCCAATCGAGCGCTAGTTTACAACGGCAGCGGTGGCTACGGCGACCAGCTAATGACGTGGCCCCTGACACTCATACTGACGCGTATGGGCTACGAAGTGCACATGATGGTAGATCCCGGAAATCAAATTTGTTGGTGGAATGTTCCGTGGGTCAAATCGGTGCATGTCGTTCCGATGCAAGATGAAGTGTTTCAAATGTTTGACCACCACATCATCTTCGATACGGCGTGCAACATGATGGAGCATCCGAATCATCCGCATCCACTGGATTTGATGCTGCGAAAAATCGGAATAGATCCCAGTACGGTGCCAGACAACCTTAAAGTAGTCCGACCACTATTCACATCGGGAGAAATGGCAGCTACTTTACCCTACCGGGAGCGGCAGCTTGCACTGTACCAGTTTGCGAGCGCCAATCCTGTGCGCAATCTTCCTGCACCTGATAGCGCTTTTATGCTGAGCCGCCTGAGCGAAACTTTTCCGCAGTACACGTGGATGGCGCTCTACGACGAGTTCATCCCCAAAGAGTACGTCCAATCGGTGATGGAGGACGTGGTTGACCCTGATACAAAGGAGGTCAAAAAAGACGAAAAGGGCAACGTTCTCAAAAAGGTAAAGTTTCCGAACTGCATAGTTTTGTTTTGCCCTAACCTGCGGGAGCTGTGGGCGATCACATCCCAGGCCAAAATCGTTGTAGCCCCCGACAGTATGATGGTCCACGTGGCGGGTTCATTGGGAATCCCGTGCGTCGGCCTGTGGGGGCCTTATGATCCCCGAAGTCGTGTAAAATATTACCAAAAGCACTACCCTGTGTTCAATGTGTCAGCTTGCCCCCAGGCCCCGTGTTCGCATTATTTGGCTACATTTCCGAAGTACTGCCCGCCCAGAGCCGGTCGTAACGTTTGCGAAGTTATGGCTGCGATTACCCCGGAGCAGGTAATTGATGGTATTCACTCACTCGTGCCAGAATCAAAACTGCAACCGAAGATCTCAGCAGAAGAGCCTGTGTTTGACAAGCCACCGTCTGTGGATATAATCAAAGAGCCGTGATTACACTGCTCGAAAAAAGCATTTATCTGTACTTGGCAGGCCCTCCGAACGATCTGTATGATCTGTCGGATGCTTTGAAAATTCAGCATCCTCAGCGGGATAAAATTGACCTGTACCATTTGTGGAAGAGGACCAAAGGCGAAAAAGGATGGGATGGCACGGTTAAGCCCCTCAAAGTTGATCGCTCCGGCCACGAGGCGTCCATCCTTCGGGGTCACAAGAGCAGGGTTCTCACAACAATGGGTAAACTGGGCATAGAAGTAAGCCCAAACAGCAAGCTGATAACCTCCCCGTTCGCAGAACTGACATCAAACGACATCAACCCAGATTGCATCGCGGGTGATTTTCCCCTGGATCATAATCAGATACACTGCATCTTAAAATGGCTCCAGAACGGAATGGGCATTGGCAAGATCGCCGTCAATGGGGGAAAAACGGCAACTTTCGCTGGCTTCGCGGCTACGCTAAAAAGTTACATGGAAGATGCGCGTTTTGTCTACATAACCGACCGCGAACGTCTACAGTCCCAGGTTGGGGATGAGATGCCAAAATTCTTGCCCGGCTGGGGCATTTCTATCTTCGGGGGAGGAGGGCAGGACTACGAGGGAAAGGACATGGTTATCTGCACCTTGGCCATGCTGCGGACGCACAAGAATGACCTGGAGGCCCTCGGGTGGTTTAACACTTTCAACGCGGTGTTGTTCGACGAATGCCACCACGCCAACGCCGACAGCGCCGAAGAACTGATGCTGAGGTTTGGTGGTGCTTTCTTCCGCATTGGCGCGTCGGATACGGCGAGGGAAAAGGATATATTAGCCCAAAACCGGATCACGGGACTTCTCGGGCCTGTGCTCATGCAGGTCGATCAGGTGGAGCTTATCGGCCTGGGGAGAAGTGCACAACCCCACATTTACGTCATAGACGATAAAAGCTGGACTGGCCGGTATGATTTGGTTCCTTACACGCCCCAAGTTGGGACTACAGCCTGGGCACTTTTGGACGGCCAAACTGAGATGACCCAAGGGATTTATAAAGGCCCCGTCATAGAGCTGGATGATCAGGGCAACCAGGTAGTGGTGGATAAACGCATCTTGGAGGGGGTTAAATTTGTAAAGGTAACGGAGCCCAAGACTGTGCCGGGTTTGCACCTTATCGAGGTCAATGGGGTAGACTATGAAATTAACTCGTCGTACTGCCTCCTTGAACGTTCTGTAGACAGATGTATCGTAAGATTCAAAGAGCGAAATGATTTAATCACGGAATGGTCTACATTTTTTGCAAAACAGGGCAAGCGCACGCTGGTTGTGGCTACCCGGCTAATGCACATTCTTATCCTGGAGAGCCTCATCTGCAACGCCTACGATCCCGACCTTGTGCGCACGCTGACCGGTGAAGACTCGGTAGGCACCAAAAATAAAACTTTCGAGTGGTTCAAGAAGACCAAGGGCGCAATCCTCATTACTTCACTGGTAAAAGAGGGCGTCAGCATAAACGAAATAGAAGCAGGCGTCGTGGCCGACTACATCGGAGATGCCGAATTTGCCAACCAGATCGTGGGCCGTTTTCTCCGCCGAAAAAAAGAGGGGGAGAACGTAACTGAAATCGCCTGGTTTCTCGACCGTCAACAGCGCCGGTTTGAGCGGGGCTGCAAGTCGGTCATACAGCGCCTAAGCGAAGCGGAAAAGGGCTTTATTTTTTACCATCCACTCGTGCATCCTTCAGACCTTTCGTCTGAACCTCGGGGATATCAGGTTTGGGATAGCCAGCACGAGGGGGAGTGGCGAAAAGACGAGGGCGAGCTTCCTGCACATATTTCTCTGTAGACTTCCTTTTTTCCCGTTCTAGGAGTAGAGCACTAAGCTCAATTTTACTCTGTATACATCTACATTATTTCACGCCAAACGCGGAGGGCGTCAGGCTCGGACCTGTTAAAGCCGCCGTCTTGCCGAATCCGACGATAAGAACGGCTGCCCTGGTACGGCAGGACACGTAACTGAAAAATTACATATCCGTTAAACAGCCAATGTTGGCAAGCCACAAGCTTGTTTCAGAAACACCGGTCGTTTGAGGACCACGCGGTCGGTGTAAAGCGCGAATGCCCGAAATAATAGTAGGCGCGAGTTGGCCCGGTCTGTTCAAACACACGGCGTGCCGTGGCCAAAGACAGACGCAGTGGAAAGAGGTTTTCACTGGAGTACAAGATCCGGCTCAGCCCGAAAAATATCAGGCTGTACCTTGAGGAGTGCGAGATCCCTCTCCCGACCTGCATCAAGGGGAGACTGGATATTTAGCCCCGTCGCCCCACGCTTGAGTATACTGTGTGGTTTGCATAAAGCCGCAGGTTGCAGCCTGCGAACTGAGCACAGATCCCTGTTCCTATTCGATTTATTTCCGGCAAAACAACACCTGAAGTGTGCCCTTTGTTAGCCCGGAATTTATCAAGTCTATCCAATTCTACCTAAAACTGTGTAGAAATGGTTAGAAATCTGATGTCACCGCCATTAGGGAGTGGTGAAGAGACGACATAGGGGCTCGGTGTGCCCACAGGACAGCACACCCGACGCCCAGGGGCTAACCCCGTTCGGGAGAACATGTACACATGTGATGACATAAAATTCTCTTGCCATCTGCTTTGCATTTTGCTACACTCCTCAGCATTGGAACGATTATGAGCCATAAAGCAAAGCTGAAACTCAAACAACCCGGTGATAAATCGGTTAGCGTCCACATGGAATGGATAGTCCAAGGCACTGATTACACCATTGTGAGGCATGTGCCGAATGGTAGTGTAAATTCCAGTGCAGCCAACCAACGCCGGATCAACTGGTATGTTTCCGGCCCCAACGAAGAGATCATTTCAGTTCCAGCCAACATCCATAAGCATGAGGCCTCCATAGCCAGGTGGCTGCTTTCAGCAAGAAAGGACGCACATGAAAAAGATTAACTGGACCAAAGCAAATGCGTGGATCGATAGCTACCTCACCCACATTACCAACCCGAACACCATCCCCTGTCGGTTTGGACGGGCATGGCTGGAGCAGGAAGCCGTGAAGGTGGGCCTGGTTGAAGATGATGGCCAGAGTTGGGAGTTTATGGAAAGCCATGCGACCTGGTATAATGCACTAATCAATACGGGTCGGCTCTACCTGGTGATCAACACGGAAAAGGCAGTATCGAACCGAGGCCAGAAAGGTGAGCCCACTACACTCGATGCCGTTCGTGATCTCCTTTCTGAAGAGAAGCGTAACACACTTGCCGCCAATGTATTTCGCGACGTGCTGACAGCGGTGGGGGACATTAGCCCAGTTAATGGCCACACCAAAGTAGCACTTCACCCTGCACTCAAGCTCTTTCAGCAGCTCTTCGAGGAGGCCTGCAAGAATCCTGGCCCTGAGTCTGTAACGAATTATGTCCCTCGTGCGGTGTTTCACAAGCGCGCGCAAGAGGAGGGGATGTTAACGTCCGATTCCTGGGTAGACGCGTTGAAATGGGAAGAAGAGGTCGGGATGCCTGAATTTGCGCACAAGTTGTTCGCCAAGCACCACAAGAAGGTAGGCTCTGATTTTACCCCGATGGAAAAGGGCAAGTGGAGAAACTACAGGAAGATGAAAGCTCTTCGCCTGGGTCAGCAGCTCAAGGGATCGTAGTATTACGGACAAACTTTCTGAACTTTTCTATTGCATTCGTAATTGAGTACTGCTAGGATGGCGGCGTGATAAACGAAACGACCACGACCCCTGACCTGAGCAGCTACGACTACTTCATCGTTGCATTGTCGGGTGGCAAAGACTCCGTTGCCTGCGCCCTCTGGCTGATCGAGCAGGGCGTTGATCTCTCCAAGATCGAGCTGTGGCATCACGATATCGACGGTCGCGAAGGATCTGATCTGATGGATTGGACCGTCACCCGCGATTACTGCAAGAAATTCGCTGCCGCATTCGGGCTGAAGATCTACTTCTCCTGGCTCCAGGGCGGTTTCGAACGCGAGATGAATCGCAACAACAGCCTCAAAGCCCCGACCTCCTGGGAAAACCCCGATGGCACCGTTGGCACCAGCGGCGGCGTCCGTGGCAAAGCCAACACCCGCCAGGTATTTCCCCAGGTAAGCGCTGATCTGTCCGTTCGCTGGTGCTCAGCATATCTGAAGATCGATGTAATGAGCGCAGCCATCTGTGGTCAGGAACGCTTCAACGGCAAGCGCACCCTCATCCTTACCGGCGAGCGCGCCGAAGAATCCTCCGCTCGCGCCAAGTATGCCACCTTCGAGCCCCATCGCGCCGACGCTCGTAACGGTCGCAAAGCCCGCCATATAGATCAGCTCCGCCCCGTTCACGGCTGGTCCACCCGGCAAGTCTGGGACATTATCGCGCGCCACAACGTGAATCCTCACCCTTGCTACCGCGCCGGTTTCGGTCGCTGCTCCTGCATGTTCTGCATTTTCGCCTCCGCCTGCCAGGCCGCTACATCCCGCCTGATTGATCCTGTCCGTCACGCCCGCGTTGCCGCATACGAAGCCAAGTTTGGCAAGACCATCAAGCGCAACAAGAGCCTGGATCAGCTCGCCGACGAGGGCACCCCTTACGCCGCTAGCCAAGCCGACATCGAAGCCTGCCGCAAGTCCACCTTCGACGAAGCGATCATTCTCCCTGATGGCCAGTGGAAGTTACCCCTGGGAGCATTTGCTGAATCCTGTGGACCTGTGTAATTAAGATATGCACTATCGAGCAATTCTAAACAAAACGCTGGAAAAGCTGAGGGCCATGGGCCACGACGCTGCATTGGTAAAGAAACTGGGCTATGCCGAGAACATGGACGAGCTGCACAGTGTCTTGCGTGAATACGTCCTGGGCACCGACGCCAAAGTCAATGCCTTCCTAGACCAGGTGAAGGGCGAGCTTCAAGGTCAAGCATCTCAAGTAGTTGGCCGAATGCTCGATACCCCGGCGAGGAAATGCCCGAACTGTGGATACACTTTATGAGCAGGATTGCCAAGCAGATCGTAGGAGAAGCTGCCGAGAGAATACCCTACTGGGAGCGTGAAGAAAAACAGCAGCACATAGCCAACCTTAAGGGGAACCGTATTTAATTTGTGGCACGCGAATCACAATTTGTAGACAGATACCTCTCCCTGAATGGGAAGCGTGGATGGGACGACGGCCTTACGATTGGCTCATATCTCCATTCCGTTCTTGGGGGTAAGGCTAGACAATTTTCGGCCAAATATGCTGTTGCGCTGCAAAGGGCATGCTGGAATCGCGTCATGACAGGCAGGGCTCGAAAAGGAACGAGCAAGCTCGGGGGCACCGCTTACTATCCCACGCTCGATGTTAATGCAGTTGTAGACAGATTACTCGATATGCCGTCCAAGCCATCTGAGTCGGCCTACGACATCGATGATCCGCAACTCGGAGAATAGCACGAAGTATGACCAACCTTAAGAAGATATTCAAGCCTGGGACCGTCTGGACGCGGACGAATCATCGCTTTCCCTACCGGAGAGACGGGAAGATAGTGGAGCCCACTGGGAGTCCTGTCCAGGTCAAAGTAGTGCGCCTCTACCCCGATGCGGTAGCGTTTCAGCTCGATCACGAGACTATTTCGTATCTGTCCTGGCCGCAGCCGCCGCTGGAGGTTAGAGCTTCTCCCGATAAGGTCGAGATCTCGGACAACCAGGGTATTCTCCTGACCTACGTGAAGGTGCCATCTCTTTCCGAAGTCAACAAGGTCACCCTGGCCGACTTCCTCAGCAATGGCTTTTTGCTGATGAAACTCATCCCGTTCTGGTATGCCGTCCACTGGCGCGGTGAGAGGGTCGGGGCCGTCCGTATACCGTCTTGGAGCAACCCACAGCGGGTTGTCACCTGGCTGAACATGGCGAACCAGAAGATGCCGTTCGACTTATCTGTAGGCAATTTCCACAACTGGATGAAGAGGCTGGAAGCAGAGAAGGTCATGCCAAAGTTTCCCATCTTGCCACGCGTATTGAACAAGGTTGCGGAGTCAGTTGTAGACAGCATGCTCGAAAACGCCGTGACCAAAGCAGCTATCCGCATCAAGGACGGTCGGATATTCAGCGGCCCCATCCATTGCATGGCAGTCTCAGTGATGCAGGATCAGAAAGTGCTATCGCCAGCAGAGGAAGATCTCGAAGGTGAGCTTCGGAATCTGGGTGCAGAGTTCGGCTGGCTGGACGAAGAAGGCCAGTTCCTTACCCGCCGCCAGGCTTACAAGCTCGCGGTCGCCTCCGGCCAGATAGCCGACACATACGGGCCTGATGGGGCTCTGACCCATGACATGCTCGACGATACGTCGATTGCCATCGACGTAGAAGATAACGCTGAGGGCGTTAGTCCTTAACCATATCGCGCAAATCCGCAATATGGTTAGGGGAGTAAAGCATCGTAGACGCGTTCTTCTATACATGCTGGATAAAGTCTCTCGGCAAATGCTACGACATGTCTGCTACTGCCATCCCAGGGGAAACCCAAAAGATCCTTACCGCCATTTTGACATCAGCGAAGGCCACATGGTTCGGGGATCATTGTTCATCTGCAACGGGTGCGACCGTAGAAAGCGGTGGAAGTCTGCGGATCTTAGCGCGATTTGTAAGCATAACTCAGTCGAAAAGATAATCCATCGACTTTTGTTCGCGCACAAATGCCGGTTCATTCCCGGCTATTGCTTAGGAAATTTCAAGTTCGACTACGCAATACCACACCTTCGTGTTTTGGTGGAGATTGATGGAAAAACTTATCACAAGGAAGAAAAGCCTACAGAAGACGGCCTGCCTAAACCTTTAGTGCCGGGCACCAAAGCTTGGGTCGTCCACGAGCACGGCTGGAAATTAGTGCGGGTGCAGAATGGCCCACGGTTGAGAGAGCGGTTTATTGCAGAAGTGCTAAAAGCGTGCCAGGTAGTTAAGGCATGAACAATCCCGCGATTGCAGAGTGCGCTGTAGACATTATGCTAGATGCTTTTCCTGCCCAGCAGGAAGGTGTCGAGTCTTCATCTGCTGTTCCTACGCCGCCCGCAGAGGGTGGGGTATCCTTTACGACGAGTGACATGCGCGATCTTTTCTACAGTTCGCACACTTACGGGCCAATCTTACTCCTGGTTAGTGAAGCGGACAAGTGGGAAGGCAGCACCCTGGATGGGCATGTCACGAGAATTAGCCATCAGTATTTGCACGAGAATACCATCATATTCCAATGGAGTGATTACAACTACACCAGGGAATGGACTGATAAAGGTACCGGCGAAAGGATACCAGAAAAAGCTGCCTTGGCTATTGACGAGCTAATCGACAAAGTTGAGAAGCTAATGACTCGGCATGTTCGAACAATTAGCAAGCACATCTACAGGGATTTGGAAAAAGAATACAATTATCTGAATAGCGAGGAAAGCGTTGCTGAGATTATCCGTGCAAATATTTACAAGTTCGACGAGGATGGCGAGTATGATGACAGCGAGGAAGGCGTGGAGTATGATGATCTGAGTGACAGGGCCAAAGAAAAAGCCCGAGAGTGGTACACATCAAACGGTATAGACTATGATTGGTGGGAGGACGTATGTGACACCTGGAAGAGTCGGCTAAATGAAATGGGATTTGGGAGTGGCCCAGAGTACGTCAATATAGGATTTTCTGGATTTTCCAGCCAAGGTGACGGAGCGTCGTTCACTTGCAAGTCTTTCGATATTCGGGCGTACGCTCGCTACCTGGTGTCTGGAAAAGCAAAGGATCTTGGCTTATGACTACTCTTGCCGAAAAGATCATTGGTGAGCCCAATAAACAACGGTTTGTCTCGCTATTCATGCACATGAACTCGGAGGATCGGAAGCTCATCCACCACTGGAGTATCGATCACGATGATTCAGTTTCGAAAGTTTGCTTCTACATGACTCTGATTGGCCAGGGATTTATCGAGTTCATCTCGGATTACACCGATAGGCATAACGGGGATTTCAGGATGTACCCCTATGGGGCGTGGATTTGCGTGGAGCTAATGATACCTGATAGTAGCCCAGATAAGCTGCCCTGACTACATCTTCTGCACAACCCGTATTTTAATTACGGTAGTTATAGGGATGGCTGTTGTTCTTACAACCGAGCAACTTGATTTTCTGGCAAAGACCGCCTCTTGGAAGTTCGATGTGGACTTCAAGGATCTGCGGGACAGCGTTACGTACACAGGCGACGGAGTAGATGACCTGGACATGCTCATTAACAGGCTGACAGGCCCACTGTACATGCAGCCCAAGATCCTGTGCGATGTGGGCAAGCTGTTTAGTAGCTGGATAATCGTGACTGTAGATGATATTTACGCGCTGAGAGGGCGCTACATAGAAATTCACGGTACAGCTAGCAAACCACCCGAGTATTACGATCAGCGCGCGGGCTCGACGATTGAAGTGACGGGCACCACCTACGAGGCTGGGAACGTAGCGGGGCCAAACCCAGAGGGCAACTACGGCGACTTTACAGACTATGGAGATGGTCGGGGCCGGACTCATCCGTCTACAACTCCTGACCAGGTGGTGGGGCTATGAGAACGGTTCACGAAGTTATAGCAGCTATGCCCGATGATTTTGGCATTGAACCTCGCGAAATAGTAAGAGCAGCACTATTTCAAACGCGCGAAAAATTACTCGATGACTTCGGCCTGAAGAAGGATGACAAGGAAAACTACATAATACCGGATACTGGGTGGACAGAGCATTACTACAATCTCTACGACCGGGCCAACTACCTGGCTTTCATTAAGCACTTTAAGCCGTGGGTAAAATCCAGCCCGCATGGAACTGAAGAAGGAGCGGTTATCCTGCATAGGTCGCTATTTTTCATGCCGACGTCCAAGATAAAAGAGCTTTTGGATGCCATCACGGATATTAAGGACAATTATCCAGTTCTTGATGAGGAGATCCTAAGTGATTTGGAAGTGGAATTGTCGGAGGAAGCCTGGGGGAGCACATATCGAAAAGAGTTCAAGAAACTGGTAAAAGATGCCGTCTCTCCCTTCTTTGAGGATATTACCCCCGAAGAAGGCGCATCACCCTGGGAGATGGTTGAAGATCTTTTGGACGGTGATGAAGGCGATGGTATACTCGATGATTTTTTTAGGTATTATCAAGAGCACTCAAATGGCGATGACTGGGAGTTCGAAGATAGTGGTGGCGTAAGACTTCGATTGAAAAAGGTGGAGCAGGATATTTACAATAGTGATTTAGGTGTGAAATGGGCACGCGAGCTGAAAAACAAGCTATGGCCGGAAGACCCGAGGCAGCTAAAGTTTAAATTTGCCGAGTGCATTGTCGGGCATTTACTGGCGGGCTGCGTCACTCTGATAGAGTCGTCTGGAGCTGCCCGTATAATGGCCGCGCAACTCATGGAGGACAGCGGCCCCCATGAGTATTCGTGCGTAATGATAGATCTTCCACCGGATATGTCGGCTAAAATCATTGCGTGGGGTCGGCAGCAGATTCCTAATGAGCAGCTTTTTGTAGACAAAGATGGTGGTAGCGGTCGGGAGGAAGAGATTCATGTAACCGTGAAATACGGACTTCACGACGCGATGCCGAATGAGGCGCTCAAGAAAATTTTCGGTAGCACTGCGCCATTTGAAATAGAACTTGCCCCGATCAGCTTGTTTAGGAACGAGGGTCATGACGTCGTAAAAATGGAAGTTAGTAGTCCACAGCTTCGGGAGCTAAACCGGGTGATAACGGCATCGTGCGATTGCACGGATTCCTACCCGGAGTATAAGCCACATGTCACTCTGGCTTATGTCCGCCCCGGCACCTGTGACCGGTTGGAGGGAACATCCCCGTTTGATAACCCGATTAAAATGGGCGCGACCACTCTCAGGAAGGAAGGCCATTTTACGGCTAACCAGGTTGTCTTTTCGTCCAGAACTGGCATAAAGAAGAGCTATAGCTTAGGCCCGGAAGAGCCGGAGAAGGAACAAGTAGAAGAAGATGACAGCGCAGGCGAATCAACGCCCGGAATAGATCCGGCTGAGATTGCGCGTCCTTTTATCAGGGGTAAGGAAGTGTCATTGAAGAACCTTCGATTAGCGGCTAGCCGTGAACTCATAAGGTCGATCCATGTCAACAGAAGGGGCGTGGGTAGCTATCCTGAAGGAAGACTGACTTTCTTTTTTATGCGCGGTGCAAATAGATACGTTGATTTTTGTTCCCTAGGGGTGCTGGCTCAAGCACTTCGGGAATGGCGAAACCTTAAGGGTGTCCCACTCTTCGTCGATAATGCGACAGCCGGTGTGGTTTCCTACCAGAATCCAGTTCTAGCGGCTTTGGCTCGCTGACCGTAGTTAAGCTGGCGTATGTCGCTCCAAAACCTTAAGGAATCGTACCTGTACAACTTACTCCCGGCTGGAGTACTGGACATGGATGAGAACGGCCTTCTTGCAGCAGTTATAGGCGGCGTGCAAGACCGTTTGGGCGATCTGCGCTCATATGTCAGGAAATACGAGCTTTTCTTCGACACGACGGGGCTGGCGAACAAGAACACGGTTGTCCTTGTCACATTCAGTACTGACTACGGCAAAGTTGTAACCAGATCCCTGGACATTCAGAATGATACCCCGTCTGTGGCCGGGGCAAGCCTCACAGCATGGGCGGCTGAGCAGATGGATATCGATCAATCTCTCATCACGTCGTGCGTTTTTGGAGAGGATCTTCTGCGCTATGTCGATATCAACACGCTTCAGTATATCGCGGCCAGCGTAGGTGCGATTCTGTACGCTACCTCTGCCCAGTCTGGCACGGAGCAGTTGAATCAGCAACGAATCCTTGATAGCTATTTTCCTCGCCTTAAAGTAAAAGGCACAGTCCAGTCATTCGATGTCCTTGGCCGACTGCTAGGCTTCGATGACGTGCAGATCATTCCGTTATGGGGGCGTCTGAGCCCGAGAATTTCTAACGATTTTGGCAATCCTGCCAATGACGCAGATTTTGCACATTCTCCCCAGTATCAGCCACAGCAGGTAATCGGCGTTGCATACAATCCGTATTCAATGCGGGATGGGCCGTTCTACGCATGGTCGGGTACTGTTAGCGCCGACGAGTCTCTTGATTACTACTACCCAGAGGCGATCAACGGACGTCAGCCTTGGGTAAAAGTGTCGGTAACAGGCACCGTGGTGCATCCTGCCATTGGCCAAGTGGTTACTCTCGGAGGGGGCGGGCCGCATGTCAAAGCCTACGCCTTACTCGATTCGAACGGTCTTAAATTCGAGGCTGTTGGCGAAGGTGATAGCTTCAACGGCCTCCAGGTTGAATTTTCGGACTGGAACTCCGGTACTTCTCGAATCGTATCCATAGTGGATCGGCTGTCAGCGATCAAGTATCGCACGAGCTATTTTGACTCGGTTGTGACACTGACAGATGCAAGGGCTATCGAGCAATTTGGAACAGTGGCTGCAAAGCGGAGTGCAGACCTGGCCAGCATTCCAACGCTCGACAGCGATGGCACTGCATTGCCTCCCTATAGGCCTTGGTACTCTGGTAGCACTAAGGTGGATGTCGTCTACAACGACTATACCTACAAGGTCCAGGACGGGCCAATGCAGCTCGTTCCGAGCGATCCCAGGCTCCAGGCCACATCTTCCCAGACTCAGTTCAACGTGTCTGACATGCAGAGCGCGGCGGTTCAGTATGTCCAGGCTATTGAGGAAGTAAAGCCCGCGACTCGCTTACCTCGAAGAGTTAGCATAGGGTGGCTAAACAGGGATCAGGCGGCTTACGCTGCCTACTTGGAAGAGAGCCTGCTAGCTACACTCAGCGGGACAAGCGCTGAGGGTGTGGCCAGTGCCATAGGAAAGCCCTACATTGTAAACTTTACCATTGATTACGCAGGGACAGTGACAGAAGTACCTGCGGAGTATAATCCTGTATCCAGTGGAAGTTTGGTCAATTTTGTACTCCCGTCCGTAGTGTCTGGGACTTACAATCGTTCAACTGACTACTTCAAGATAGTGCCCATCGCTCCCGGCAGCATGTCCGTCTACGCGAATTGGACCCCAGGCTCGACAGAAGTCATACGCTCATACGCTGGTACCGATGTTCTAACAGGATATCAGAGTCGTCCCGAGAGCGAAGCGGGCACTGCGACACCTTTTGAAACTGTAGACGAATTCCCCTGGCGCACAGAAGTTGTAAACGGGGGTGATCTTGTCGAGGTTAAGGGGTACGCGGTTTCCGTGGTGGCCGAATATGGCAAGCTCTCGGTGCAGAGTATGGTGGCAGTAAAGGATCAGACCGGCATGGACTACAACCTTTTTGGAGTTCCATCCACGGTTAAGCCATTCAAGATGGTTTTGGAGGCGAGGCCTACTGATTCAACCTACCAACCAGGGCAGTTGGCCATAGGTTACAGCAAAGGTTTTAAGAGCCTGGATGATATCCCGGCCAGTGACTTTAAGCTGCCGGGCCGATACTCCACTGACCTGGATGTCTATTTCCTGCCAGGATCACAGCTTTTCCACGTGGGCTTAGCCCAGGGCGTGCTGGTCGCGGATTTGCCGAAGTTTTTCGGCCCGCACCACCGTGATGGGCTGGTGGGCTGGCTTCCACTAAACGAGCACCCCGATGAAGGCGCAGTGGCTTTTGATCGTTCGTCCACGGCAACTACGCAGACGGTCAAGGGCTTCGAGCTGACTGGAAGCTTTGCAGACAGAAAATGGAGTGATGAACGCGGATGGTATTTGGACGTCAACAGGGGCGGAACGGTAGCCACGAGTGATCATCGCCAGCTTAAAACGGATTATACGCTGTCGATGTGGATCATGCCAGAGGGCACAGTATCGACGACGGGCACCCTGCCAATATTTCAGCATGGCCCAGTTAAGCTAGACCTGCCTGATGACAAAAACGCGCTCATTCTCAGCGTGTTCAACACAGCGGGCACTCATGAGCAAATTGCTTCAATTCCAGTCTCTCAAGGCACCTGGAACAATATCGTAGTTGGCCTGGATGATTGCTACACCTACTACGGGGCTGCCTTGCTCTCTGGGTCATTAGCCCTCGCGCCAAAGGCCAGCGCATATGAGTTTCAGAGCTTTGACGAAGTCGGCGATGCGATGATTGTAAGTTATGGTTCAAATCGTGGGTATGGCATCCAGGACATTCGCATATGGAGTGAGCTGAAGGATCAATCCGACGTAGATAAGATCCATCAGCACAACCCCACACCGACGATTTGCACGTATTGGCCTGCTAACATTCTAATTGCCGGAACCGGTGACCGCTATGGAATGAAAGTCACCCCGTCTGGGTTTGTCTACCTCGACAAGATGCCGCCTGCGGTTCGCATGAATCAGCTCGCGCGCATTGTTTGCTACAATAGCATGGGTCGATACCAGGGGGAAGAACGACGGAAAGAAGTCGGACTTGGGGGAGGAACAACACTGCCTAGCGTCTACGTGTTGGGCCAGCGGGGCTACAGCTTGTTTTCGACCGGAACTGCCGTGGTATCTACGGCCACGGGCGCGCTGCCTGGGTACAATGCCCTGTGGAACAGTGTCCAAAGTGGTACCATGACACTTGATCCGATGCAGAGCACTAATCCATGCCGCAGCACCATCTGGATCTCAGGCACCGATAATAGAGTTTACGAAGTCTATTTGGTCAGCTCGGGCACAGCCAACGCCCAGCTCTACGGGACATTACCCGCCGCTCCAACCGGGGCCAGCGTGCTTTTGTCAGACGGCGTGTTAAAGCTCGCGTGTGCCACGAATGGAAATGTATTCCAGACCTCGGGGACTGGGATCAATACCCCGCCTTTGTTCATGTATCTTAACTCCAGGGTGACTGATAATGCTACCCAGGCGTATTCTCAGTGGACTGGCCGGGATACACCCACCGCTTTTGGCAATAAGCAATCGCCTCCTGTGGCAGCCCTGGACAAAGCGGGGCAGCTTGAGTTCGAGTGCACGAGCACACTCTACCCTGGCAATTATCGGCTGACGATTACGTCGGGAAATATTGGAAAGGTCGATGAAGACTTCGACGGATTTTCTGTAGAAATTAGCGTTGATACCCTTCTTTTGACAGGGCGTCTATGCCAGGGAAAGTCCGGTGCGGATTTTACTGCCACGGATATCTTTGAATTTCAGGTCACGGAGGCCATTCCAGCCAACTGGTTCATGACAGTAAACTGGCTGAACGCTTACTCTAATCTGTCAAAAGGCGTGGCAAGAAAGCTTCGGATTGATAGCTACAAGGTTGAGTGGATTCGCTCGGAATTGTTCAAAGTTGAAATGACTGGCACAAGTGGTCAACCACCGGCAATTACTGCGCAGGATACGACTCAGTTTGATCCTGCGGTAGGCGGTGGCTGGCTGGCAACTATAAACAGCTACGGCACAGTTTGCCAGTGGAGGCATGAATCCCAGGTGTATCCGTCAAACGATACTGTAGTATCGGTGGTGCCCTTATCTGATTTGCTGACTAGCAATACGTTGGATCGCAAAGATGACCAGATCATTACTTCATTTGCAGGTAACGATGTTCTGGTGGAAGAAGCTGTCCCCGCGATGCCCGTATTTAGCACACCAACAGTAACATGAACGTAGGAGACGTAAAAACATTCACCCTCCCAGGCACGTTGACTTCAGATATGAGGTACGTGTGGAAATGGTGGGATGGCCAGACGGATTGCACCACGGTCAACAGCATAAATAAGTCGTTGAACATGGGCGGAAATCCGTCCGATGGTTTTCTTCTGCGCTATACGGTGACGCCTGTTGATCCTCTCGGGCAATCAGCAGAGTATTCAGGTAATTTCGTGGCTAACAACCCTCCACAGATCGTGGTGGGATCGGCGCGCCTATCTCAAAACGGGCAACAGGTAAACTTTGACACGACTGCGTCCGTAGACGTTTATGACCTGGAGGGGCAGCAGCTCAGCTATGCGTGGACGTCAGATGGCGTGTTTTTAGGCCATGGCACTGCAACGCCCATCGGTTTGATTCCTGGCACTTACTCGGGCACCTACTGCGGTCTGTTCTGGGGCACGCGCGTTTCTCTGGACTATACCGTCGAGCATATAGTCACGCTTGGCCTTAACGTTACCGATGCCTTAGGAGGAGAGACGGAAATAGAGTTTCCGCTCTACGGATACAGACTTGCAGATGCGGCCTATGCTCCAGTCGCATCTCCTCTGACACAGACCGATGAATCGTCCAGCCTCCCGATAGTCACAATCGGAGAGCCCGCTGTATTTTCGGTGTACGCCGCTACGCCTGTGGCAACAACGCGCTTTTCGTGGGTATTCTCGGGCACTAATGGATGGGCCTCCCCGACGTCCTCTGAAGGCGTGGCTAATACCCTGCCAGACGGATCTGTGCAGAGCACGGTAGTGAAGTCAACGATCAGCGAAGTGCCTGGGCACAAAATCGCAGAAGTTGACGTTATTGACATAACGCATGATACGAGGGCACACATCGAAATTCCAATTGAGCTAGTGCTGAATGAATCACCAATAATCGATTCTACGGAATTTCTTCCTGCGGCTCCTGTAGCCGGGAATTGGGTAAAGTTTAGCGTGAACTACATTGATCCTAACGCGGACATCGCTACAGTCATTTGGAATTTTACTTCCCCGAGCGTGGTTCTTTATGGCAGGACAGTATGGGTTGATACCCTCGGGATGTCCTCTGGAAATGTCGTAGTCGGCACTTGCACAGTCTATGATCGGTTTAATGCCACAGACTCTGAGGCTATCAGCGTTACGCTGGCATGACCGTATTATTACGGATACGGTTTTTCTATATTTTTCGTTGTGCTCCACTCTCAGGCCTGCTAAAGTAGGGCACGATGAAAACATCCTGGACCTCAAGATGATCATTTCTACCGTGGTAACTGCGACCTCGATGCTGGCCGTTTTAATACTGGCCGCGCTCTTTGTCCAGTCGAATGATCCACGGGATATGCTCCTAGGGTGGTTTGTCCTGGTGGTCTATGCTGGCGTTGGAATTCGCCGTTGGACCACGCGGCATGAGGAATAAACAAGACTATGCAAGACGAAGCTTACTACAGCAGCAAATATCCCACCGTTCCACACCCGGTATTGACCAGCGTAATCGCTTACGTCAATCAGCACCGGGCAGTCGGCGGTTTCGTTCGATCCGTCCTGGAGAATGACCTCCAGCGGGCGCTTGGCAGCGCGGACGGTCGTAGTCTGGTGGCCTTGCGTGAAATAGCCAAATTCGTATATTACGAAGTACCCAGTAATTGCTGTGGCAGCTCAAAAGCTGTTGCTGAGTGGCTAGGAGATCGGAGCTAAAACTATGAGCAAGACGGCTAATGTGCAAAAGTCTAAGGGCACCCCGTGGTCGATAGGATACTATGACCGGCACAAGGGCATTGAGCGCGATTTGATCCCGTATTCCAGTCCACGCTCACGAAGTCTGTGGCTGGATGGCTGGGACAGCGCTGATGCGGAAATAATAGTTGAGAAAGGTGCACGGGATTATAAAGAGCTGGGGGTAGGCACCATTTTGGACAACAGCATTGGCTGTGGTACGACCCTTTTCTACCAGGTTACCTGCCGCAAGGGCGACTTGATTACGGTCAGAAGGCTTAAGAGCCATTACTTAAATCACAACCGGAAATCCCAAACGTGCGACGTGCTACCTCTTAGAGACCAGTTCGCCGGGGATGAGGAGGAAAAGAAGCTCCGGCTGAAGATCGGACATCGCGGAAAATTGCAGATTGGCCCCATCAAACGCATGATCTGGTGGGGAATTTGGGACGGTAAGCCCAGTGCTCAGTGGTCAGCTTAACAGATTACAATTATGAAATTAACACCAGGACAGATCAAAGCTCTAATTATGCTTCACAACGCAAGTGCAACAGGCACGACCAGCCTAGTGCTACCCCAGTTGCCCGAGTGGTGGGAAAAGCACACTCCAGTTTCCATGCAGAGCTTTGCTGCTCTCGAATCTAAGGGCTTGGCCAAGATCTACCGGCATCGCACGTGTGCTTTAACCCAGAAAGGGAAATTCGAGATTTATCGGCAGAGCCGCCCCGAAGAATGCGGTGTGCCTGCGCCTAAAATTCGCCCAAATACATCGCAACCTGGCCCAAAGTCGCCGGGGGACGATGAGTCCGAATCATGGAATCCTCCCCCGCCTCCACACATGTCCAATGAGATGACATTTCCTGTGTATCTCACCGAGTCGGAGATCAATTTTCTCACGAGGTTGCTGACTCGCACAGAGAGCATGAGGGACAAAAGCAGGATACGCCGGATTCAGGATAAGTTGGAATCCGCAGGCTGAGCATATGAAAGGATAAGGCATGATTCGGCGCTGTATTCCATATTTACAGCCTTAAAACGCTGTTGGATAAGTAGCCTAAAAGGATAAGACATGATTTGGGAAATTGCGCACAATAGCTGGTGGTGTTACGATTGCCTTTGGCTGAATGAGCAAGTAACGGAAAATAATGCTTACTTCATAGCCACCTGGATGCCTCCGGTCAAGGCTCACGAGTGCGTGCCTAATAGCCTGGCGATTGAACAACGGGCCATAAGCACGCCCAGGAAGCCGCGACCGATATTTCAACCGTGCTGGTCGGCGCGCAGATGGAAGAGCAAAACATGAAAAAGATATGGCACAAGCTGGTACAGTGGTTGTTCGGGCCTACCCAGGCCGAGGTTGAGGACTATAGGCGTCGGTTTCCACGGCGCTGTATGGTGTGCTCATTCCACGCCTGGGGATACTCGAATGGCTTGACTGATGACCCCAGTCCACCTTCACATACCCACGAAAATGAGTAATGACCTGGAAGCACTGTATGTCGATATGCGAAAGGGAGTCGAACTGATCCCTCGGAGGCGCGTCGAAACCGTTTGGGATAGGCTCAAGGCTCCCCTCCGCATCGGCCAGCGAGTATGGTGGTATTTTCAGGAGGATGCCAAGCTTGCGCGGAAGAGCGGTTTAAAGCCCCAAGATTGTGCCAGGTACAGTGGTATAATCATACCACAGCCTGGGTGCGACTGCCGAAGTCAAATGGAGCCGGAGGATGCTATCGTTGTCCACGATTGGTATCCCTTCGAAAAGCACCATTCTAGTGTGCAGTATACTACCTTGATCCGACTTCTTTTGGCTCCTGGCCTAGTGGAAATCTTTTTGCGTGGCCATAACCAGAATCCAGCCGAAATCCACTTGGCCGAAATTAACCCCAGGTTCAAATATGATTGTGGTCACTGCAAGGTCAATTGGTGCTGCGGGGAGCTTTGTGCTTGTGAAAATAAGTCTCTGTCCAAAGACTGGATCAAAACTCCACTTAGCCGCCAGCGCCAAGTCGTAAGATGGCAGGCCGAGCAACAAAAGTATTTCTATTTGCCAGACGCACCCGACAAATTCGAAAAATACACGGCGTTAAAAGCGCGCGTGCTGAAGTCACGCCAGAAGTGGTACGCGAAGCATCCAGAATTTCCATCATATGAAAATCATCAAAAGGGGTAAATTACCAAAGCCAAAATACGAATTCCGATTCGAGTGCTCTCACTGCGGGTTGATCGCCGTAGCTCTTCACGAAGAGGTTAAATTTGTGGAGGATCGCGGGGTGGATCACCCGACCTTAAACTGCCCAACGCAGGGGTGTGGTCACGTTGTCTATGGTAAGGCCATCGACAAAATATGGATTAGCCAGGTTATGGCGGATATCAAAAGTAATCATGGCAAAGTGCCAAGTTGGGTAAAGCTCGTGGATGTTTAATGCCCACTGGAGTCCGTACAACTACCGGTAGGGTTTTCTATCTTTTTTATTGCATTCAAATCCCCATTTGATAGTATTGGGGCATGAGAAACGCATACGCTGCTGCTGATCACGTCGAATACTGCCGTCTCTGTGGTGCTGAAATCGTTCGTATGACCTATGCCAATGGCCAGCCTTATTATACGGACGTTGTCATTGGCCCAAATGGCCAAAAGCGGGTTATCACTGGCTCGGGCAACCACCTTAACTGGAAGCGATCCCATGACTGCGTCGGGGAGGCCAAGCGCGTGTGGGAAGAAAGCGTCAGAAATCTCGAACGGTATACCCAGGAATTGGAAACACTCCGGCAGTCTGTCGCCGCCTATCGCACTCTCAGAGATGCTCCTGCGCCAACCACGCCTGCGCTGATCGAGACGGTTAAATCCTTGATGAGCAGCCTGTCCCAGGTGGAGGCGCAACTGGCTGAGAAGGAGAAGTCTGTTGCACAGTATCAGCCTTATGTCGCCCAGTTCAGGGCCAACTACGATAAGCTCGCTTCCGGCGTATCCATCATCCCCGAGTCTGCGGTGCAAGTCGGAAAGACGGTTAAAGTGGTTAAGGGCCGCAAAGTTCCCGTTGGCACAGTTGGGCGTGTTTTTTGGATGGGGGAAGACCAATACAGGGAAGGCCAGATGCGCGTTGGTATAGCCACGGCAGACGGATCAAAGCACTATACCGCCGCCACCAATGTGGAGGTTTTATGATGCAACTGAAAAGCCGTTGATCGGCGCGAACCAATCAACGGCTGTTTTCTCCGCTAACGAGACAAGCGGAGATTGGCGGATGGGACCACCCTAAACCACGCATTAAATTGGTGCAGGAAAGTCCTGCTGTCAACATCTGAAATTTCTGAAATAAAATCGTTGACACCCTGCAACTAATTTGATAGATTACACAAATAATAAAAGCTAAGCATATGGACAGCAAGGATAATAATAAAACGGCAGCTATTGCAACGGCCAACGAGATTGGTCAGCGCTTTCAAAAGGTGCTAACGGCGGCTGGTTTCAGCCTCGAAGTCCGTGGAAAACCTGGCGAGGACAACTCGCCGCATAGCGTTTGGATATCATTTCCCCAGCACAGCGATAGCTGGAGAGAACGTGCCAGCATTAAGATTCAGGGAAAATGGCGATTTAAGGGATCAACAATGGAGTACAGCCCCTTGCTGGAATTGCGCACAAATAAGCGCATAGGCTCTACGTGCAGAATGCGCAAATACACCAACTTGAGTGACGCCAACATCCAAAAGATCTGCCGTGAGATGTTGAAGCGAGTTGAGCAATACGCTGAATCCCGGCAGCAGGAGAAGCAGGTTCAGCAAGAGCAGGACGAGCTGAAAGCGCTTCGCCGAGAGATTTTAAAAGGCCTTGTTGTACCTCCAGCCATGTCCGTGCACATCGTTCAAGAGACAGATGCGTGGACCGGGGATAAATCCTCCAGGTTTTCCCTCGAATTCAAGACCTATGGAACTCCTTCCCTTCGGGATATGAGGTTTAACCGCGAGCAATTGGGCGCTATTTGCGCGGGGTTTAGAAAAGCCCTGGGGCTGGATACGGCTTACGTAATCCGAGTTGAGCCCGAGATCGCCGGGGTGGATAATAAAGGGCCAAAACCACGCACTTATCGTGGAGTCGGGTGTACGATGACAACCCGCTATGTCAGCGAGGCCCACATATATGCCACGGAGATCGAAGCCAACAACGCTTTAAAAGAATTGCCAGATGCTTACCTTACGAACGCCAAGGTCGTGCGTTACGCCGACGAGTTTCTCAGCGATCCCACAGGCCAACTTTTGGATGCCTGGGTAAGAGGGTAGAAGGGCTAATTTATGAGCAGAACACGAAAACCAAAACCAGTAGATCCTCCCGAACAATTGGGATGCCCGTGGTGTGGGGAGAGTTTCATCACTGCTGCGCTAAAGCGCAAAGCGGGCATAACTGTATCGGCGCGCTTGGTCTGTTTTACATGCCGGGCACAGGGGCCGATAGCACCGACATTGGCCGAGGCATGCCTAAAGTGGGATACGCGTGTTTCGACTGCTACGGATTCCCACAAGGTCAGCAATGAGCACAACGAACATCATGAATGTAGCACAGCGAATGGCACTGTTAGAGCGGAAAATGAACAACCGATCACCCAAGGCGTCCAAGCGTCTACAACACAGCCTGGCAGCTCTACAGTGGGATCTCCTGTTCAACTGCCTGGGGGAAAAAGATCAGTCCCTGGTGAGGAACCGGACGCATCCATGCCTAAGCCATTCCCCCAAGCGTAACTGACAATTTTCCTGACGCTACACGGAAATCGTGGCATATTCACAGGCGCACAAATATGAGTGAGTTTGACCTAGTTTTTCAGGACTTGTTGGCGAGCGAACCAGCGCGCGAGTCTGCCCAGATTGCCCGGCACAAGGAAAAGGAACACTGGAGGATGGTGGCGGGTGGTTTTAGCCATATTGCAGAAATGGGGGCGGTGCTGGCAGCTCTTGACCGCCCGATCCCCCTTATGCTTGATGGGCCCCCAGGCACGATATTTTATCCTAGCATAGCCAGCTTTAGCCTGAAGCCGGTGGTTGAGCAATCGGAAGCTGATGTCATCTATGCTCCATCGGATGAACTTTTGACGCCAGGACATCCAGCCAAGGTTATGTACGGCCATTACTTGAAGAATCGAGCGCGCACAGTCGCTGTGGATATGAGCGAGGGTAAGTCTCGCCAGGTTATGTGCAGCCTGGAAATGCGATGCACTTAGAACTAAGCGGATTCAATTAAACTACGTATGAACGCAGGAAAAGGTGATACACGTCGGCCCACAGACGAGAAGAAAGTCGCTGAGAATTGGCCCGCCGATCTCGGCCCAGAAGATGGCAAGGTGAAGCGCTTTCACAAAGTCTACGGTGGGTCAGCTACGACGGCGCATAAATTGGTCTGCTCATTTGGAAGGGTGAACAAGTTCTCGCCTTACATAGAGTATGTCCACCACGGCGCTAAGGTTACGGTCAGAGAAGATCTCAAAGGCACACACCGTGATCATTGCCTGTGCTTTAGCTGTGCTAAGTTCAGGCCAAACAACCACGGAGAAAACTGCCGAGTTGCCAATGACACGTTTGCCAATTGCGCGAAGCACAACCTCACTACACCCGTATTCGAGTGCCTGAATTTTGTAGAAGGAGAACCAGATGCTTCGTAGGCTTATCCAGGCTATCGGCCACTGTGGGGGCGCTCTACTTGGGTACGATTTGTGCATTGCATCTTGCCGGGATGAGCACGGTGTCTTTCGGTGGCGATTCAAATGGGCTAGGATCGAAATAAAGCGGAAAACACGTTACGTCCTTGCCTGGAGTTTCAGGGCAGGGGATAAGACACAATTTTTCAAAACGTACGATTCATACGCCGAGGCACTCCCGTGGGCGGATGCACTCGTTATTCGCGGGGACTGCTCCTGCGTAGAAATCTGGCAAGAGGATACTGTAGACCGCCTCGTGTCACGACGAACAAAGGTCTGCTAAAGGATAAGCATATGGATACAAATTCTGATATTCAAGTGGTGGAAAATGCCGTCGTCACGACTGGCGATAAGCCCGAGGTAGTGGTGGCAGCGCCGGAGAGCCTGGAAAGCCTGGCCGACAAGATCGTGGATGCCGGGCAGCAAATCCAGGTGGTCAGCGTGGATCGGGCAAAAACGGGTGAAGAGAAAGAGGCGAAAGAGGAGATGGTGGATCATGTCGCCAGGATACCAAATCCCAGTTGCAAATATTGCTATGGGCGCGGGCACCTGGGCAAGGATCTTAAGAGCGGTCGCTATGTCCATTGCCGGTGCGTTATGACTAAGGAAGAACGGAAATCTCGCCGGGCTTAGGGTCTCATTTCGCGCAGTCTGCTAAACTCCGTCCTGACACGCAGTTAGGGCGGAGTTTTTATTTTATCTTTTTTGTTGCACTGCAATTGTCGCTCTGCTATATTCTAGGCAGTGAAAGGCACAGTGTGTGCTCGAAGCGCAAAGAAAGACGAAATATGAGTAAGACAAAATCAACGAAAAACGGAATGGTTCCCCTGGCTTCTACTGGCGTCCCTTTGGCTCCGCCCGAAGTTTCTCCCGAAGTCAACAAGACCTGCCTGGAGATCTCCATCCACGGCGATGCGGTGACCCGCTACAACAAGCATGCGAAGGACGAAAAGGAGGCCAAGAAGGCGAAGGATAAGGCTCGGCCCGAGGTCGAGGTCGAAGCCCTGGACGAACTGTTCAAGTTCAACGTGGAAAACCCGAAGAACGTCAAAACTACCATTAAGGTCACGGATGACGAGGGTGCAAAGGCCAATGTCTCCTTCAAGAATGCCTATGCCCCACTTTCCGACGTCCAGGAAGTGCTGAACAAACTGCGCACGCTCGGCGTTAGTGATCCGAACCGCTTTGTCCAGAAGAAGGTCGTCATCGGTTTTGATACCGATGTGTTCTACGACAAGCTCGACGGAAGCTTGAAGCTCGATCTCTACCTGGCGATGATGAATGCCATCCAGGACGTGGCTGCGAATCACGGAGTTCCATCGCCATTCACCAGCCATGAGGTTCTGACCGTAAAGGACAGCTTCCACGAGGATCGCTGGAATATCGGCGCGAATGAATCTCCTGAAAATCGTGCGGATGCCCAGGCCTGGCTCCGCGAGACGTTCAAAAACACGGTGTCTATCACCCCGGTGGCGCAGTAGCGTTAACCAGCGCCCGCCATCCTATGCGGTTAGGGTGGTGGGCGCGCAACCTCTTCTGGATCATGAATACAACTCAGAAATACGAAAACAGTCTACAGACCGGCGTGCGTTGGGCTTGGTCCAGCGTGGTCGCTATGTCCTGGGCTTGCATTTTTTACCGCATCTTTCGCACGATATTTCCTGCTCGTAAGGCTCTGTCGGTGCCGGACCCTCGCGACATCGTATCGGAGAACGCCGAGTATTTGCGCAAGGCAGAGCTTACTGTCGGTAAGTTTAAAGAGGCCCTGCGCGAGGAAGCGGAGATTTTGGAGAAAACCAAGTCTCTGCCTATCGTCAACAGGCCGACATCCGAGTCGAGCTATTTCGGTGACTTGTTCGAAACTCCAGAAGAGAGTCTACGCCGCCTGATCTCTGGCCTTGTCGTAGTCAGGAAGGATGCAGCGCGCAAGTTACTTGCACAGGTAGAAGTTCCGACCAAACGCCAGGCAGCACAGGTCAGGCGGCTGGCGGCAGTCCTGGATCGAGACGATGCGAGAACGGCAGCGCTCCGCGAGAAGTTCCAACGCCAGTTTGAAGAGGATGATCGCCGTAACATCCCCAAGCTGTATGACTACTTGGTGAAGAACGGGCACTTAGACCCAAGGATCACGCTGGAGCAATTCCGCCGAAGAGCGTACCCAGAGCCGCTTATTTCCGGCAAACCTCTCGACGTAAGCAAGTTTACGGGAGTTCTAAAATTGGCGGCTGCGATTGTGATCCCGTCCTGGGTTGTTCTGACGATTGCCGCCCGAATAATCGCACCAGAACTGTTCCCATTTTGACAAAATTCCTGTTCTTATTATGATGGCAAGACCAAAAGGTAAACGTGACGTGGCAGAGATAAAATCCGCCATCGAGGAATGTATGGCGGGTGCTACGCTAACGAGTATCGCCGAGCGCCGAGGAGTGAGCCAGCCGACCATATCCTACTGGTTGCACAAATGGGGTAAGGTGTATTACCCCACCTTTAAATTGCGCAAGCAGGGCCGCAGGCAGGCTGTCGTCCCAACGAAGCGCGATCAGCGCATTCTTAAGGCCATTGCCTCGGGCAGGACGTTCGGAGAGGTCGCCAACAAGCACCGGATCAGCCGGACGAGGGTGGCATCCATATGTAAGACCTGGGCTGACCGGGCTTACAAAGTTCCTGTTACACCCGAGGGCTAACTCCGGCCTAGAGCGACTTGCAGCGCGTGCACCAAAGTGTTGTAAGTAGCAGCCTGGCTAGCACTAAGGCCGTATCCTATACTGTAATACTGAAATGCAGTTGCGGTCGCGCCAAAGTAAGATCCAGCTTCTGCGGAACTTCCTGTAGCTGAGCCATGGCTTACACCAATTCCGCATGACCATTCTGAGGGCTTAGAGTAGTCCAGCGCGACAGATTCTACAGACGTCCCATTAAGGTATAGATATGCGTTACTACCTGAATAATGCGTGGTAATTCTAAACCCAGCCGTTGTGCCACTACCACCTGTTCCAAAGGTTCCCCAAGCAAATGAGGGAGTTGTAGAGTAGTCATTGTAGACTAAATAGTGCCGAGTTGCTACAGAGCTCCTGAATACTCCCATTGGCCGTAGGTTAAATGCGTCCTTGCAATACATTGCCAGGTGCAAGTTAGTGCCGTCTGCTGATATGTAGTCGAGCCTTACGCCAGAATCGAGATATTTATAAGAAATCGTTGGGATATACCCCGCTGATTCAACATAGTTTGTGCCATTGACAGCCCCGACCATATTGGAAATAGTTGATTGTACCGTTGGCTGATACTTCAGCTTCACCAGAGCTGCCGTAAGATCGTTTCCAGCAAATACTCCGATATCAAGCAGGCTATCCCATATGCGGGCGGTTTTACACCCGGCTACGAAGGTTCGCACCTTGGCAACTGTGGAATCGCTAACCGTAGAGCCTGCGGCTATTATTCTAGCTTTCCAGTTGTCAACTTCGACGGTTCCTGACGACGTGGACGCCAAAAACCAAGGGTTCATTATGGTAGTTGGAATCATACTATGCCTGGGCTACCCAAGCTGCAACAATATCGGTCTGGCTTTGGCCAAAACAAGTAAGGGACAGGACAGCGTATTTTCCAGCAGTAAGCGTATTCGATCCAGCACACGATGTGCCTAGCCACGACCAATTTTCTCCGAAATAGATGGCGCTGGCAGTTCCGTTTGTAGACATTCTTACACTGATCCAATTTCCGGCTGAGACATTGCTCGTGGCAAAAGATGTTGGTGCGCTGATAGCGATAGAACGAAGTCGAGGCGTGCTGCTTGAGAGATCTAGCGTAATTGTGCCTGTGGCCGGGAGCAGAGTGCCATATTCCACCATGTCTGACCAGCGTATGTCTCCGGCTGTAGACGAATTCTTTTTAAGTACCTGGCCTATTGTTCCCCCAGTGACGATAGAAGAAACGGACGCTGTTCCTGCCCAAGCCGTATTCAAAGCTGACACTGCAATGGAATTGGCAGCACTGGCCGCATTTGTCCCTACCCAAGCTGTATTCAAGGCTGACACTGCAATGGAGTTGGCAGCTTTTGCAGCATTTGTTCCTACCCAAGCCGTGTTTAATGCAGTTACGGCGGTTCTGTTTAGACTTTTTTCTACGTCTAAAGTCACGGACAGAGAATAATCTGCCATGTAATAAGCGTTGTCAGCAGCACTCTTGGCCAAATATGCGGCGTATGTTCCTGCCCAAGCCGTATTCAAAGCTGACACTGCAATGGAATTGGCAGCACTGGCCGCATTTGTCCCTACCCAAGCGGTGCCCAGCGCTGTAGTGGCAACTGAAAAGGCAGCCGTTGCCTGACTATTCGCACCTGCTGCTGCATCAGTGCCTGTCACGGCTAAGCTAAAAGCATCCCGCCCCCACATGTCTGCTGAATCTGCGGCTTGTGTGCCACTCCAGGCCGTGGTTAAAGCCTGATCCGCTAGGGCATAAGCTTGATCGGCTGCGTTCGTACCGGCGACCGCTAAGCTAAAAGCATCCCGCCCCCACATGTCTGCTGAATTTGCCGCAGTCGTGCCTGCTACGCCTAGATTGTAAGCTTGCTGCAACAGGGGCATGAATGCACCGACGGAGTTAGTGCCGGAAAGAGCCAAAGCTTGGTTGGCGATAGCGAGCGCGGCAGCGGCAGCGTTTGTGCCAGTCTCAGCCAGGCTGTAAGCTTGATCAAATAGGCCGACCGAGTAGTTTGTACCATTCCAGACGTCGAGCAACCAATCTCCAGCGTAGGCAGGATTGGCCACTGTCACATCAGCCTCAATTTGAACCAGGTGTGCCCAGGTCGTATATTCTGTTACATCGAAAACGGTGGGAAGAGCAACATTTGTATTAGCTACCAGGGCGATCCAATTATGCCCCTGACTGTCGGTAGCGGCATCTCGGCTGACGTAAGCCGTGGACCCACTCCATGCGCCAGTAAAAGTGATAATGTCGCCACTAATTACTTTCCTGCCCGCCGAGGATATGTACGCATAGAGAGCCATATGGTTTAAATACGATGGGAGCTGGATTAATCTGGGGTTTCATGCGCGGAGGCGCGGGTAGTTAGTACGTGATCGCGCGATACGTTGTTGAAGTTCTGCTTGAAGAACAGCCCAATTTTAAACGGGCTGATCAGGTGTTTAACGGCGAAATACCGTTTGGGTTCATAGGGGTTGTAGACAATGGCCATGTCCGAGCATCTGTGGGTGGGCTTGAATACGTGGATCACTCTGAGCTGGGGTATACGCAGGAGACGGGCCGATGGCGCTTCGCGACCAATAGGCGTATCCCGGTTGTACTCTGGACAACTCCACCGACGATGGCGCAGATATTCGAGGTCGAGGAGTGGCTAAAGAAGAAGGGCTACGAGGTAGCCAGTCATACACAAGATTTCAACAAATGGCGCGGCTTTTGAGTTCTATACACTATGCTCGATCCGAAGAAGAAGGTGGATAATTTGATAGGGCTGGTGAGTGGAACAAGTGCGTCCGCACAGCCTACCTCTTCGCTTTATCAGGCAATCCATGTGGAGCCGAGTAAAGAGCCCGGCTATGTGGTAACAGCTTCTCCTCTCCCTCCGAATGATCCATTGGCCTTCATAGGCTGTGTCGATACGGATACCCTGGGAACTAATCCCATCGTTGACAATGCAGATGGCAAGGCCTGGTATGTGGATTACTACCGCATGCTGGAAGCTTACATAAATTCTTCAGATTGGGCACTGGCTGATGGAAAGAACTGGCGCGCTCTGGCTGCTACTCCAAGGGCTTTACAGTCCATGTTTTCTTCACCCCGGCAGGCAGCTATGGCTTCTCTGGGTGAGCCCATGGTTCAACGGCGCATCATCCGTTATGGCCTGGCTAATGAATCAGACTTGGCTGAGCGCATTGAAGATGCCGTATCGTGGGAACGGAGGCTGCATGTCATCTCGCAAGCACTGGCACGATCTGGATGGAAGCCAGGCAGGATAGGACTGCATGCCGGAACAGATACCGTATTCGCCATCGGAGAATGTGGCGGAGAAATCCCTAGCAAGGTTATGGCTATTGTCCATACAGCCTTAGGCGAAGCAGGCCTTGTGACTGAGGATCTCCGCGTAGCCCGGCGAGGGACATCTTCTGGCGGTCCATGGCAGGCCAGCTTTAGTCTGTTACATGAGGAGGATGATGACTTTGAAGATATCCGCCCCGAGGATATCGCTACTCCGGCCATCGAGCAGCATCCAGGCATGAAGTCTGCCAACTTAGCGCATTCAATTGCACGTTCATTAAAGACTCGCGTACCGGCATTCTCATCTCTCACCCTGGATACAACGTCGTTTATTCGGGATAAAAGAGGATGGCCGATGCTAAGGTTCTTTGTGTCAGTATGGGAAAAGTGGCCGATGTGGGGATCTGATGTCAAACCAGGAGAGTCTCCGGTTGTGACTTACTATAGCACAGAGGACATTATCAAAGCCATAAAAGATACATGCGCTGAACTTGGGCTAGTGATGTATCCATATCCTCATCAGGATGTCCAGGTAATAGATGGCATCTCTATAGAGAAGCATGTGCATCATTACTCAATTGTGTTCCTAACCCATGGAGTTGAGTATCTATCCAAGTCCCCTCTTTACCAAATTGGAGAGTCTAAGTCTCCGGTTAAAGATACCGAGGGATCACTGGATCATCAGTATCTCAGTAAAGTTAGGGATGTCCTCGAAAAAGATGCAAGCTGGAAGATGTTGATCGCATCGGTTCGCCCTACAGAGTATCCCCTCAAAGAGAGTATCCTGATTCGTGCAACTCTTAAACCTCGCTATCCCATGTGCGAAAGAGAGGCATCAGAATGCGTAGAGTCTATCCTTAAAGATGCGAATCTTTGCCCAAAAGTTATCTTTTGCCGTATGCAGGAGGATGGCAACTACGGTGTGTCCTGGAGGATGAAGTCACATGATCACGATAAAGATCGCCGGGAGATTATCATCTGTGAGTCTGGGATAAATCCCGCCGATGCTCCTCTGCTGCAAGATGACCAGGATGCGCTGGGAGACCTATCCAAGTTTAAGCGCCTTGTTGGGATGGTTATGTCCAATGCTCCACGGGATATGGAACTTTCGCAGGCTACGAGCAGGCCTACATGTGATCTGAGCCGAGCATCTGAGTTTACGGCCCGGATTGAAACTCAGCATGTGGACGTGACATCCATCAGCCGTTTCATCCTGGACTCCATGGACATGCTGAACATGCACCCGGTGCATGCACCCAATCCATTCTCAAGTATCTCCTACAACGGGTATCAAGTATCTGTGCGCATCCCTTACACCCGAGATGCGATGGCTCGAAAAACTTTAAGATACGATGCGGATAACGGGGCATCTATCGATGATAAGTTTCAAGTCTCCGAGGCAGATGAGTCTGGCTTAGATCCTTCAGATGTAGAATGGGCTCGGCATACGCTATCGAAGGTTGATCCGTGGTGGAATGATCGGCGAAGGGTATTAGACATTTCGACTGAGTTGCATAATGCGGGATTTGATGGAGATGTTACACTCTTTGTCCAGCCCAGGGAATACAGCGCCAGATCCTATACCCCATTGTTTGGAACTTTTATCGTTCATCTAAGGGCGCTTAATCCCGAGGAGGTAAAGGATCGGAAGGATGTATGTGCCAGGGTGAATTCCATATTTCAAAAGTTCTTCGACATCGACATCCAGCCCTACAGCATACGGGAGCAGTACGAGGGCAAGTGGAAGCACTCCTCACGGGAGGATAGGCGTTCCCACATAGGATGGTATACTATCTTGATCGGCAGTGTAACTCTTCGTAACACTCCCAAGAAGGGAAGTTTTTCTCCTGAAACCATCACCATCGCCATTGGTGAGTCCGAAGATATACAACCCTCCGAGTTATGGAGATCTTTCACTTGGGGATGGAAAGTAAAGCATGTAGAATCAGGCCCCATGTGGTATAATCGGGGATTCTATGTCTATAGAGGCGCTTACTGGACTCCTTACGTTGATAGTGTCTACTACGGCCCGTCTGCAATTGGCATCCAGCGCTTTATCAATTACATGGAATGGCTGGAAGCTACTTGGCAGCCGGTGGGTAAGGAAGCCCCTTATGACTGGCTTGTGCGGGCATCCAAATTGAAGAAAAGGGAGGAGTTCGAGCGGCTGAATCCTCCGAAGGCTGAAGATATCCTGGGAGAGAGTGCTGAAATAGATCCGGCTGATCTGTGGAAATCTCATATCGCCGGATGGAGAATAAAGCAGGCATCCTCCGAGGAGAGTAGTGTAGCGCTAACGGGATACTACATCTACAAGGGAGATTCCTTTAAAGACTCTGTCGGAAGTAGGCTGCGCTGGGGAAATGATCCAAAGGGCATAGAGCGCGCGGCCCATTACATGAACTGGCTGGAACGGGAATGGGAGCCCTATGTCTATGGTGAATATATCCGTGTAAGCGACTGGCTGGATATAGCAAGAGTCAAAGGCAAGGAAAAGGAGTACGTTAAACTCTTTCCCGAGGCTGCCACGCCCGATCCGATGCAAGAGGATACCCCCGAAGAAAAGATAGATCCCTGGGAGTTGCTCTACTACACAGATCCCAGTGTGCAAGAGCGCGCGATGCTGTCGAGCCTGGCTGCCAAGATAAAGTCGATGGGCTACACGGGCGGGCTAAGCTCGGACATGATCGGGAGTGGTGGAGTAGTAGAACTCTACCTGCACACAGGCGTCTACTGGGATAAGGTCAATTATCCCGACATTGCAAAGCAAGAGGATGCCCTCCTTAAAGAACGTGCAGAAGGATTGAATAAAGCCGTAGTGGATCTTCTGAGAAAGTATCGCTACGAAGTGGATACTCTTACTGCCACTCAAGGCCACGACTTCAACTGGGCCACCGACAATCTTGTCAAAACCGGATGGGGCACCGATCTATACGCCCCTAAAGAGGATAACGACTCATACATCGAGATTATACTAACGGGATACGTCCTATTCAGACGTCCCGATTACCGAGGGCCGTACAGCGCCAAAAGCTTCCGGTCTAAGGATAAGAAGATGACCATCACGATCCCCGAGGCCCTGGAAAACCATCCCCTCGACCTGACAATAGAAAGTATGATCCAGGACAACTCCAACGAAGAGATGGGCGTAGACATGAGAGATATCTACAACCAAGCCTTCAGCCAAAGCCTGGCCGCAACCAAAGCCCCTCTCAAGAAGATGGCCGACCATCTCAAAGGACTAGGATATACCGGCACCATCCGAATAGTTCCCTCCCTATTCGATAGGCCCAACAATCTGCATACGTTCATCCTCATCCCCAAAAACGTAGCCCCCAGTATGACGCCAATCATACAGAGCGAGGAAGATGTTGATGCCGCAATAGAAGCAGCAGGTTACCAGGACTACGCCAAGAAAGAAGCCCCAGGCAATAAGTATTACACCATCTTCGATAGTTACTCCTATGCCCGCAAAGGTGTAGAGGCCCTCTACCTCAAAGCACAATTACCTATCCTGGGGCCTAGACCTCTCTATACCGTGGAATACTCCTTCTGAAGAAGAACAGGGGATAGCACATTCCCGAACGGTATCATCCAGGATCTATTCCTGCACATATTCCCCTATAAGCCCCGAGCGGGAATACCTACACCGCTATTAGCCTAATGCAGACGTAATCACCCAGTGTTTATGTGGGTGACCTCGATCCTTTTCTATCAAATACGCTGGCAAACTAATTTGCGAATCTATAATTTACGTGAGCAAAAAGTGACGTTGAGCCCCTTGACAGAAGGGTATTTTAGCAGTTTACTCTTCTCTAAAGAGAAGAGTATGTGGAGAGGAGCGGGTGATTATCAGCCCCTATCTTACCGCCAATTGACCGCCAATTGACTGCTTATTGACCATGTATTGACCGTGGTATCATCCCGCGTATCCTCCATTTGTGCCATTTTGCTGGGCATTTCGCATCTTTTGAACATCCCAAGAAGAGGTCTAGGGGAGAGATGCCAGGATGCGTAAACCCTTGTAAATAGGGGGAGCGTCATGAAATTCTGTGGTGTTGACATTGGGGCCAAAAGCTGCTAATGTGGCTGCCTATGAGAATGGCCATCGTATCCGCCAATCGCCGAAGCATTCAATTCTCGAATAAGCCCTTCAAAGGTGCGCGCAAGATCCAGCTTATCCACAGAACGCCGGACTCCATTGACTCCATAATGCAAAGTCCTGGTTGGCCTGGCCTCCGGGCCTACATGTCCGTCTGTAATGCGTGCTGGTCGGATCTTCTATACATCATGGGTCGGAGCGGGCTCGTCCTGTTCTGGAAATACGGTGTGGCCGGGAAGACGGGGTATGGAGCGCGCGAGCGGAGGCCCAAGTTCCCACGCAAGATGTTTAATGGCGGATTCCTGGCCATGCACACAGATCTCACAGGGGATTTCTGCATACCCATCTACCAGCATTTCCATTGCAAGGAGAGAACGGATAGCGAACGACCTCAGAAGACTGGCTCATATTACTACTTGTCATACGACATCAAGCTAAACCCCAAAGTGTGCAAGACACCCAGGGAGAAACACGCTGCTCGGGAAAGAGGACATGCTGTTATTGATCTCCTGTGCGCGGATCATCCTAGAGTCGGGCCGTGGCTCAAGAAACATCCTGGAAAGCATGCTCATCAGTGGTTGCAGGAGAACTTTTAAATCACGGGCTTGACAACACACAACAAATAGTCCATCATCCGAATGCTATGGCAATGCTTCCCTCTATCCGCGCGTCTCTTCACTACGAAGACATCAACCTGATTCCCCAGCTAAAGCCGGGTGTCGTCCTCGATGCGAAGGTGCAGAACGAGATGTCTCGCGTCATCGTGCCTCCTATGGAGTCCATCGTTGGGGAGACATTTGCGGTGAGGGCGTTGCAACTGGGGCTGTCTGTTTGCCTGCCTCGCTTCAGATCTGTGGATGAGCAGAAGCAGATCTTTTGTGCCGTCAAGAAGCAAGTTTCGGAGGACGTGTTCTCGCGCAACCTGTATGTGGCAGTCAAGGTCAACGACATGAAGCGTGTCCAGGCACTAGGGCATCACAAGATAATTGTAGACGATTTGAATGGTTATGCCGCCGAGGCCATTCAGTTTGCGCGCACCCTGGTGGAAGAGGGCAAGTCTGTGATCACGGCCAACGTATGCACCCAGGAAGGGATATTAGCCTATCCGGTTGGAGCAGATGTCAGGGTCGGGATAGGCTTGGGGTCCACCAGCAATTCTGCCGTGTTTAACGGGGTCACCAGGGGCGCAGTTACATCCATACTCGATTGCGCTGATAGAGGCGAAGGTCGGCGCATTATTGCAGACGGAGGCATCAAAAACCCCGCCTGCGCGGCCAAGGCTTTTGGATTGGGGGCCAACTATGTGATGATGGGCTACTATTTCAAGAGAGCCTTTTCGGCCCAGAACGTCCTCGACCAGAATTATGATTACCACGGCATCGAAAGTGCTTCGCAGCATTTTAAGACAATGGGCAGCATAGAGCTGCCGACCGAGGGATACACCATCCATTACGACAAGGGCGATGTCTGCAATATACGTACCCTGGTGGAAGATCTCTGCTACGGACTTTCCAGCGCGGTCAACTACAGTGGGTTTAACACCCTTCACGGTTTCATCGGCAACGGCGCGTTCGAGATCAATCACCCAAGAGAATGAGACCACCTTCCATCCATGGCCCGCAATACCTGGCTATCACAATCCTGCTTTATTGCATCGCATTTCGAGTAGCGGTAGCCGGGGTATACATTCTGATGCGGATTATCAAGGAGTGGAGGAACAAAATATGAATGATTCAAAAGATGCAAAGACTCAAGAACCGACGCGCTACGTGCTCGGGCTGATGTGGCGGAGCGACAATATTTCCCTCGTTGTGATACGAAAGAAAAAGCCCGCATGGCAGGCAGGCCTGCTAAACGGCGTGGGCGGAAAGATTGAGCCCGGCGAAACCGAGCTGGAAGCCATGATCCGCGAGTTCAAGGAGGAGACCGGTGTAGACACGGCGCACGTAGGATGGCGGAAGTTTTGCGAGATGCACGGCGAGGGATACATGGTATCCTGCTTTACAGCGAAAAACGCCGAGGCCTGGCATAAGGCAAGGTTCACTGAATACGAGGCTGTCGAGAAGCGCAATCGGATGTGGCTGGTCTGGGAGGAGTGCGTTCCCCATCTGCTGACGCTTATCGATCTCTCCCTGGACAAAACAATACCGGAAGGTTCCTTTGCCACCCTTCATTTCCCACGGCACTAAAACCCACCTACACCTATGTTCAAGTATATCCTCTTCGAAGACGAGCAATCCCTCCCCCACCTGCGCATCTTCGATTTCCTCTCCGAGAGCCACGCCGATGTAAAGAATTCGGCCCCTCCGGGGTGGCATGTCGTCGGGGCCGGGGAGTTTCATTGCGAATCCATGTCCCTTATCCGTGGATCTGTAACACTCAATATGGCGCACACTAAAGAGGGGTGTATCGACGACACCAAGCTGGCCAATCAACTCTATAACGCGGCATGAAGAATCGAATGAGACATCGAATGCACCGCTACCTCGAAAGTCTCTGCGCTGAGCACTGCCGCCTGGAGCCAAATGCCAGACGGCTCCCGAACTGGCTGTTTAAAGTCGTTAGCTTTCTGGAGCACAGGCTCCGCCCCAAGCCCTACAAGTCTTACGCTGCGCACAAATAAACTCCCCTACAACACATGAAAAAGATCTCCTTCCCTCGCCCGATCCCGGTTCCCCTGTACTACCTGAAGCATCCTGCTCTCCGCCAAGTAGGCTGTCCAGTCTGCCACTCGCATAATGTCGCCATCGATCTGGGCAACACGGCTGTGGTGAAAGGGCCGGTAAAGCATCCGACTCTGGGGCCTATATTGGGCGAAGTATTCTCGGTGGTATGCCATTGTGCCATGGAGCATTCTTTCGTATTGCGCCTGGCCAACCACCGGAATACCTCTTTGGTGTGGACCGATGTCGCTATCGTTGCCACTTTACCGGATTCCATGGATGCTATTAAGAATGTCACGATAGATCCTCCCGTTGCCGCTCAGCAGGCATTCGATTTGTCCGCAGGAGGCAATGTGGTCACGGATCACATGGACAAGCTGGAAAAGACTGGCATCCTTGGCGACGAAGACAAGGCTCTCTACGACGCGATGCAAAAGCATCAGCCTCCCGCAAAACCTATCGACGAGATCCCAGGCAACAGTCTTGACGACGACCTCTACCACGAGGCCAAAGAGCCAGACGAGATGGATCATGAGCCGGAAGAGGGCAAGTGCGCAGAGTGCGAAGACACGGAGTGTAATAACAACCCGAATAATCCGACCAATCTGACCAATACTTTTCCAGGTGAATCTCCCAACACCGACTATTGCCATGCTGGTCTGTCTGTCACAGATTCTCTCTACGATATCAAGGAGTTTGGTGGCGTGCAGGATACTTGCATCTGCTGCCCCAACGTCGTATGCCCGGTAAACATGAAGGTCCAGAAGATGCTTCGCACTCGCAAATACAATCTGGACAGTTGTAACGGCGAGATTGTAACGAAGCCAATTGAGCCGCACGATAGATTTTTCGAGGAACTCCAGGAGATCCACGAAGAGAGGCTAGACCATTATGAGAAGGCCCTCAAGAGCCAAAGTCTCAATATCCTGCCCAATGTCGCAAAGAGGCTTTTGGCTAACCTGGCCGAAGTGAATAAGCTGAGCATACCCTCCTTCATAAAGGTCTACAAATTGAGGGAACAACTGGTGAGGGAAGAAGTTGGCTTGCGAACGGTGTTATGCAAGATCCTGAGCATGCAGCCCGAAGATCCCATGGATGCACCGGCCTCGGAGGCCAGCCCGCAGCCGAATAAAAAGCTTGCTAATACGAAAAATGTAGACAATAATGCTCCCAAGAAAGCACTCGTGCCTGGGTGCCCGGAGAAACTCACGGTGAGCCAGGCCAAGAGCGATCAGTGCCAGAAGTCTTTCTGCAAGGGCTGCGAGAAGACCAGTTGTCCGGCACATCCCGATCATAAGCCAAAAGTATGAATAAGACCACGAACAAGCCAAAAACTAAATGGGCACGCGCCAAGCGTCGGGAGGGGATAAAAGCCTGGAACGAAGTTCCTGCTCCATCCGTCCTTATCGACGTCCTTAGCCAAATCAGCGCTCCCAGGGCAGTCTTTGTGGAGGTCAGCATAGTTATTGCCGAGGCGGTTCTCCCCAAATTCGAGGCAAAGCTGCCCAAGGACACCCGACCTCGGCGGGCGATAGATACGGCCAAAGCCTGGCTCAAGGACGGGACCGTATTGAATGGCGATGATCTTGTTGGGGCTGTCTGGGCTTCTCATTCTGGTCGAGTACTGGCTCGGGATGTTTCTTACGCTGCCTGGACCGCTTACTATGCTGCTTGCACCGCCCACGCTGCTGCCGATACCAAGTCTAATGACGCCTATGCCTATGATGCTACGGTCCACTATGCTTCCACTACGGTTTCTCATGCCATCGACGCAGGCCTTGATTGCCAGCGCGCGATGGGCATCATTAAGAAGATAGGACACAAGCACTTTAAATTCCTGCGCGAGGCTAGCACAAATGAACAAGCCAAAGGCTAAAACCACGGGCCTGACTAAACTCGCTCGGGATCGCATCAAATACCAGGCGGAGATCAAGGCCTGGAACAAAGCTGATACCCTGAGGGAGGCCATCCACGTCCTTGCGGATATCAAAGCTCCCCAAGCGGCCTTTGTAGAGATCGGCATAGCAGCCGCTGTCGCAGTTCTTCCCGTGTTCGAAAAGAGTCGCCCCGATGATCCTCGATCTCGCAAGGCAATAGAGGCGCTCAAAGCTTTGCTTAGGCGCGGGACAAAGATCGACGATGCCATTGTTCATGATACTAGTGCTGCTGCCTGGATTGCTGACCGGAACGCTTCTTATGCGGCCTGGTCTGCTTACTACGCCCTCCAAAGCGCTCAGAGCAAGGATACTTCGGCGTATTATGCTTACTATGCAGTTTCCCATGCCGTTGGAGCGGGTCTTCGCCACCAGCGAGCAATAAGGATCATCAAGCGAATCGGGCACAAATACTTCGCATTCCTGAGCAAGCGCTAAGCGAATGAGTGCAAAACTCCAAGCTCTAGACCCTGCCGAATTTGTCCAGTCCTATACCGCAGACAAGTACAAGATGGAGATTGGCGCTTGGGACAATGCTACCACTCCGGGGGATCTTCTCTACGCCCTTAAATCTCTCAAAGCTCCCTGCGCAGCCTACGTAGAAATGGGAATAATCATTTCCGAAGAAGCTCTTTCACAATTTGAGGGTGTGTATCCCAATGATCCTCGGCCTCGACAGGCAGTAGACGCTGCTAAAGCCTGGCTTAAGAATAGAACAGCGGCCAATGAGGGTGCTCTTAATAAGGCTACCGATAATGCCTACGCTGCTTATAACGCTAAGCTCCAGGCTGCCAGTATCACTTCTGAAACTAGCCGTGCTTGCAAGGGCAAGGAGGTTCAATTTCGTGCGGCTCAGGCTGCTGCACAGGCCGCTTCTGCTGCACAGGCCGCTTGTAGTGCTTCTTGCCACATATGTGATGCTGATGCCGAGATTGACTGTGCTTCTTGTGCAGCTTCGGCGACTGCTGGGGTAGCTAACGATGTTGCCCACTATGCCGTCAGGGCAGGTCGCCCCGTTAAAGATGTGATGGACATCATCAAGGAAGTAGGGCATAGATACTACACGTTTTTGAAGCAGAGCTAAATGAACACAACAACCGAGATCACAGTCCCAGCCGAATTTGTTCGAGCTTTCACGGCGGACAAATACAGGAAAGAGATTGTGACTTGGCATACATCTTCTGCCCCGAGTGATCTTGTCATGGTTCTTAGAAACCTCAAAGCTCCCAGGGCAGCCTTCGTAGAGATTGGCGTAGCCCTGGCCGAGGGAGTTCTTCCAAAATACGAGAGCAGATATCCAGCAGATCTCCGCCCTCGGAAGACAATAGACGCTGCAAAAGCTTGGCTTAGAGATGGATCAACAGCCAATGCTCAGGTTGCTGACAGGGAGACCCAGACTTTCTATATCATCACAAAAGTGGCCGACGCTATTAGCTCAAATAATGCTACCATTAGCGCAAATAATGCTGCTTATGCGGCTGCTTGCGCTGCCTGGGTTGTCACTGCTGCCCTCTCTAATGTTTCCGTCGTTATGGCTGTCACTTACGCCATGAATGCAGGTCTCTCTCACCAATGCGTAATTGATATCATCAAAGAAGTGGGTCAGCGATACTTCGCATTCCTAAAGCAAGCCTGAATGAATGCAATAGCCGAATCTCTAGATCCAGCCGAGTTTGTCCGATCCTACACCACGGACAAATATGGGGAGGAGATTGCAGCCTGGAGCGGGGCTACTCTTCCCGAGGATCTCATCGACGTCCTTAAGGATCTTAAGGTTCCCCAGATAGCTTATGCAGAGATCAGTGCAGCGCTGTCAGAAGCAGTTCTCCCCATATTTGAAAAGGAGCATCCCGATGATCCCGAACCTCGGCAAGCCATAGGGATTATCAAATCCTGGCTTAAGGATCAAACAGAAGCCAATGTTCGAGCTGCTAAGCAACTTTGGGTTTTTCACGCTGCCAATACCTCTTCCGATGCTGCTGTCGATGATCCTGCTGGGGCTGCTGCTTATGCGGCCCATACTGTTCTTTGTCATGCTATTCTTTCCATCGCTTCTCCTTTTCCTGCTCTATCTGCCCAACGGGCTGCTTTTACAGCCAGCCGGGCGGGCCTCCCTAACCGGCGCGCGATGAGCCTGGTAAAAGAAGTGGGCCACAAGTATTTTGCATTTTTGAGCAAGGGCTGAATGAGCACGACACTCCAAATTGTAGACCCCGCCGAGTTCGTGAAAGACTTCACGACGGCCAAGTATGCGCGGGAAATCAAGACCTGGAATGATCCCTCTTCTACCCCTAAGAATCTTGCCCATATCCTTCTCGATCTTAAAGCCCCCACGGCAGCCCTCGCAGAAATTGGTCTAACGTTGGCAGAAGAAGTTCTTCCGGTGTTTGAGAAGAAGTGCCCTAGCGACCCCCGGCCCAGGAAAGCTGTAAAGGCGGGAAAAGCCTGGCTTAAAGACAGAACGGAAGCTAATTACAATGCTGCTCAAATCAGCTCTTGGGCTGCTGCCGATGCTGCTCGGGCTGCCAGTGATGCTAATTCAGAAGATGCTTCCAATGCCGCCTGGACTGCCACTCACGCCCTTCACAACATCGAAGTTGCAGTTTTTTACGCGCGCTACGCCGGGCTTCCCAATCAACGTGCATTCGGCATCATCAAGAAGGTGGGCCACGATTACTTCGCATTCCTGAGTGAGAACTGAATGAGTGCAACAACCCGAACTGTAGACCCTGCTGAATTCGTGAAGTCCTTCATGGAGGACAAGTATAGCAGGGAGATCAAGAACTGGAACGAAGTTTACGCGCCAGAGAGTCTCATCTTTATTCTCAAAGATCTCAAAGCTCCCCATGTAATCTACGCAGAAATTAGCGTAGCCTTGGCGGAAGAAGTCCTTCCGAGATATGAAGAGAAATACCCCAAAGATCTCCGTCCCCGACAGGCGATAAAATTCGCCAGAGATTGGCTCAACGATAGGACAATGAACAACGCTGCTTGTGCTGCTTGTGCTGCTGCCGCTGCTGCCGCGCGCGAGGCTGTTGATGCTGCCAATAGCGATATGTGGGCTGTTAATTCTGATGATTCGAATGATTCTGATGATTTTACGGTCGTTACCCCACAGGCCGTTAATGCTGCTCGGGCCGCGTATGATGCGGTTTCTTCTGCTGCCTGGGCGGGTGCCCACGTTACTCGGGCAGCTTCCAACATCAATTATGCTTCTCACTACGCGGGCCATGCCGCCGATAATGCCGCCAGAGCAGGTCTTTCTGATCAGCGCATAATGGACATCATTAGAGTAATAGGGCATAGGTATTATACGTTTTTGAAGCAAAACTATCGACATTACACTTTTGAAGTAAAGACGAATGAGCACAATGACTGAGGCTTTAGACCCGGCTACGTTTGTCCAGTCTTACCTGGTGGACAAATATAAGGCTGAGATTGTAGCCTGGAACGAGGCTCCCTCTCCAAACGCTTTTATCGATATTCTTCGGGATCTCAATGCTTCCAAAGCTGCTTTTGTAGAGATCTGCGTGGCGTTGGCTGAGGAAGTTCTTCCGGTGTTCGAAAAGGAATTTCCCAAAGATCTCCGCCCTCGGAAAGCAATAGAAGCAGCCAAAGCCTGGCTTAAAGATCGAACAGCCGCTAATACCCGAGCTGCTGCTGTTGCTTCTGATGCCGCTTCCAATGCTGCTGTTAATTCTACCGCTATTAAACTTGTTTCTGTTCTTGAAACTTGGTCTGCTTCTGTCGTTGTCGGTGCTGCTGCTTGGGCTGCCAGCAGAGCTGCTAGTGCTGCTGCTGATACTTCTTATGCTTCTGACTTCACATTTTGCACCGCTGACGATGCCACTAGAGCAGGTCTTCCTGGGCATCGTATAATGGACATCTTCAGGGAAGTGGGCTACAAGTATTATGCGTTTTTGAAGCCAAGATGAATGAGCACAACAACCATAGATCCCTCCGAGTTCGTTAAGTCTTACACTGCGGAAAGGTATAAGGCTGAGATTAAGGCCTGGAACAAAGCCATTACTCCAAGTGCTCTCATCAACTTCCTTAGAGCCTTCAAAGCCCCTAAGGCAGTCTTTGTAGAGATCGGCATAGCGCTTGCAGAAGAAGTTCTGCAAGAATTTGAGAAGAGATGCCCCAAAGATCGCTGTCCTCATCGAGCAATAAAAGCTGCCAAAGCTTGGCTTAACAATAGAACGGAAGCTAATGCCCAAGCGGCCCGCGTTAGGGCTACGGAGGTTTACGAAATTTCTTGGGCTTGTGCTACTTCTAATGACGCTGTTAGCAGTACTTATGCCGCTCGTACTGCGGCTTGGGCTGCCCACGCTGCTGAAGCGGAGACTCCTGTTGATGCCGCGTACAATACTGACAACGCGCTCGCTTATGCCCTGGCGGCAGATCTTCCTCCCGTACGCGCGCTTGACATCATCAAGGAAGTAGGATATAGATATTATACATTTTTGAAACAGAATTGATCGAATATGGCCGGATGAGCACGACAACCGAAATTGTAGACCCCGCTGAATTTGTCCAGTCCTTTACTGCGGCCAAATATCAGAGAGTGGTAGACGCCTGGAGCAATACTCTTTCTCCAGGATGTTTTATCAACGCTTTGGCATCCGCCAAAGCCCCCAAGGCAGTCTATGTAGAGATCTGCCTGGCGTTCGCAGACGAAATTCTGTCGGTGTTTGAAGAGAAGCACCCTGAAGACTTCCGCCCTCGAAGGGCAGTAGAAGCAGCCAGGGCCTGGCTTGAGAATAGAACCACTGCTAACGAAGAAGCTGCGCGCAAAGCTGCTGGGGAGGCTTCTCTCGTGGCTTTTATCTATTGCGACGACAACACCACTCGTGCTGCTACCTGGGCTACCTGGGCTACCGCTAATACCGCTGGGGCCACGTTTTCTTACGCTGCCTATAATGCTGTCCAAGCCGTTATCTACGCTATTGGAGCCGGTATTCCTCAACAGCATCTCATGGATATCATTCGGGATGTGGTCCATAGATACTACGCATTTTTGAGCCTGTGTTAAATGAGTGCGACCGCTGAAACTTTAGATCCTGCTACATTCGTTCAGTCTTATATTGTGACCAAGTATAAGAAGGAGATCGAAGCCTGGGGCAAATCTGCCATTCCAGAAGAACTCATTAGCATTCTTAAAGACCTCAGGGCTCCCAAGGCAGCTTTTGCAGAGATCAGCATAATTCTTGCAGAAGGCATTCTTCCTGCAATTGAATTAAGGCATCCTGGAGATCTCCGCCCACGTAGGGCGTTAGAAGCTGCAAAAGTCTACTTTAATAAAGATACCGAAGATAATGCTAAAGCCGTTACCGAAGCTATCGACCACGCATTTAAAGCCGAAGCCGAAGCTACCGGCCATGCTGAATCTGCTGCTGCTGCCTACGCTATTTGTTATGCTGCTCGTGCCTCTTGTGCCCGCAATATTGAGGAAGCGTCTAATAATGCTGCTTGGACTGCTTATTATGCCACGGCAACATTCCGCATAAAAGCATCCTATGACGCTGTTGAGGCGACTTCTGCGGTCCTTAACCAGCAGCATATACTGGATGTCATAAGGAAAGTGGGCCGCAAACATTTTGCATTCTTAAACAAGGCCAAATGAGCACGCTAACCGAAACTTTAAATCCTGCCGAGTTCGTTCAGTCCTATACCCTGCAAAAATATCGGAGGGAGATCGAGGCCTGGGGAAAAGCCGCTACTCCAGGTGATCTCATCAATGTTCTCAGAATCATCGGCGCTCCGAAAGCCACCTATGTGGAGATCAGCATAGCTCTTGCCGAAGAAGTTCTCCCTGTGTTTGAAAAGGAATGTCCTCAAGATCCCCGTCCTCGGCAAGCCGTAGAAGCGGCCAAAGCTTGGCTTGTGGGCGGGACACAGGCTAATGTTGAGGCTTCTGCAAAAAGTGCTGAGGGGGCTTTTAATGCTGTTTGGAATATTAACGCGCTTATGGCAGGGGAGGCCAGGTATGCCGGTCGTGTTGCCTACTGCGCTGCTTATGCTGCTGCTTATCCTGTGAGTAATGCTGATCAAGCTGCTGTCACTTTCGCTATTGCCTACGCTGTTACCACTTCCGTAGGATATGCCTCTTACACCGCTGCCTGCGCTGATCAATCTGCCCAGGCGGCTTATAGTGCTGCTTATTATGCCGTTGAAGCAGGCTTTTCTAATCGTCTTGCGGTGGATATCGTTAGAAGGGTGGGCTGTAGGTATTTTGCATTCTTGAGGAAAACCAAATGAGCCCGACAGCCAAAATTGTAGACCCTGCCGAGTTCGTTCAATCCTTTACTGCGACCAAGTATAAGGAGGGGATCGAGGTTTGGCGTGATGCTGAGACGCCAGCGGATCTTATTTTTGCTCTTCGAACCCTTAAGGCCCCCAAGGCAGCCTATGCCGAAATTAGTGCAGCCCTTGCCGAAGAAGTTCTACCGGCATTCGAAAAGAAGTACCCTTGTGATCTTCGGCCTCGGAAAGCCGTAGAGGCTGCCAAAGCTTGGATTAAGAATAGAACAGCGGCTAATGCCAGGGCGGCAGAAGAAGCTTCCAACGATGCGTGGCATGCTGCCGATTATGCTACCGACGCTACCTTAATGATGGTTGCCAATGATGGTGCTGCTGATGCAGCTTCTGCTGCCTACAACGCCGCTGCTGTTGCTTCTGCCGCCTACCCTATTTTCAATGCTTGCCATGTCGAGGGTGATTACACCATCTATGCCATTTACGGCACCGTTGACGCCGCCAAGACGGGCATACCCAATCAGCGCATACTGGACACGATCAAAGAAGTGGGCTATAGATATTTTTCGTTCTTGAAGCCGAGCTGAATGAGTACAGCGAATGAGTACAATGAGTACGACGACTGCCATCATAGATCCTGCTGAATTTGTCCGGTCTTACACCGAAGCCAAATACTGGAAGGAGATCAGGAGCTGGAATGAGGCTGAGGCCCCGGAGGATCTTATCGATGTCCTCAGAGTTCTCAAAGCTCCTAAGATAGCCTTTGTAGAGGTTGTTGTAGCACTCGCCGAAGAGGTTTTTCCGACGTTCAAGAAGAAGCACCCCAAAGATCTCCGACCTCGGCAAGCAATAGATGCGGCCAAAGCTTGGTTTAAGGACCAAACGGAAACCAATACTAATGCCGTGAGGGTTGCTGCCATTGCTGCTAATAGAGCTGCCCATGATTGTGCTGCCCGCGCCGATTGTGCCGCTCAGGCTGCTACCGACAGCGCTTACGTCGCTGGCAATGCTGCTTCTATCACTGCCTATATCGATGATGTCGAGTATCCTGTCGCCTATTCCACTGTTGTTTCTTATGCCTGCATCGCTACCAGTAATGCTATTCGGGCAGGTCTTTCCGTCGAATGCGCAATGGATATCATTAGGAAAGCGGGTCATAAGCGTTTTGCATTCTTAAGATTAGATTAAATATATCTTGAAATGGAGGCAAGAATTGTCTATCCTGCATACGAACCGATAATATGAACACGGACACTACCAGGACGGAGAAACTCTTGCTTAGCATTGCTGCCGATTTCAAGCGGGGTGCCCAGCCAATGAATCCGGCATGGCTGAGTGAGAATAATGTGGAGTTGAGGGAACTCGAAGCCCTCGGGAGCAAGCTCGACATTATCATCCGAGGGTGGGCTCTGGCACCAGGTAGAGTCCGGGCTGCGATCCTGGCTTGTGCACTTTCTGATGACAAACAGTCAGCCGAGTACAAGGCGACCGTGGTGCTGAAGGCAATAGAAGGGATTTGAAATGAGCATAGAAGTGTGGGTGGATACGGAGGATCTGGCCGATGTAATCAACGGCAAGAAGACGAAATTTATAGGGCACTGCTACGAGGCGAAGGACCGGTGGTGTGCTCGGTACAAGGTAATATTCGGGATGGACTGGCATGTCCGCGAAGTCGATGGGGACTGCATCACAATGGAGAAAAACGCATGATCACGCTCGTAAAAGGAATGCTGCGCCAGGAGGCTGCAAAGCTGAAGTTTCCGTGGTGGCTGGGCCGGGTAGCCCACTGCCCAAATTGCGGCGGGCAATTCAAGTTGGAGAAAAACGACAGCGTCAATGACATGAATCAGCGCGAGGACTTACCGCCCCACGCCGAGGTTGTGTGCCCAACGGTAGGATGTAGCCACATTATCTGGCTAAGGCGATGACTACCCTCTGCAAAAAATACCTGGAGATCGTCCGTAACTACAAAATAGTTGAGCGTGATGCCACTCGGCAGCGATGAAAAAGCCAAAGAAAAGAGTTATGACACCGATGAAAAAGCCAAAGAAAACACTGGAGATCGAGACTACGGTGGCAGTTGTAGAAGAGATTGCCGAGGCCACAATGAGTGTACTGACGATTGGCAGCTTTTCGAGCGATCTTTTTAGCTCGAAGACGCGCCGGGTATGGAGACGTGCAACCACCATGGCTGATCGCTATAAGGACTGCGACGTGGATGTCAATTTTATATTACCTACTTTGGCAAATACGAAAAAGAAGAATTGCACATTTACCGTGTCAGCTCCGGTGCGCGAGAAGATTACCCGAGGTTAAACCATGAATCGCGGCCAGGCCAGAAAGTTCGCTTTGGAGTGCAGTACTCCAACCACAGAGATCATATACATGGAGACCCCTCATTCTGAATCCCGAGAGATGGGAAAGATCAACTGGCACGTTAAGTGTGGTGACACCTTTACCATCAACGGCATTACAGTGCGCGTGAAAGGCCACGGTCCCATTGACTCTCTGCATCAGCGCGCGCTGGTAGGGCCTGCTCCTGCCGATCACGATCCGAACGGGGTGGCACCACATTAATTTAAGTTTTTGATTGCAATTTCACAGGGATCACTTAGGGTAGCAGTTGTAACGGTGGTTAAACCAATAAACCAATGAGTAAAGAGCAGATGTCCAAGGCCCAAGTCGAATTGCTGCTGGCCATCAGCCACGGCAGGAAATACGTGGCGAGCTGGTATCCGAGTGCAAACAAACTCGTGGCATATGGCTACGCGCAGTGGGTGGGAAACAAGCTCGAAATAACCGAGGCCGGACTTCAGGCTCTCGCGACAAGACCGGAGGCAAAATGAAAGTAGTAGTCAACGAACATGATCACAGTTTTAACATCGTATTGACCGCCGAGTCCATGGCAGACATGTCTTCTATCGTGAGACTCGGAATGAACTCTGTCAAGGCGGTGACGTATAAGCAAGCCAATGTCTACCAGGGAGGGGCAGCAACCATGGACATCTCGTTTGACAAGCGTAGAAACGCGGGCTCAATCGTTCCAGTCAAGGGAGTAGTATAGCCCATGCAAAAGACCATCCATATCACGCACCAGGTAGTCCTCACCTATGACAAGGCCAAGTTCACCAAGGAGTTCATGGCCAACTTCCAGGCGCATTTCTACCCTTTTACGACTGTGGATCAGCACCTGAACCACATCGCATATTCCATAGTCAGGGGCACCGTTGCGCATTCGTCGGATTTTCTTGAAGGCTACGGCAAGCTTAGCAGTTGGGGTATTACGTGGGATCTGGTAACCTTAGAACCGGGAGAATAAAATGGCACGAGTAAAAGCAAAATTTTTCGTCGAGCTGCCCTCCAAGAAGGGCCAAAAGCAAAAGCAAAAGCGGCGTAAGCCTACTTCCAAGGAAATGGTAGAGGCTGACGACCTGCGGCTAGAGATCGAGTCCAGGCGGCACAGCTTAGAGTGTGCAAAGCAGGAGCTAGCCCGCGCGGAAGCCCGGTGCGAGCATAATGTCAATTTCGAAAAGGATATGGAAGGATACGTCGTCCGTAGCTGCTATATCTGCGGGCATCCCAAGGGCATCCTGTAGACATCCTGAATTAAGTTCTAGTAAGTGAATCTGATTATGCTAACGATTGTAGACAAAACTGTCGAACTGTTTCAAGAGGCCGTGGAGAACAGTGGCAACCATTACCTCTACTTTGAACTCGCCTACACCAAGCAGACCAAATGGATGTGCTGGCTTCAGAACCGGGAGGGCGGCGAGGATCACAAGTACAATTTCATCCCACCGGGCCAGGCCGATGAACCCGGTGTAGCCTGCGTGCCTATCAAGAACTTTCTCCAGGCATGGAAGAACAACGGATGGAAGCCGTATAACCCACCGGCTGTCCACCCCAATACGCCCCATCCGTTCGACGGCAAGTGGGGAGTGGCCGACGCTTCCTCGGAGGAAAAATGAGAGTATCATCCGGTGCATGCGAAACTGTAACAATCTAACGGTTTGGAAGCGATGAGAGTTACCCGACTAGTCTTAATCGAACGCGACATCAAGTGCTGCTACAAAGAGTGTCCTTACATGAAAGTCGAAGGGGCAGAGAGCTTGATGGTGTGCGAACATCCTGAAGCCCCGGAAGTGAATGGTCGCAAAGGACTTATTATCAGTCATCCCGACTGTATAATCGGATTTCCCAAGGAGTGTCCACTTGCCAAAATTACACCCACTCGATGGGACAAAAAACCATGAACACACGCACATTCATTAAGACCGGCCTGACCGCCCTGGCGGCAGCAATCGCGGCCCCGTTTATCGCCAGCAGGATCAAGCCGGTTACCACCGACGAGGTCAAGCGCGCCTTCTCCAATCCAATGGGCACGAGGAGTAACCCGGACAAGCGCTGCTTCTACCGATTGGACAGAAACGGGTGCAATCCCCACCGTCAGCCGATTTACTTTCTCGGCAAAGGCGACCTGTTTGTATTCGCTGATCCTGTCACCAAAGAGTGTTCACGAATCCATATCGTGACGGAGAAGCCACGGCTTGTTGAGGCACCAAAGGGATTTCCAGAGCCCCTGACCTGGTGCATCTCCTGCAAGCCATACAACGCGTGATCCCCAAAGGATGAAGACTATAGGTGAAGCATTCGTCCTGGGCCTGATGATCGGCATCCTGATCGGCGCACTGTTCACGACCATCTATCTTGTCTGCTATTACAGCCATGGCTATCGCCACGGTATAACACTCACAGAACTACCTAACTTATGAACGAATCGGAACTGAACGAATCGGAACTGCACGAATCGGAACTGAACGAATCGGAACTGAACGAATTGGAACTGCGTGGATGGAAACCGGTTGTGTCTGGCGTCGAGGACAACTGGATGCTTACCGCCACTTTCGCTGAGGACTTTAGACGTGACGGCTTCGAGATCGTTGATTCGCCGTCGTTCGAGAACGATGGCAATATCGTGCACGTGAAGACGTATCCTGTAACGTGTGAGATCGCTGCGATCCCGCCCATGGAGGCCGTGAAGAGCCCCAAAATATACGTGGAAGTTCGAAACTACTGCCGGTTCAAAGGCATCACCCACGTCTACCAGGTTGTCATCAGGCGCGAGGTAATCCGTGGATTGGTATCCCCAAGTCTGTATGTCTACGTCCGGGGGCGCAGGGTTGTTCCCGACGATCAACCGGCATCCACTACAAGCAGGAATCGTGAGAAGGTCGGGGATGCCCGCCTGGGGTTTTATCCCTACTTCATGGATGGCCAGCTTAAGTGGCATCCAGAACCCCGCATTGCCGCCGATCTACTGTACACCGAGATGGAGGGCAAGCTAGATGCTAAATCTAGCAAATTCGTTATTTACGCGGTTTACGAGGGTGAAAAAATGACACACCGCGTAGGGAAGACCCACGTAATCGACATTAGGGATCGAACCGTGAGGTTCTTTTCCTGGCTGGCAAACAGGGCTATGCCTTCTTACAGCGATTATCTCTATGTGACGGGCTTGTCCATCGCTATGCGTGCGACAAGCGACCGCGAAGCAGCAGTTAGTGCACTAATTCGTAGCTGCCAGACCCAGCTCGAAGAAGCCTTTACACGACTGTCCAGGATGCGGGAAACCAATCCCAGGTGGGAAATGGTGTTCCAGGAGGAGGGCACCACGCCTGATAACCCTGACTATACCCCAGTTGTAGCGGGTACGATGACCGTGTTGCCAGACAATACCCTGGCCTACCTGTTCGATGCGGGTGAGCCCCATCCCGGCGATCCCCGTCTTTCCACCAAAAAGCACTAAGCATAAATATTCAAGTATGACACAAGACGACCGGCTTACACTATTTTTAGGCCAGCTCGCGGATAGTAAAGAGCCGTTAGGCTTGACAGCAGGCGAGCGCGGATTTGCAGACGATTGCAGGTTTGCTTTCAATCTCTCCCCAAAGATGAAGAAGTTCGCCCTCAAGCTGTTCGATAAGTATGGCCGACTTATAGGCTGGAAGAGCCTGGAAGAGCCTCCTCACTAGCCTTGTGCTGTAGTTACCTACAGCATGAAGTGTCGGATCAAAGACTGCCACGGTTACGTGGCTCCCCACGCAACTGAGGAGTCGCGCGTACACGATCTTTGCCCGGCTCATTCCGAGGGCCTTTTAATGACGGCGGAGGAAGTTGTAGACGAAGCTTTAGACCCTGCCGAGTTCGTTAAATCCTTCACAGCAGCCAAGTACAGGGATCAGATCAGGCGTTGGGACAAAGCTTCCACCGTGGGGGAGGTCATCGAGATATTGCAACATCTCCGCGCGCCAAAACGAACTTATGCAGAAATCAGCATAGCCCTTGCCGAAAAAGTTCTTCCGGTGTTCGAAAAGGAATTTCCCAAAGATCTTCGCCCCCGGCAGGCAGTAGAGGCTACCAAAGCCTGTCTTAAGGACCAGACGCCAGCAGTTGTTCAAGCGGCGGTTAATGCCGCTAATGGTGCTAACGATGCTTCTATCGCTTCCACTATGCACGCTGCTGCTTCCAACGCTGCTTCGGCTGCTTCCAACGCTGCTTGGACTGGTGCTGACGGTGCTGACGGTGCTGGCGTTGGTGGAGCTATGTGGGCTGCCGTTGATACTGCCAACACTGCTGCTTATGCTATTAACGCGGGCCTTACCAAGCAGCATGCGTTGAACATCATCCAGGAAATTGGTGAGAAATACTTTTCGTTTTTGGCCCAATGGGTCAGGAATCCCAAGGCTGAAAAGGTAGCGGAAGCCGACGAAACTTTAGATCCTGCCAAATTCGTTAAGTCTTACACCACGACTAAATATAAAAATGAGATTGAGCGCTGGAACAAAGTTTCCACCACAGGGGATGCCCTCGCAATACTGCAATTTCTCCGCGCTCCGAAGGTAGCTTACACAGAAATTAGCATAACACTAGCGGAAGAAGTTCTTCCGAAGTTCGAAAAGAAGTATCCTAAAGATCTCCGCCCTCGGAAAGCTATAGAGGCTGCCAAAGCTTGGACTAAGAGTCAAACGTCAGCAAATGTTCAAGCGGCTACTTTTGCTGCCGATGCTGCTTACAACGCTTCCGTCGCTACCTTCGCCAATGCTGCAATGGCCGCTTCTAATGCAGCATTGGCTGCTTCCAATGCTGCTGCTCAGGCTGGCGCTGATACTACTGAACGGGCTGCTATCAATGCTGCCAATGCCGCTTATAACGCTATTAGTGCAGGTCTTACCAAGCAGCACGCGTTGGGTGTCATTAAGGGAATTGGTGAGAAATACTTTTCGTTTTTGATTCGAGGCTGGGGTAAGCACACGTCTGAAAAGGTGGCGGAAGCCGACGAAACTTTAGATCCTGCTGAGTTTGTTCAGTCCTTTACTGTGGCCAAATACAAGGATGAGATTGAGCGTTGGACCAAATCTCCTACTGTGGGGACTCTTATCGGCGTCCTTAAAGCCATCAAAACCTCCAAGGCAGTCTTTGTCGAGATCGGGATAGCTATTGCCGAAGAGGCTCTCTCGGTGTTCGAAAATAAGCACCCCGGAGATCTCCAAGATCTTCGCCCTCGGAAAGCTTTGGAAATAGCTAAAGCCTGGCTTAAGGATCAAACGGAAGCTAATGCTCAGGCTGCTCAGCATGTAGCTTATGAGATTTACGACGCTTATGTTGATTATGGCACTAACGCTGTTGCTTATGCCGCCCAAGCTGCTGCTTATCCTAAAGCTGCGGGCAGCTATGTCACTTATGCTGCTAGTTCCGCTATTAAGGCAGGCATTCCTTCTCAGCGATTAGTGGATATTATTCGAGAAATAGGGCATAAGCATTTTGGATTCCTACCCCAAGGATCGGGTGAAACAGCAGCAGAGCCAGTTGTAGACGAAGCTCTCGATCCTTCCGAGTTTGTTCAGTCCTATACCACAGACAAGTATAAGAAGGAGATCAAGACTTGGAATAAAAATAGTACTCCAGGGAGCCTCATTGACGTCCTCAAAGCTCTCAAAGCCCCCAAGACAGCCTACGTAGAAATAGGGGTAATTCTTGCAGAAGAAGTTCTTCCGGTGTTCGAAAAGGAGTTCCCTAAAGATCTCCGCCCTCGGAAAGCTATAGAGGCCACAAGAGCCTGGCTTAAAGACAGTTCATTAGTTGCTGGCGATGTTGCCGCTGGAGCTATTAAGGCTGCCGATGAAATTGAAGCTTTTAATAAGGGCGACAGTAACTTTAAGGTCTGGAATACTCACGCCAAGGCCACTCATGCTGCTAAAGTGGCTGCCTTTGCTGCTTGGTCCGCCTTTGCCTCTTCTAACGTAGGCTTGGCAATTTCTAGCGCGCATTACGCCACTATTGATGCCATAGGCGCGGGCCTCACCAGCCAGCACGCGATGGATGTCGTTAGGGAAGTTGGCGGGAGATACTTTTCGTTCTTAACTCAAGGATCGAGTAAAAAGGTAACAAAGGCAGTTGTAGACGAAGCTCTAGATCCTGCTGAGTTCGTTCAGTCTTATAATCTGGCCAGGCACAGGAAAGAGATCGAGACCTGGGGAAAAGTTTACAGTCCGATGGCTCTTATTAACGTACTGCACACTCTCAAAGCTCCCCAGGCAGCCTTTGTACAAATTAGTATAGCCCTGGCCGAAGAAGCTCTTCCGAAATTTGAAAAGAAATATCCTAAAGATCTACGACCTCGGAAAGCCATAGAAGCGGCTAAAGCCTGGCTTAAGGACGGAACAACGGCCAATGCTGACGCTGCTGAAGCCGCTGGTAAAGAAGCCATGGCGGCTGTTGCTATGACTAATCGTAGTAGTAGTCCTTACATGGCTTCTCGGGCCGCTGCTCGGGCCGCTGCTCAAGCCGCTTACATCACTTGCGTTTCTCCCACTAGCGACCATGTTTACGCTTACGCGGATGCCACTGCCCTACACTCGGGTAAAGCGGGTGTACCCAAGCAACGTGCGATGGATATCATCCGGGAAGTGGGGCACGCATATTTTGGGTTCTTAGCCCAGGGATCAAGTAAAAAGGTAGCGGAAGCCGATGAGACTTTGGACTCTGCCGAGTTCGTTAAGTCCTACACTACGACTAAGTATCAAAAGGAGATCGAAGCCTGGAATAAGGCTACTACTCCTGATGCTCTTACCAGCGTCCTTAAGTCTCTTAAAGCTCCGAAGGCAGCCCGTGTAGAAATCAGTGCAGCTCTCGCGGGAGAAGTTCTTTCGGTGTTCGAAAATACATACCCAGGAGATCTCCGCCCTCGGAAAGCAATAAAAGCTGCCAAAGCCTGGCTCCAGGATAAGACAACAGCCAATGCCCTGCTGGCTGACGCTGCCGCTGACGCTGCCGATGAAGCTGCCTGGACTGCTTACTATGCTGCTTGCGCTGCCCAAGCTGATGTCGATGATGGCAGGCCTTCTTGTGCCGCTCATGCCGCTTGGGCTGCCTGGAGTGCCGCTCAGACGGCTACATACAACGTTGTTAACGATGCCCACGATGCAGCTAATTATGCCTTAAAGGCGGGTCTTTCTAACCAGCGCATAATGGACATCGTCAAGGATATAGGTGAAGGATACTTTTCGTTCTTAATCCCAGGCCAGCCCGGTAAAGTAGTCGAAGCTGGTGAAGCTTTAGATCCGTCCGAGTTCGTTAAGTCTTACCATACGAGCAAGTACAAAAATGAGATAAAGGCCTGGGGCACCGCCACCGCTCCAAACACTCTGATCGACATTCTCGAACGTCTCAAAGCTTCCAAGAATGCCTACACGGCGGTAAGCGCAGCACTCGCCGAAGAAGTTCTTCCTGCATTCGAGAAGAGATATCCTGCCGATCCTCGGCCTCGACAGGCAGTAGAAGCTGCCAAAGATTGGCTTGAAGGCAAGATAGTAAATAACGCTAATGCTGCCGCTCGTGCTGCCAGTGCTGCCTCCGATGCTCGGGCCACCGCCTATGATCGTCTCCCTGGCGTCGATAGAGATGCCGATGCCGCTGCTTACGCTGCTGCTTACGCCGCTGGTTCTACCACTGGTTCTGCCTACGGTGCTTACAACGCTGTTTATTACGCTGTTATGGCAGGCCTCCCCCAGTCGCGTGCCGTGGTTATTATCAAGGAAGTGGGCGAGAAATACTTTTCGTTCTTAGGTAGGGGTCCAAGTGAAGGCGTGGCTGAAGTGATTGTGACAAATTTGCTGGATGAAGTCTTAGATCCAGCCGAATTTGTCCGGTCCTATACCACGGCCAAATATCAGAAGGAGATCGCGGAATGGAACAAATCTACCACTCCAGAGGCTCTTCTCTACGCCCTTAAATCTCTCAAAGCTCCGAGAGAAATTTTTGTAGAAATTTGTCTGGCATTTGCAGAAGAAGCTCTTCCGATATTCGAAAGTAAGTTCCCTGAGGATCTCCGCCCACGTAAGGCTATAAAAGCCACCAAGGCTTGGCTTAGGAATAGGACAGTGGAAAATGCTCGTAAGGCTGACCGGGCTGCTTATGCCTCCGACGAGGCTGCCTCGGCTGCTATTAAGGCCTCGGCCTACGCTGCTGTTGCTTCTGCTGCTGCTCATGCTGCTTCTCGCGCGGCTTGGAGTGTTAATTCTGCACACGATGTTTTTATTGGCTTTGTCGGGAATACTACTTCGGCTGCCACCTGTGCTACTGAAGCAGGCATCTCTAACCAGCGCGCCATGGACATCGTTAGGGAAGTAGGCCACAGATACTTTTCGTTTTTAGACCAGGGCTCCACAGAGGGCGTGGCTGAGGCAATCGTAACAAATTTGCTGGATGAGACTTTAGACCCTGCCGAGTTCGTTAAGTCTTACACCACGACCAAATATCAGGACGAGATCGAGGACTGGAATAGGGCTATTACTCCGAAGGGTCTTATTGACACCCTTACAACTATCAGAGTTCCAGGGGCAGTTTTCGTAGAGATTAGCATAGCTCTCGCAGAAAAGACTCTTCCGGCATTCGAAAGGACGCACCCAAAAGAGCTTAAGCCACGGAAAACTTTGGAAGCAGCTAAAGCTTGGCTTAAAAACAGGACAAGTGCCAATGCCCGTGTTGCTCGTGCTGCTGCTGATGAAGTCGCCATTGGCATATCCGCTGCTAACGGTGCTCGGGCTGCCGCGTGGGCGGCTTACGGCGCTGCTTTTCCTGAGTCTGCCTCTCTTTTTACTGCATATGCCGTTGGTGACGCCGTTCACGGGGGCCTTACCAACGGTCAGGTGATGGACATCGTCAGGGAAATCGGCCATAGATACTTTTCGTTCTTAGCTCGGGGCTCGGGTGAAACTAATGAAGCCCTGGACCCCTCCGAGTTTGTCCGGTCCTACAACGCGACCAAATACCGCGAAGAAATAATAGACTGGACTAGTACTTCTACCCCAAAGGGTCTCATCTTTATTCTCAAGACTCTCAATGCTCCCAAAGCAGCCTTTGTCGAGATTGGCATAGCCCTTGCAGAGGAAGCTCTTCCGATATTTGAAAAGGAGTTCCCCGAGGATCTTCGCCCTCGGAAAGCTTTGGAAATAGCTAAAGCCTGGCTTAAGGATCAAACGGAAGCTAATGCTCAGGCTGCTGCTGATGCGGCGGCTGCCGCCTCTACGACCTGGTGGTCTTCCGATGCTACTGCCTATGCCCGTAATAATGCTGCTAGTGCTGTCTACGAGGTTCTTTGGATAGTTGGGACTGATACCACGAGCAGAGTTGTGGCCACTGCTAATGTGGCTTATTATGCCACTAAAGCAGGCCTTCTCCCTCAGCGCGTGTTTGACGTCGTTAGAAAAATCGGTGAGAAATACTTCTCGTTCTTAGGCCCGGACACGGATGTAAATGTAGTGGAAGCCAGCGAAGCTTTAGATCCTGCTGAGTTTGTCCAGTCCTATACCCTGGACAAATATAGGGATAAGATTGAAATTTGGAACAAGTCTACTAACGAAAAGGATCTCCTCTATGTCCTTAGGGATATTGGGGCTCCCAAGACAGCCTACGTAGAAATTGGCCTAGCTTGCGCAGAAGGAGTTCTTCCGGCATTCGAAAAGAAATACCCCGGAGAACTTCGTCCCCGACAAGCGCTAGAAGCTTTAAGAACTTGGCTTAAAGACCCATCGCCAGCTAATGCCCACGCTGTTAAGGCTGCTGCTCAGGCCGCTGACGCTGCTGCTCAATTGGCTGCTGTTGACGCTGCTAAAGCTGAGGACGCCGCTGAAGCTGCTGAAGCTGCGGGTGGTTACTACACCACAGATCACGATATTGACAGAGCTTCTTGGGCTGCCAATGCAGCAGCCAATGCTGCCTGGATTATCGGTGTTGTTTATACAGCGCTTGATGCCATTGGCACTGTCTATTACGCCACTAAAGCAGGCCTTCCCCTCCAGCGTGCATTGGATATTGTCAGAGGAGTGGGTGCGAAATACTTCTCGTTCTTAGGCCAGGGGCCGAGTGAAAAGGTGGCGGAAGCCCACGAAATGTTAGATCCTTCTGAGTTTGTTAAGTATTACCACCGGGGCAAATACAGGGAAGAGATTGGGGCTTGGAACGAAACTGACAATCCAGAGATTCTTGTTGCTGTTCTCCGGGCTCTCAATGTTCCGAAAGTGGCTTATGCAGAGATCAGCGTAGCACTCGCTGAAAAAGTTCTTCCTGTATTCGAGAAGAGGTATCCTAATGATCCTCGGCCTCGACAGGCGGTAGAAGCTGCCAAAACTTGGCTTGGAGCTAGAACAGTGGCCAATGCCGAGGCTGCGGAAAAAGCTATTGTCGCTGTCTATGCAATTGCTCACATAACCAGTGCTTCTGCTTCTGTTATTTTTTACGCTGCCCGAGTCGTTCGTAATGCCAAAACTGATCTGGGTGTTGGTAGCACTTCTGCTTATGTTGCCGCCTCTGAAGCTGCTGGCTACGCCGCTCACTATGCCGTTAAAGCAGGCATTTTCACACAGGAGGTCATAGGCATAATTAAGGAAGTGGGGCACAAGTATTTTTCATTTTTAGGCCAGGGAACAACCGAGGGCATGTCCGAAGCGATTGTAACAGGTTTGCTAGGTGAAACTTTAGATCCTTCTGAGTTTGTTAAGTCTTACACCCTGAGCAAATACCAGGTAGAGATTGAAGTTTGGAACAAAGCGTCTATTCCAAAAGATCTTACCGGCGTATTGCAACGTCTTAAAGCTCCCAAAGCTGCCTACGTAGAGTTTGGCATAGCCGTTGCCGAAGAAGTTCTATCGGTATTCGAGAAGAGGTATCCTAATGATCCTCGGCCTCGTCAGGCAATAGAGGCTGCCAAAACTTGGCTTAACGACCAAACGGAGGCTAATGCTCTTGCGGCTCGTGCTATTGCTCTTGCCGCTTCTGACGAAGATGTTTCTGATCGGCCTGCCTGCTCTGCTCATGCTGCCGCTAATGTCGCTTGGTCTGCTGCCTCTTATTCTGCTTACATTATCTATTCCCTGTATGCTATGGCTGATGCAGCCAGGGTAGGCCTTCCCAGGCAGCGCATAATGGACATTGGCAGGGAAATAGGCCATAAATACTTTTCATTCTTAGGCCAGGGCACGGATGCAAATGTAACGGAAGCCCTCGATGCTTTAGATCCTTCTGCATTCTTTCAATCCTACACGCTGGCCAAATACAAGAAGGACATTAAAGATTGGGGTAAAGCTACGACTTCAGAGGATTTTATCCGTGTCCTCCATAATATCAATGCTCCCAAGGCAGCTTTTGTAGAGATAGGAATAGCGTGCTCAGAAGAATTACTTCCGATGTTTGAGAAGAACCACCCAGGAAAGGATCAACCTCGGAACGCGGTAGAAGCGGCCAAAGCTTGGCTCAAGAACCAGACAACAGCTAATGCCAAAGCTGCCCGTTTTGCAGCAGTTGAGGCTCGGGAATTTGCTTCCGATAGCTGGGCGACTGATGCTATGGCTGCTTGTGTCGCTTCGGCTGCTTCTGAAGCCGCTGCTGCCGCTGCTCATGCTCCTACTCCTTCTGCTTCTGGCCCTAGCTACTCTGCTGTTGCTGCCGGGGGTTCTATCTACTATGCCATGAGGGTCGGTCTTTCTTCCCAGAGCGCAGCCAATATCGTTAAGGAAGTGGGAAAGAGATATATCTGGTTCTTGAACCAAGATGGGATAAGCAGCGTGGCTGAAACAGCCGTGGCCAACTTGCTGGACGAAGCCTTAGATCCTGCCGAGTTTGTTAAGTCCTACACCCTTGACAAATACAGCGATGAGATTGAAACGTGGAACAAAGCTACCACTACAACGGCTCTTATCAACGTATTGAAATCTCTTAAATCTCCTGGTGCAGCCTTCGTAGAGATTAGTGCAGCTCTCGCAGAAGAAGTCCTCCCGGTATTTGAAAAAGCGGCACCTAATGATCTCCGGCCTCGGAAAGCTGTAGAGGTCGCAAAAGACTGGCTTAAGGGCAGGGCAACAGGTGATGCCGATGCTCTCAGTGGCGCTGCTCTGGCCGCTTACGAGGTTCTTACCAGAGCTGCGACTGCGGCTTTTGATATTGAGTCTACCTGGGCCGCTGTTCAAGCCGCCGATCAGGCCGCTGCCGCTGCTCGGGCTGCTGCTTGGACCGCTAACGTTGTAAGCAACAACAACATTAATGCCGATGCCAGGGACGTGGCTAACGTGGTTTTTTATTCTGTCAGGGCAGGCCTCCATAACCGGCACGTGATGAGCATCGTCAAGAAGGTGGGCGAGAAATACTTTTCGTTCTTAAGCCGGGGCTCGAAAAAAAGGCAGCCAAAAGCCACTCCAGGCAAGTTGCCCGAAGATAACGCCGATCAGTCCATACTCTATCATTTGGCAGACGTGGCTAAGTATTCTGACAGGTGGCATGCTTACGTATTAAATTCTGCCGGGGAAAAGATCTATTTGACGCCAGACAGCACGCTTACTAAAGATCCAATCCTGTGGACGACGCAACAGCGCGCGCGGGTGATAGGTAGCCATTACTGGCAAAGTGTACAGTGGGAGCGCGTTCCCTATGATATCGCAAAGTCCAGCGAAGAAAGTGGTGGGGTGTAATTAGTATGCAGATGAACGCGGAGCACATAGTAGGCACTTTGATCGGTGAAGGCGAGAGCGATGATTCCCGTCTTCTGCGCGATATTGCCAAGGTGGGGATGGATACACCCTGGCTGGCCGCGAGGAGAGCCTGGGATAATGCCGATCCACCGGATAAGGCCTGGACTGCCGTGTTTAACGCCATTGGATTTATCGGTGGCCGTGCTGATTACATGGCCGTCATGTTGAATCGCCTTGAGCGCGAGGCTCGCACACGGGGTATAGATTTTGGGGAAATGTGGCCACAGGTTGATCTACACCTATCGGCTGCCTCTATTCCAACGGACATTCGAGACATAGTACATCGTATCTGGTTTGGAATGAAGCCAGGTGGCATCCGTGAGAGCGATGACATTTTTACAGACGTCGCCCGAGTTGGCGCGAGTTCTCCCTACGCCGTTGCAAGGCGGGCGTGGGATCGAGAGATAAGCTATGGCAGTGGTGAGAATCCCTGGCGGGCCGTGTTCTTTGTCCTCGGATACCGAAACGATCTGGCCCACGACATAGCTGACGAGTTTGTTACTGCTGCGGAGGATGTGGAGCAGCGTTCACAGGAAGAGGGCGTAGAGCCAGGCGCAGCACAAAGATACCGTGACGAGACGTGGGGGCAGGTGCTGGAAGGAGAGCTTGCGCTGTTGCAGATGAAGCCCGCCGAAATGGACGCGATACACAGGCTTTGGAATAACCTGAATTTAGGCACGCGCCGGGAGATACCCGAATCTGACGACATCCAGGCGGATGTGGTTAAGGCTGCCCTAAATTCGCCTGACGCTATTGTGCGTCGTGCATGGAGAAAGGGAATGAGCGCGAAGGAGGCCACTACCAGTGACTATGACTTGCCAAAGAACTATTTTGGGTGGTTCGAAGTGATCAAAGCGCTCGGCCATACTAATTCCACGGTGGCCCTACAGCTCGCCCGATTGCAAAAATTGGATGTAAAAGGGCGCGCCTCATGGATGGACGCTTATCACTGGCTCCAAGGCATCGTTCCAACACCGGCTTATATGCAAGCTCTTCAGCGCCTGTACAATGGCACCCTGTCAGAGAGTGAAGAGATCCCCGAACCTGACGAGGATATCATGCGGGATATATCGAGGCTCGCCATGAATCCGGTCCATGCAATTATCGATGCCATAAAGCGGGGCATCTCTTACAGCCGGACATTTCCGCACACGGGTGACTATACCTGGGATCTGGAGGTTAAGGTTGAGAAACCTGACATGATAGATCAAATGCCCGATATGCCTCGGATGATCATTATTAGGGCTAAGCAATATGTAGGGGATGGGCCGGTGAGCCAAGCTGCTGTGGGTGGCTATTTTTGGATGAAGGCTGATTGGGCTGATGCCCTAAAAACCCCTCTTACCAGTCTTATAAAGGCGGCAGGCAGGGGCCATCTTTTTGGTAACAGGGTCATGAAAGCCTACGAAGAGTGTACTAGCGTTCGGTATACCCGCCCGATCAAGTATGGAAAAGGTGGAAGGGCACAGAAAAATATCTACGGTCAGGGAATCTACGCCTACTACCGCTAAAGGGGCCGATCTACAAATAATTTAAGATTCTTGTTGACGCCGAGTCTGCGCTCTGCTAAAGTCGGCGCATGAAAGAAACGTGCACAAGGACAGTAGAGCTTAAGCTCGTTCAGGAACGTCCGAGTCGTTATACCTGGGGCAAAGTTACGGCCATCCACACCATTGGGCCATACTCGATAATCGAATTTCAACAGTGGACGGTCAGGGGCTGCACTGTTAATGTAGGCGAGACTGACTTCCGACCTTCGGCTGCTCGATTCGATCCTTACTACAACGGCAAGCGCATGGGCGCGTGCTGGCGCACGCTGGAACACGCCCTTCTGCACCTGATATCCTACCGTGCCACGAGCAGCACGGGCGAGCAGGCTGTCGAATTCGCGGCTCGCGTTCTTAATCTCCGCTTGCCTTAAATTCTATGGACACGTCTAAAAGTGCAATCCCCATGGATATCAGTGAACCAAGCGGTATGGCAGCGGCTGTCGAGTGGCAGCGCAGGCATCTTAGCACGCTCAAAGAAGGTGCCACCTGGGTTATTCCACGCAGTGGCACTATCCTGAGGGTCAGCCACGAAGCGAAAACGATCACGTGCCTGATCAGTTTGCTGCCTGATCCGAGCCTGGAACTCGTCACAAAAGCCATGGGATGGAAGTTCATCAACAGTTAACCTCAACACCATAATATCGAAAAACATGAATAAGCCCTTTACATCTTGTCAGCGCCGTAGTATTCTTCGCCTTGTCAACAGCCTGGAGCGCGAGCTTCAGTCGTCGCACAACTTCGACATCCGGGGTAGTGTCAAGCCAGTCTTGCGGGGTGTCTTGCAGGACAGGCGGATGAGCCCGGCACGGAGCAGAACTCGCCGTTAAAACATGAAAATAGACAGCGTGGTTAGCCTTATCCGATTATGAATGAATGGATTGTATACCAACCGTTGCGGACGCGCGAAAAAGCGTTTCACGACATTAAACTGCGAGATGGCGCAGTAATCGAATGCTGCTGGCCCAACGCCGACGCCTGGACGCCGATGGACGGCAAACACTCGGGCAAGTCCATCAAGGACTATCGGGTCACCCACATCCGGCGCTGTGAGCACCCGATGGACAGGGATGCCTTGCTCCTCAATAAAGGTGATCGCGTCAGGGTTTGTAACAACCCTCTGTGCGGCCATAACGGTGGGATCACCGGCACCGTGGACATCATTGGCTACTTCGTGGATTCGTCAGAGCCCAACACTCGGATGGCGACTGTGATGAAAGATGGTGGTGGAATGGTCGGCCCGTTCCGGCTTAACGAATTGACCCGCATAACTGAAATCGCTCCGGCTACTGGGGTGTAATCTACAGGCATTATGGAAAAGAAAGCTAAAATTTGGGTAACGAAGTATGCACTGACCAAGGGCATACTGGAGATCGAGGAGGCTATCCTGGATGAAAGTAATCCTCGCGTAGCAAAGTACACCGACGCGCGTGGATACCTGATCTTTTACTACGGCGATGACTGGCACTTGAGCCTGGAAGCGGCCATTTGCCACGCGCGTGCAATGCTCGAAAAGTCCATCGCAAATCTTAAGCGCAGGGTACTCAGGTTGTCCAAACTGTCTCAGTTGTCTGAGGGGCAGTTCAAAGTGATGAAGCACCCGTAAGCATGCACCACAGCTTAGTGTGCCCGGCCTGCGGAAAGGCTCAATTCTTTGAGTTTGGGGATGCTGAGAAGGTCTGCCAATACGAGGGCTGCGTGGGCAACGTCATCAAGATCGTCTACAACGAGGCGCTGCTCCGGCAGGTGATATCGGATCTCCAGGCTGAGGTAAAACGTCTTCAGCCTGCGCCCAGGCGAACGGGGCGGAAGCCACCCGAGATCCAAAGGGTTAACGGAGGGTGGGTCGTGGTTCCACAAATAACTTAAGATTTTTGTTGCAATCAACTGCCAGCTATGCCATACTGCCACTCATGAATATGAAGACATTGCGAGTTTCAACCGAAGTCAGGGCTGCCATCCGTAACTCTTTGATCAGGGTCGGGCAGGTTTTTCCGCCCAAGCACCCGATCAGCAAAGAGGCCTATGCCGAGTATAAGAGGGTCATGGAAATCCTCGAAGGCACCTGGGTAACAGGCAAGAATTATTTCGATTTTCCTTTCCACGTTCAATTGCACAGGGTGCTTAAAAGGGTGGTGACAACCGGTGAGGTTCCTCTTCGGGTTCAGACCTACCAGGAGTTTTTAACTCCCACCGATTTGGCAGATAAAATGGCGGCATTGGCTATCGGACAACTCGCTTCCATTGATCTCATTCACCCTAACAAGGCTATGGTCCTGGAACCGAGCGCGGGTCGCGGTGCTATTATCGATGCCTTGCTGAGGCGTTCTGAGATCCCCTGGAACTGGGAAATAAACGCTGTCGAAATTCAAGGGAGAAACGCCCGCGCTATCACGGATGACCCCCGAGTCTATGTCGTCAATGGTGATTTTTTGGATCAAAGACCTGCATGCGGTCGATATGATGCCGTGCTGATGAATCCTCCCTTCGCCCGCAATGCGTGGTTGCTCCACCTGGAGCATGCCATCAAGTTCCTGGGAAAGAACGGCTTCCTTATCGCCGTCGTGCCGAGCACCGCGAATTTGCCTGCGCTTACTTTCATCGAGGACAAGTCTAACGTTTGCATCATACCCGTCCCACAGTTCTCGTTCGAGGGGACCAATGCCAAGGTTAGCATTCTGACCGTAGGCATCAAGCCGGATATCGCCGCGTGCTATTTCAGCGTGCCGAAGGAGGTTACTGAATTCAACGCGCCAGATCCCAAAACTCCAAGCCGCTACATCAAGTCCATCCGTAATCACCTTGTCAAAGCACTCTCGGAATTGGCTGCTCTGGAGGATGAGCTGAGGTCCAAGGAGGAAGAGCTGCCGAATGGCCGGATAGACTTCAAAAAGGCGATATCGAATATTTTCTCGCTTTACGGAGAGGCAGTTAAGAAAGGGGGCAAGCTGCCCAAAGATCAGGTGCAGGCGCTGATGAGCGATTTGTTCGCGATCTATCGGAGGGAAACGGGTGAGCCCAGTGCGAATGTGGTTAAATTGCGCACGCTCTGCAAATGGGCCGTTACGCGAGGGCTCACTACCGACGACGAGGCTGTGCAGTTGATGGCAGCCTATGACTAGGGATTATTTTGTCTACATTTTGGAGTGTCGCGATGGCACCCTTTACACGGGCATCACGACAGACGTGAATCGGCGGGTGCAGGAGCACAACACGTCCAGGCGCGGGGCAAGATACACCCGTTACCGCCGACCGGTTAAGCTGCTATGGAACAGCCAGGCCGTGGATCTGTCTTCTGCCTTGCGTGCAGAGGCGGGTATCAAGAAGAAAACAAGAGCACAAAAATTAGAGCATATCACGAATTATGAAAAAAGCGTTTACACTGATTGAGCTGTTGATAGCCATCGTAATTGTCGTAATCTTCTGCGCCCTTATGGTGCCCATCTTCGGAGGGGGTAATGTATCGGACGGTGCCCGCGTGGGATGCGTCGGCAAGTTCGCCAACAAAGGTGTCATGGTAAAGTCCTGGGAGGGCGAGCTGATCATGGGAGGCACCAAGGGATCTTCAGACGGGGATGGTGGCCTGTCCCTGGTCGCCAATGTGTGGGAATTCACCGTTATGGACAACGGGATCGCGGAGCAGATCAATATGCTTCTGGACACCGGCCACCGGGCCAAGTTTTTCTACCACCAGTCGTTTTTCTACAACCCCTTTGTTCGTGATACCGCCTATACCGTGTGGAAGGTTGAAGACCTGCAACCGACTAATTCCCTCCGGCACGGATTTTAGATGAAAGGCTGCCATGACAATACTACAAGCATTTTACCAGGTCATGTGGTGCATACTGGTTGCACTCCCGTTTCTTTTGCCAGCCGCAGGCATCGTGTGGGGATTTTGCATAATTATTGAGGGCATAACCCGCCCAGGCCTGGTCAGGATTATGCTAGGGTGCGCCCTTGTGGCCATCATGCTCATCGCTATGACTACGCTAATCCACTGGTCTACCTCGTGCGGCATTGATTTTACCAGTTACTCGACTTGGAAAGAAACAACAACTTTGGGCGTTCGTTAGGAGATTAGACTATGATGAAGAATGTTTTACAGCCCTGGGTGTGGGAATTGACACTCATGCAACAATCGGTTCTTATCGCTGCTGTCCGTGGGCCGGATGGCTTGCGTAAAGACCATTCCTCAAAGCTTCTGTGCCGATGGCTTCGGAGGAGTTTCATGCTCTCGGCTTTTGATGGCAAGGCGCTGAATGCCCCGGATCTCGCGGGCGGTGGAAGTTTTACGGGGCCAAGCCTGGCGATTCAGGACTATGGCTTGCCGTGTATCGCCAAAGCCAAACAAACAGGCGTGCCCGTATGGCATGTCGCGATGATGATCCAGGTGCAGAAATATCTGAAGCTTGTGGATGAGATGCCCCACCACTTTCAACTGCATTTTATGCACGCCGCAGAAATCCTGGGGTACAAGCACCCTGACTGGGATATCCGCAAATTCTGGAAGGAAACCTACCTGATGATTGTGAACGACGCCCATTTGCGCCCCGAGCCCGAGGCCGACATGGACCAGCGCTTGGGCGACAGCGAAAGCCAGTGGCGTAGCGCTGAAATAGTTACGGCTGATCCTCCTGCGAAAGTGGGAATATGCCAGGACGAAAAGGAACAGGCTGAAATGGTTGGAAGAGCGCTACTTGAGAAAACGCGAGCCGCGACGGAGTCGCTCAAGAGGGAACGGATCGTGGCGGAGCTGCGTGAGAAAAAGGAAACGGTGCAACCCACCCAGCCCTGGTGGATGGCGAAAGTGGCAGAGGGTGAGGATTTCATCATTGTTGAGGCTGTTTGTGACCGGTTCATCGTCGTTGGCTTTCGCAAGGACAGCCCGAGGTTTAATTACCTGGGTGATTATTCCTCAATGGGGACCGCTTGTGGGGCGGTGGATCGCCTATACAATAAAGTGCGTGAGATAAGCGTTACGGAATCTTACGCGGAACTGGGAGCATCCCGCCACGTATGAAATGGATCATTGCCCTCCTCGCTGTGGCCCTGCTCGCTGGCTGTGCGTCGGACGGCAACTGGGGTGTAATGAACAACACTCGTTACACCCTTCAGGTTGTCCAGGATGGCGCGCCGGTCGCCCGCGTCGAGCCCGGCGAAACGGTTGTCCTGAAAAAGCGGGTATGGGTGCGTTATTCCAGCGTGTGCGTGTCGGCATACCAGCAGAATTTGTACATGGGAGGCAACTCTTACACGTTCTATTGGGAGAGAGCCTACATGTGGCAGGTTGACAACGTTAACAGACCAGGAGATGTGAGATGAACATTATAGAAGAAATATCCAAGTTAGACAGTGAAGATTTAATTGAGGTTAGACGCGAAAAACCGGGAGGGAAATTCATCGTATCCATCATAACTGGGTATTACAAGGGATCGATTACCAGTGACGTGATCGGGACCGCCGATACCACCATAGCGGGAATATCCCTGGCCAGTAAGCGCTATCACGGGAATAGGCCCAGGTGTATTCATGCTACGACAGACTACGCTATGGTTGCTTTCAAAACTGCGCCTATTAATAAGTACCTGTGCCACGTCTATTACGAGGGCGGCAATGGCCATAATGGCCGACATATTTATGCAGAGAACCCCAACGAGGCATTCAGGCTTCTGCTTCATGAGATCACTGATGACGTGGAGCCGGGGAAAAAGGACAATCCCCGCTACCCACGTAAGCAGATAGACTCCATCCTCATCGAGGCATATCGCCCACTTTTACCCGGTCAACACCCTGATACGCCCCGATTAGTTTATGCGGTGCTGTCCGGTAAAGCCAAGCGCAGCGATGGTGCTGTCGTGTGGGAATCTCAGACTATTTCCGAAGACGGTGCACCGGATGGCGCGTGGGCCGAGGCATTCGCTAAATCCCAATGTGGCGACTCTGCCGGAATGAAGGCGGTTACAACTGGTGTAACCACATTCGGATTCACGGGCACGATGGTTCCCAGTAATGATCCTCGATCATAATGATCCCCGAGCATAACAACTGATTTTTGTATGAGGTCCAAGGACAAGTCATCACGAGGCGCAGAAGGCCTGCGGATCTTGCACAAGACTTCTGACGGTGAAGGCAGCGCGCGGAGGCGCAAGAAATCTCTTGCGCGCGTCCCGTCGATATCGTTTAACGAACTGGTCGAGGCCACCTACCAGGCTGCTAGCCAGGAAAAGGCGGGGTGGAAAACGCTGGCGGTCGAGAAGACTGTCAGTGCGTCAGGACACGTCAGGCGCAAGGCGGTCAATTACACCCGAGACACCAAGTCAAGGCTGCTGCCTAAGCTGACCGGCAGGGATGGACCCCTATTCATCCTTAACCGGGCTCTGGGTCTGTCAGAGATTAACCAGGGCCTGCTGAAGATCAACTCTGGGGATCTCGGGTTTGAAGGAATACCCTGTACTGTGCACTTGCCCCAGGTCAACCAAACGATAGAGACGCTTATTAAGCCAGAGTATCGCTTTACCAAGGGATTCAGAAATTCACCGCATCTTGCTGCCGCAGTTTCCGGCAAAAAGCGCATGATGATGACAGAGCTTGGCTCAGACGACGACAAACCCCAGCTTCAGATCACATTCTACTGACAAAAATATGGAGCGGCACAAGACCGAATATATGACGTGGTATGAAATTCTGTGGTGCAGGCTAACACACCGTAAATACCACCAGGACTACTCGGCGGAAGGCCACACTCATTATTGGCGCTGCCACCAGTGCAATCGGCACTTCACTACTTGTCCTCGCATAAAAAATATAAAATAAGTTGTTGCATTCTCCCGGCTGTTGTGCAATAATCGGGCACGATTATGGAATACTCATATGTCATAGGCCCGAATCCTTACGATAACGCGATGGCCTGGCGGCAGAAAGGAAACGGCATTTGGAACACCAAAGCCGACTGTTTGCAGTCCGCTCTCGAAGCCATTTTCGACTCCATGTCAGTTCCTGCGGAACTCACAGGTCGCCACTACGGCCAACCATTCGTGGAGGGTGTCAGCCTTCCACTCCCAGACGAAGAGGTAATCCAAGTGTGGAGCACAGATCCTGTGGCTACCGCTAATCGTGCCAAGATGGAAGCATCAGGATGGGATCATATCCCGCACTGGGATGACAAATCCATGACAATAGGTGGGTTGCATTGCGAAATTCCTGTCACGGATATTGAAAAGTATCTGCGCCCCAAGCACCATCTGCTGACCGGTGCAAGTAGCGAGGATTCTGCGAAAGCGGTCAGCTCTATCGGAGCAAATGTTCAGGAATTTGCAGTGCATAAGCACGAACTGATGGCTCAGGTCACAGATCAGCAGTGGGCTGTAACTGTGCAGCAGTGGGAGCTTGAAAGAGTTCAAGAAAAGCTCGCGAATCAAATAGCTGAAGTGCGCGAGAAAATGCACATGGCAGATACCTATCTCCATGGCATCAAGAGCAAGGTGCAGCTCTTCCGGGGTGAGCGGGGCACAGGTCCGTATCATGTCTACCAGCAGCGCCAGTTTCTCAACCGGGAGGTCGGCCTCCTGGCCAACTTGACCAAGTTTGATTTCCAGAACATGGAGCAGCTCGATGAGTGGCTCGTGAAAGAGGGCAGGTTGTTTAAGATGCTCCCGTTTGAACGCACGATCCTGGTGACGCGCATTCGTGACACTGAAAAGAACTACGGTAACGCGTTTTCCAATTACTATTTCAACATCGAGAACAGGGTTAGTGTCATCTGGATTCGCGACGGCAAAAACGTCTACAGGGTCAACGTGGATATCGACTTCGACAACTGCGTGTTTCCCAGTGGGGATGAGTCCGATAAGATGATCCGTTACGTTGTGAATTACGTCTTTGATGAGATCTACAAACGTCGCACGACGGATAGCTTGGATCGGCCAATCTCTAAGGAGCCCGAGGGCCAGATCAAAAAGAATGCACTCGAAGAGGAATTCCCCTACAATACCCACACCAAGTTTCCGGCGCGCTTCAGATGTGTCGAGGAGTGGATGGATTCAGAAGATTACACGACGAAGCTGTCTGTGGAAATTGCCAAGTCGTGCAACGCCTATCTTACACAGGCCAACCGCCGCAGGATGAAGTTCGTGCTCCTGCTCCAGGGAATTGTGGATACGACTGATTTTCTGGATATTCCAAAGGGCGCAAATCTCTTCGATTCGCAGGTGGCTGCCACATACTTCACGCTGCTGAACGATTACACTCATGCGCTGCCGGATGGCTACGCACGGGATCTAATCGCAGCAGTTACTGAAGCTGGCCAGCTTCGCATCGGGGATACCATTATCGCGTATGATGCCGACTTCGAAGAAGATCCCGATCAACATCACAGGTTAATGAGCCGTAGGTCTACGCAATGGCGATTTTACAAAATCGTCAGCCTGAAGGACGGCATAAAGGTCATGCACCACTTTCGTGCCAAACGCTGGCCCAATCTTCCCGTCAAGGTGCAAAAGATGGTGACCGTTGGGAAGCAGCCATTCATTCGTGCCAACATTACCCAGGACATGGTCAACATGCTCCTGGATGACCGTGAATGGAAGCTGAACAATTCCGAAATTGTTCCCCTGCTGGCACAGTGGCCATACGTGCAGGAACAGTACAAAGACGCTGTTAATTTTACCCCTTTAAAACTCAAAACCCCGGAAGGAGACGACTATGCCAGCTAATCAAGCCCTTGTTAAGTCTGAGAGTGAGAGCGTGGACGCGTTCTTCAACTGCACGCCAGTTATCACTGATTGGGAGTGGGTATATGCCAACCTGGACAAGGTCAGGATCGCTGACCTGATCGACACCATCAAGTCCATGGAACCGCTCAAGGTCGGTGATCAGAACGAGCATGTTATCTGGATACAGCAGCAGACGCTGCGCCTGGCTCTGCGCCACAACGCTGACTTGCCGCTCAAGGGTCATACGTGCCCGACGTGTGGCAAGAACCTGGCAGATCCAGTTTTAGAGCAGTGCCTGCCTTGTGCCGAGTGGGAACGCCAGATGCCCTACGTGGGAGGCCGAGGAAGTTGCTCCTATTTCGCCCCCAAGTACGATGTGGATTCGCACACCTGGGGAATTATCTACTACATGGGACACCACGACACCAGCCTTTTGACGTGGGTTGCCAAGGGTTTTAACAGCCGGACTACAGCCTGGTTAGCCCTGTATCCTCTTAAGCTGTATGGCAAATGGCTGGAGCGCCGGTACCTGGGTGTGGGCAATTTCTACAGCGTGTACTGCGAAATGGTGGATGTGTCCTACCTCGTGAAGAATAAAGATAAGATTCCATTTGACCCGGCTGCCTTCGAAGTATACCTTCGTAACTCCATCGCGGAGCACATGCAGCAAAACCACGATATCCTGAGTTGGACAACCCGAAACGCAGTCAGAGACTATGCACGCCAAAACAATTCTTAGTCTGCTCATCGCCGCCGCGCTGATCGGCTGCACGTTACCCAAGAATGCAGCCGTGACCCGGCCTAAAGCGACGACAGCGGTGAGAGCCCACATAATAGTATCTCCGCCGTCTGCCCCCGGATCAGGCGAATTAATGTCTACGAAAACATTGGCAGCCACACCGGCCTATACCCTGCCTACGCCTGCCGATGTCGTGATGGAACTGAGGGGTACTAATCTCGTGCTATCCTGGCCCATTAGCATGTCGAATTACTCCGTAATATACAGCCCGCACGCCTATGCTGATCTGCGGATGTGGTCTATATTACCTCGTGAAGGAAGCACCGTGACTCCGAACGATACGCGTCTCTCGGTAGTGATTACGAATAGTTTTCCACGGTGCCTTTTCGCCCTCGTTAAGCCGATACCTGGCTATATTACGCTGTATTGGAGCTACGATTTTGAGGCGTGCCCGGAGGTCACTTCTTTTGTTCTCTATCAGGGAAGCAAAAGTCGCTGCTATACGAATACGATGCTTTTAGACTATAAGTGCCAGTGGTGTCAGATCCCCGTGCTCAGCGATACAAACTATTACGCGCTTACAGCCCGGAGCGGGTCAGGCCTTGAGAGTAACTATTCGGAAGAAGCCTGCTATGTCGCGTCAACAAACAAGTAGAATTAAACCTGGGGAGGTCGCCTGTGCAATGTGCAAGAAAGTGCACCTACGGCGCACCGGGGTTGCTAACGTAAAAGCCCCAATCTGCCAGGAGTGTGCAGATCGTTATGCAGGGATCACAGACGATAATACCCCTAAGGATAAGGTAAGAGTAAAAATCGGTAACTGGAAATAACTATGAATACGACTAATGCCAAAAATCCTGATGTGTCGCAGCCGAATGAATCAAGCGCCGAATTTCATCCGTCCTACGGCATGGTTCAGGTGTCTCGCTTTCAGGGCAACAACGTGCAGTCTTTTTTCGGGTCATCTACCCGCCAATTTTCGGGTATCACCCTCACCATTCGGCGGGCCTCCAGACGTTACCACGATGGCAGCGAATGGTATACGGGTGAACACGAACTGATTGAAGTCCTTCTTACCGAAAGTCAGTTTATCCAGATGATAGCGTCAATGGGCCAAGGGAGCGGGGCTCCCTGCACAATTTCGGATGTTAACCTGGAGGAGCTGAAAAAGATCGTAGTAAGTGGCAGCTCACATCCGCGCGTGCCTGCGTGCCCTGCGTGCGCAAAGAACAGCCTTCGGGGGCGTATCGAAAATGAATTTAGCCACGCCATGGCGGAGGTTAGTAAGGCTGTTTCCAAGCTTATGGGGCAGGCTGAAGCACTCCAGGGTAAGCCGACAATAAACAGGGCTGATCGTGCTGTTTTCCTAAACACAGCTCAGGATATACGGCGAAAAATTGACGATTACATCCCGTATATCCAAAGCCAATTCAGTGCAGCGTTGGACAGCACGCTCTCCAACGTTAAGGCAGATCTCCAGGGATACGTGGAAGCGCTGGTGCACGACGCTGGGATTGAGGCACTCCGACCTTCAATAGATCAGGCCGTCCCTAACCTGGATGAGATGGGTGCATCAAATCCCGAACTGGGGCCTAGCGCTGGCCAGGTGATTACAACCAAGGGGTAAGCTTATGGAGCTGAAGTGTGAAAAATGTGGCAAGGTGGCTACGTTTAATTCCGAAAAAGAGGCGTTCAATGCGGGGTGGGACTTCAAGCCCATGTGCCCGGTTACGACGTGTAGCGAGTGCCCGTCTGCACCGCTGCTATTTCCAGCCGAAGACAATGACAAACGAAAGGATGAGCATGAGTGAGGAAATGAAGGATCAAGAAGTGGTGCGTGGACCAACAAATACCGCGTCCTCCATCGAGGATATGAGCGAGATTGCGGAGGCATTCAAATTCAACTACGTGCCAGACAAAGAGCAGGTCGAAGCGTGTTCTTACCTGGGGCACCTGGCAAAGCTTCTGGCAAAGGAAATCGGGCGGGTTGTGCCCGATGGCAAGCACCGGGTTGTGGCCATTAACAATGTTCTCGGGGCAGTTCTGTGGGCACACCAGGGTATTTTGTCCCAGCGCAAGGTAGAGTTTGTGGCGGTAGGCCCCACGCCTTGCTGCGAGCGCGACCGGGATAAGGATGGCAATTGCGACCGGCATCCGGCGTGAAATCTATCCCAAGAATTTTGGAAAGCGTGTGGGTGCCGATAGCCGTGGGGGTAGTGCTCCTCATCGTTTGGTTAGTGGAGTGCTATTGGCTTCAGCGCCCACCTTCCTACAAACGAGAGGAAAAATGAAGACGGGTCTGCTAACAATTTTACTTATGGGGCTGATTATTATTCCATCCGGGTGCACGACTACGAATCGTGGATTTAACAACCCAATCGACAATTTTGACAAGGTAGACGACAAAGTGTTGCGGGGTGCCCAGCCAAACGTGATCGGCTTGGGAAATCTCAAGGCCGAAGGCGTAACCGATATCGTGTGCTTGCGCGAGGAGGACTACTGGCAGAAAGAACCTGCCCTTTGTGCAGACCTGGGTATCGAGTTTCATCACATTCCGCTGAACCCCATGCGGGCACCGGCCCAGGAAACCGTAAAGGAAGTTCTCAAAGTCATTAAGAATGCCAAGGGAAAGGTATTCATCCATTGCCAGTTTGGGTGTGATCGAACGGGTGTGGTCGTCGCAATTTATCGCATCGTGAATGGAGAGAAAAATAAAGTGGCTCTCGACGATGCCATGAAGCATGGTATGTCCTCCTGGGAGATCGGCATGCAGGAGCTTATTAAACATGCAAAACCAGAGAACTTTACTGAATGAACCCCCTAATTGCACATCCGCTTATGAACGTAACTAAAACTGTAGGTAACACGTCGGCGCAGGACACTAAGGCCAATGTCGCCGACGTAAAGATTGTCGGCGACGGCGATATGTTTCAACTGCTCTGCAAGGCCAGCAGCAAATGCGAAGGGTGGATGAAATCCACAAAGGCCATGGAAATCCCTGGCGTGGGATGCGTCGTGCAGGTCACTACGCAGCAGGGGAGGCATGTGGCCGAAGCCGTTACATTTGTCCCCGGTGTCGTCATTACTGTGGATGCAAACGGTGTCCGAAGGCTGGTTAAGGCGGAGTAGCACTACGTGGCATTACGCCGTGTTGACAACCTGTAGCATGTTTGATAAATTACCCAGTATGAATCCGTCGCGAATAACAACTCCGTTAGACAAGCAGATCGATGAGTGGTGGTTCAAGTACATGGACCGGCCACTCAAATGGCGCGTTTTTCTTCATCGAACGCGTGACATTGAGAGGGAAAATCACGGCAAATTTGAGTCGCACTTCTACGCTGTGCCAGATCCAAAAAGCCTGAAAAAGCTTGAGCTGGATACCTTTCCTACAGAGCGCATCGAGGCCCCAACTTTCGAGGAATTGCGCGCTAAGGTCACAGCACTTATCAACTCTTGGCTCAACGCAACGTGGGAGAAGGTCATTGTCGTATTCCTGGAAGAGTCCAGGGCGTGGCCGAATCTGGACAATACACGTATGATCAATGATCACAACGTCGTGAAGTTTGACTTTGTCGTGTGCCACAGGTCCAGAGACGGGCAGTTTTGGAAGAAGCCTGAAAACACCTATGTTTCTCGGAGAATTGGCGATATGATCTGCACGACAGGGGAAACGGGGTCATTCCAGGCGCTCGTCTATTCCGAGGAGTTGCTAGCGTCTCTCAACGGCCTCAGCGAAAAGCTTAAAGTTTTGGCGTGCGGATTGCGCGAGCTGGTATTTAAACGGCCTGAAGATTTCATACGGTGGTTCAGTGGCCCTATTCAGCTTCTGCCTACGGCCACAGTCGCATTCACTGCTCCACCCGTATCTACACCCGCATCCACATGAGCTTTCAGCTTATCCAAACCCCAGAAGAGGCGCAGCAGGTCGTGAAGGATATCGCTGGCTGGAGGCCTACCTCGGGTGGCAACAAAGATCCTGAGCGCCATTATTACCGTAATGCGCTGGCGATGGCGCTCAAGGGATTCGTTCCTACCCGGAGTCGTAGTGTAGTAGTTGCGCGGTATGACGAAGACCGGTCCTGGCTGAGCGAGCTTAAAGTTCAACAGGTCCACGTCTATAACAAGGGGAACGACGGCTTTGGAACGAAGCTTCCCAACAAAGGGAGGGAAGCCCACACATATTTCAAGCACATTGCAGACAACTACGACAACTTGACAGATGTCGTATTCTTCCTCCAGGGGTGGCCCCTTGACAGGAGTGCAGGCGTAATAGATGGTGTTAATAACCTTAGCAGCTTCGATTTTGTCGAGTTCGGCATCGATATCCTGGAGACCGGAGAGGTTCAAGAGCCCATGATCTCGTTTTGGGAAGTGATTTTCAACGGGCCATGCCCAAGGAAACCGTGGGTATTCCGAGCCAATAGCCAGTTTGGTGTTAGCCGCGAGCGCATTCAGCAACGACCGCGCCGGTTCTACCACGATTGTTTGGCTGCCTGCGAAGCAGGATTACCAAGTGTAAAGGCCGAGAGTATGCCTTACCTGTTTGAGCAAGTGTGGAATTATGTATTTGCCCCGAGGTCGCTATGCAATAACGCCGACTGAGATCGCTTTGCCAAGCGTGCGCTCGCATCTGGAAAGGATTTTGGCTAAGCGGGTTCACGAGGCCATAAACAAAGTAAGCCATGAATACGCTTACGAAGTTATCTGCACATCGGTATTGCATGGCATGATGCTTAAAATAACGCAGGAGATCGCCGGTATTGCACATGATTTAGATCTTTACGAGCCTATTAACGCGGCGTACGAGGAATGTGGCCCAGGGGGTAAGGCCCTGGTGATTACGTACAAAGGGAAGACCATCGGATATGCGCTTTTAACACTGTAAGCGCGGAATTAACACTTATGATAGCTTGTATTTGCGGAGGATTTGAACTCTTGCTGCTTGTTCCACTGGTCGGATGGGTTACACACTTGTTCCGCAGGAAGTGCTGCAAGAAGTCCTGCCAGTGTAAATGCCACGAGAAAGGAATTAAATGAATAAGGAAAATGATGAGCTGCTGTGCGAGCGATATCCGAAGATTTTCGCTGATCGGCGAGCGGACATGCGCACTACGTGCATGTGCTGGGGATTCGAATGCGGAAACGGGTGGATGTGGCTGATCGACCAGTTGTGCAAAGCTCTCCAGGACAGAATCGATAATACCTCTCCTCATCCTCCCCAGGTTATCGCCGCGCAGGTGAAGGAGAAGTTTGGTAGCCTGCGCTTTTACATTTCCGGTGGTGATGAGGGGGCGCAAGGAATGATAGATCTGGCCGAGCACATGTCCATCAATATTTGCGAAGCGTGCGGATCTATCAAAAACGTGGGCCGCACTTCGGGATGGATTTCTGTCAGGTGTGAAGATTGTGCCAAGGCGGAGGGCATAATGGACCGGTGGAAATCCAACGAGGAGTGGGCCAAATACGCGGCAGCACGCGAGCTTCAAGAGAAAGCTGCGGCTAAAAAGGCAGCATCCGCTATTGACACAACGAAATAATTCGGGTAGGATCTGCCCATGAATACGAGTCTGGCAACTTTTCAATTCGGACTTAACAGTGACTCGGTATTCATGCGGGTGCGCCAAGCGCCCAGGGTCTCGCGACTAAATCGGAAGTGGCTCCGGGTCAAAGGTGTGTTGTGCACCTTAATTGTTGGCTACTCCTTTGCCTTGGCAGACCGGCAGAGACAGCAATCTGCCGGTCAATTTTCCCACTCTAACCTGAGTGGGCGTTAGCAGAAAACAAGGGAGAGACCGTCGTTAGCTGGCCATTTGGTCGGTGCGGTCTCTCCCTTTTTACCACGAAAAAATTGCACATGAATAGGCCGATCCCAACGAAGAGGCAAGCACTCTACGACTACGACACTTCCAGGGCAGCGCACAATCAGCAGAAATCGCGCGACCCAAGAGCGGCACTGACGCCGGTCATGGTCACTTCCGTAGGTAGGAAATACTTTTCGTGCACCGTGCAAGGATTTCCCATCGGGAAAACCCACACAACCCTGTATAATTTGTCGGACTGGAGCCAGTGCACAGACACGGTGCCAACCCATCAACTTTTTGTCTCGCCAGACGATTATGCCAACTTAATAGAGGAAAGGACTATCTGGCGCACCCTGCGAGAGGTATTTTCGTGCGGTGGCATTAACACGCGGCGTATTCCGTTGGCGAATCTCCGTGAGATCCTGCGCCTCGTGCAAAAATGAAAATAGGACATCGAAAGCACGCCCAGGTTAAAAACTGCTCCGGCAGCAAGCATTCGCACAACTCTCCGAAGGCCACGCTTAAGCGGATCAACAGGCGTGTCCATAAGCGTAGCCGGGCTGAAGGCCGGGCTGAGAGCAAAGCAATGTGGGGTCCGCCGCCGTCACCTGATTGGACAATGAGCATGCCGGTATTGGGCATTTGAAAGACAATCTTATGAAAGACAAACAAACCAAACGCGTAGAGGCGCTCAAGCGCCTTAGCCAACACATTGACGGGATGCGCCGGAGAGAAGCCGAAATTCGGCTCCAGATCAAAGAGGCGCAGAGTTCAAAAAGGAACGTCAGGCCCAAGTCGTTGCTGGAGTCAATGATTGGGTCTCTTATCGATCCTGAATCTCTGCGCATTGACCTCGAAAGGATTGAGCGCCATATTGAGAGAGCTGTGCGAGAAGCTGCGCACCTTCAGCTAATAATAACAACGGGTAACAGAAAGGTATAGTGCTATGGGCCAAAAATTTGTAACGGGTGACTCCCGTTTAGAATTCGACCGTCGTGTTAACTTACTACTCGACGAAGGGTATCGGGTGACATACGTCAACTGCCTATTTAATACCTATGAGCGCTGGTGGGCCGTCCTTGATGGCCCAGGGGAACCAGTGGAGTCTATGGCCTCAGATGCAGTTGTCGCCATGACCAAGATGGATGCGACGGTTCCTCAGCAAGACCGTTATCCGAATAAACTCATTTTAAGCTTAGCACCATAACCATAATCACATTCATGAAGATCGTAGAACCACACGCCATAATTGAAACACCAATACATGGCCAATTTGCCACCGATATCCTGGTGCACCTGGAGCGCTGTGCCCGCACATGCTATAAGAGCGAGGGCTACATCACCCCCGGCAGCGCGCCGGGGTTTATCAGCAACTTGATCCGCATGAAGAAGCACGAGTCTATCATCGAGCATGCGAGTGCCACTGTCCGGTTTATCTGTGATCGTGGCGTCACTCACGAAATTGTTCGGCATCGGCTCGCGGCTTACTCTCAGGAGTCTACCCGGTACTGCAATTACACCAATGATAAGTTCGACAACGAGATCACCGTGATTCGTCCTCTATTCTTCGAGGAAGGAAGCGAGGACTGGAATGACTGGTATGCGGCATGTAAGGAGGCCGAGGCGCGTTACATGAAGCTCATCAGCCGGGGTCGGACTCCCCAAGAGGCCAGATCTGTGCTGCCTAACAGCCTCAAGACCGAACTCGTCATGACGTGCAACATGCGGGAGTGGAGGCACGTTTTCTCACTACGCACGTCATCCAGAGCCCATCCTCAGATGACCCAGGTCATGCGCCCACTCCTGGCCGAGTTTAAAACGCACCTGGAGCCGCTGTTCGGCGATCTGGGATGGGGCGTTACCGTATCCTAATGCTGACAATTTATGGACCCAAGACAAATGATGGTTCCGGTAAGACAGAAGCCGGTTGATTTCAAGATTCTGTCCAACGTAAGCACTGATCTCCTGGCAGCGGACATCATCGACTACCTTAAAAAGGGGTGGGTGTTCCACGGAGAGATATCTCAATTCTCCGGCAAGCTTTGCCAGGCGATGGTGAAGATTGAAACGGAGCGCATGGATATTCCAGGCAGTAACATCCTGGTGCCCCAGATGAGGGGTTAACCGCCAAGGAAACAAATGAACAGGATCACTGTTGGAATACTCTGCGGTCGTGGAGAGACTGACGAGGCGCTGAAAGTGATACAGCGTATCAACAGTGATCCGCTCGTTGAAAATGTCCTGCCACTTTTTCCGGTAGCCCCGAGAAAGTGCGCAGGACATTACATTTACTATCCTCCGGCTGCGCAGAACAGACGCGGGGCGGCACGGACGGCGATGCTCGGGGTTTTATCCAAGCTATCGGATACGGACTACACCGTTATGCTGGACGACGATACCTTGCCTCTGCCGGGATATTTTGAGGCCATTGCCACGTTGAGCAAGACGGACGTGCCGACGCTTATGACTGGCAAGCTTTTGAACGCGGACGGCCAGCGTTGTTGGGATGTCTGTGCATTCGACGGGGATGTCCCGGTGATCATTCCGTACGAGTTTTGGGGCAGCGGGGCCTACGCAGATACGTGCTATTTTTCCGGCCCACAGCACATCTTAAACGCAGCCGGAATGAAGCTGGCGGTGGCCACGGGCTACCCTGACATTAGCTATGGGGAAGACACCGCGTTTTGTAGACAATTCATCTCGAAAGGCGGAGTTCTTAGCCCGATACTGGGCATAACGGCTCAACTCCTTCATCAGCATAATGCGCCAAACTTATCGAACTGTGGAGTTCACTGGAGTTGATGACACTTTATGACGTATGCCTGATGAATACCTGCGAGGTCTGGACGCCGTATTCTCTGCGCTTCGGGGGTCGCAGGACTGTTCTGTAATTAAGCTGGTTGTGTTACTGGGCATATCGGTCATCTTAACAAAGGCTGTAATGAAAAAGATCAACGACATTTTTGGAAGGTAGCGATGAACTGCTCAAAGCTTAAGCCATTAGAAAAAAACGAAGTGTACATCGCCGTTGCCGACAGCGACGAGGTATTGTTATCGGGATATCTTCCATCCTGCGGGACAGGCAATCGCTATATCGTCGAGGCCATATTTGAGCCTATCAACAGGAATGTCGATAAGGTGTTGGTGCTGTATGCCCAGGGAAACGTGCAGCGTTTAGTGCCCAGGGCGTGGGTTAAAAAATTCAACGTCGAGACCCGAGGGATTACTCCGGCATGGAGCCGGGTATTGTCGGGCACGAAGGACGCATGACTCGCGACGACTATCGTAAAAGTCCTCAATTTAAGGATGCAGTGAGACGCATTTATATCCGCCTTTTGGCGATTTCAATCTTGGTGTCCGCATTCATCGGGTGGTTCTTCCACGATATCATTGCCACCATCCGATCACCGATAGTCAGCATTACAGTCGGAGAGTTCACGGGCGTATTCATCCTGGTATACGTCACGGCTAATCTGATTCTTCACTGGCTGACAAGTGGCAGCCGCCGCAGGTAAGTTATTATTTCTGTTGACACCGCTTCTGTAAGCTGCTATACTCCTGGTCAATGAAGCGACAATTTGTCATACACAATCGTTCGGCATTTCGCGACGAGGAGATCATTCCCCTCCTAAACTTCTCCTGGGACTGCGCTTGGGAGGCAGCTCCAACGGGCCATACCCAGATCAATCAACACCCGAGGTATAGCCGGTCACAGCCCCGCTACGGGGTATTTCTTACCGCAGAGGAACTGGACTTTCAACAGAGGCAGAATTGCATTTGGCATGTCCATCTCATAAAGAGCATACACATGCGTGCCGGGATGGCTTACGTCGGTTCGGGGCGTGTGCGCATTCGTCTTGGCGATCCTAAGAAGATCTCGGTTACATGGCCACGAAATGAAACCTATGGCAAGTTCAAAGATATGCCGGAGTTTCAGATTCGTTCCTGGCGCGAGATGATTATCAGGATTGCCGCACACGAATTTGCGCATCTTACTGGCCACGACGGAGTAAAAGCTGGCGAAGAAAAGGCTGAGCTTACGGCGTGGGACGCGGTCGAAAAGTATCGCCAGATGCAGGCGGAAATAGACGGTGAAATAGATCGTCGGTGTGCCTGCGTAGACAAAAAGCGCGAATGTGCCGATGCCCGCGAAAGGGCTAAATTCGAGGAGAAGAACTCCACTCAATTCAAGTTGGATAAGCTGGCCAAGGCCGAGGCCATATGGACCAGGAAGCTGCGGCTAGCGTCTACGAAGCTGAGTAAAATTCGGCGTTCTCGCTCCTGCATACTCGCGGCGCAGAGGCGCAGGCAGGCCGTTGCAAGTGATCCTTGCCCGCCACCACCGGCAGTCGATGCCGCGCCTGTTGAACAAAATATGCCCGCAGAAGTGTGCCCGGAATCTGTTCTTTGATTTAGAAACTATGATAATTATTATCCACGGTGTAACAGGCAGCGACAACCACAGCGCAGTGGTTGGGGCCGTCGAGGCGCAGAGCCCGATGGCTGTTCGCGATGCCATGAAAAAGTATTTTCAGTCGTATGGCAGGGGCCAGCTTAATCGGCAGCGATTTGCTGAGCTGGTGACTTTCTCCGGCCTGAAGATTGTGCCCATCGCATCCATCGATTACGACCAGGTATGAAGGCTTACTTAGCGGGCGCTATACTGGGACAGTCAGACGCCGAGTGCCGGGAATGGCGCAAGGATGCGGCCAAAGCCCTGGCTGAGATCGGTGTCGAGGCACTCGATCCTTTGCGGCGTGATTTTCGAGGCGTAGAGGTCGAAAACATGAGCGTCATCATTGATGCCAACATCGCTGACATCGAAGCGAGCGACATTGTCCTGGTTAAGGGAAACATTCCTTCCTGGGGGACGGCGATGGAAATTGTCTACGCCTACGGCATGGATAAGTTCATTGTGGTATGGGGCGTTGGTGACGTGATCTCTCCCTGGCTGAAGTTTCATACGGACGCCCAGGAGAAAACCATGGAGTTGGCCCTGGCCAGGATCGTCGAGTTTATCGAGAGTACAAAACACATAGGTAGCAAAAGCAAATAGTTTATGAGTGAATTACCAAAAACACCGCCCGTTGCGACAGAGTTCCCCGTGAGCACAATTGAGGCTGCGGCTTATGCAGCTTCAGAATTTAGAAACAGCGTTGCCGCCGTGAGGGCAATCGCCGCCGTCGCGGGCAAGGTCATGACAATTCCTAACGTGAAAATGGCAGAGGTCATCGCGGCATGGGCCTACAAGCGCATGGACGCCTGCAAAACGCTGGAGGATCAGAAGAAGGTGCTCGACGACGATCTCTTGAAATTTGGCCCCGAGGTCGCCGCCATCATCAATTCGCTTCACGTCCCACCGGGCACGAGTAACGAATTGATGCAGGAGCTGTTCGTCAAATCCTCGGACAGTGCAAAGCTCATCCGCGTCTGCGAAACCATCGTGGGCCTGGCTGACACTTACCGGGAGCTGTCATCGGGCAGCCCGAGCCGATTGAGAGAGGCGCAGCTCCTCCTCAACTACGCACAGTTTGTCTACAATAATTCAGTTAGTAGGGTCGCTCCGACCGTGCTGGGTGAGCTGAGGCAGCTTATCATCGCGACGTCCAGCATTTGGAGCGCGGTATCGGCAACGGTGGAAGCATTTGAGACGAGGGTCAACCCGCCCGATATGATTCCGGTAAAGATCGTCGCCGTCTGCAACGAGCTGGGGACCGTGGCCGTGGTCATGATGAAGCCATCTTCGACTACCGAAGATGCGCGCAAAGCCGCCGACGATGCAAAGGGCAAGATCGGTGGGGCTCTGCACTCAGAGTCCGTGCTTTACGCGACCATTCCTGCACCCAAGCAGATCGAAGTGAAGGGCGTGGCATTGCCCGAGATCGGAGCCGCTAACCCCGCTAGTTAGAAAGCGTGATTAGCCAGGAGATTACACTTACACCGGAACAGATTAACTGGGGCGTCTATGTGCAAAATCACATAGACGCTTTTGGTTCTTGCCTCTACCCGTCGTGGTGCATACGGGCGATTTTCAAGACTAACTTCGAGGCCTTAAAGAGGATATACGCCGACAACCTGTGGGCTCTGCACTACGACGACGTACTCGATCTTTCGCTGATTACTGATGCCAGTCCTGGTGCAAGTAAACCGAACTCAATTCGTGAGGTCCAGCGCCGACTGCGCAAAGTTCACAGGGACAAGTGCCAGGGGAGTAGTTAGACTTGATGTCACTGACAGAATACATTGTAGACAGTTTGCTACAAGAATCTCCTAATCTTGAGACGCTGAAGAAGCACAAGGTAGCCCTAACGCCGGACGAGAAGCGGAGTTTTAAGGAGTGCAGCCAGGATCAGTCAGCCACGGCCATGAAATCGGTCGTCAACGGCAAGACCTGGTACGCATGCTATACGCACCGAGCTTGCCAGGTTAGCCCTACCCTCAAGGGCGCTCTAAAGGCTTATCCAGAAATTGCTGCTACCGGCTAGCGCGTAGTTAAGCTGTGACGACGTTACGCACTCAACATGTGCCACCTGACACGGGCCAAGCTTCTGACACTCCAGGGACCGCCCAGGGAGTTGCGCGTGCACTTTTAGACAGTAGTCCTGAGCTTACTAGCGCCGAAATTGGCGACATGGCCGCATCCGCTGGAATTGGCAAGGTTGTCGCCCAAATCGCCGATGCCGATCCCCCGGAGGCAGCCGACATCCGCTCACCCCGTAACTGGTTCATTACAAAATGGGACGTGATGTACGGGGGTCAGAAGATTGGATACATCACCCGCAGCAGGGATAACCCGCTACAGTTTAGACCATTTACCACGATTAATCCGGCGTCCAAGTCCTGTAACTTTAGCCGCTTACGGGACGCCCTCGCCTGGGTCATGGTTCATCGTGTGAAAAACTGGGCGGCGAGCGAGAGGCTTGCCCAACACGCCACAGTAGAGGAATCTCACACATCGAACGAGTCCTTAATATTGGTGCATGAGGCCGAGGAGATCCAAATGTCGGACATCTGGAAGTCAGCGAATAAGCCCCAGCTCCGCAAGGACGATAAGGGTAAGGATGTACTCCACATCCCTCACCTGGCTGCAATTACACCGGATCAGTGGGAGAAGATTTCAGGCATTATGCGGGGCAAAGGCTACGACTCACGTGGCGCTGCTGACGCCAGCCGGGCTGTCCAATCAATGCTGCGCAGGGCAGGTGAAAGTGGAGAGGCGAGAGTTTTAAAACACGAGGATTGGGTTGATACCATTGCCAAAGTCATTGGGTTGAAAGCGTCGTCACAAGAGCTTAAGGCTGGTGACAGGGCTGCAACGGCCCGCAAGGTATTCGCACGAGCGGTCAAGAGCTGGGGATTAACTAATAACCCAGACGTGGCTGGCTATATCCTTCCGAATGGCTCGATGCTGGACTTGTCCGGTGGATCGGGGCGGCGTGCTTACGACCACCGGCAGGTTGGGTCATTCCTTGAGCCTTCTGAACAGGGGCGTGGAGCCACAGATTGCATGCACGAGTTCATGGATCTGGGGGCTATACGCTGGATGCCAGAAGGCCCAGGTATGGATATTCGCGTGCCACCCACCAAGGCGCAGTATGCCCAAATTGCCCGTATTAAGGACGAGGCGCATGGTCAGCTCTATCTCGACGTGTATTCGCCGAACTATGGCAAGGCCTACCGTGGATACGGTCCTAGCCATACCAGCCAGCGCGTCGTCAATGACATCGTCTCGTTTTACAAGACGGGCAAACTGGGGCATATGCCCGAGGTTCAGCAATTTCACGGGATGGGAGAGTCTGAAGAGTCTGAGTTTTTTAAGTCTTTTACGTCGTCTAAGTACGCGAAAGAGATTGAATTTTGGAACATAGCCACTACTCCGATGCTTCTTATCAGCACTCTCCGGGATCTTAAAGTTCCAGCGGCAGCCTTCGTAGAAATCAGTGTAGCACTGACAGAAGAAGTTCTTCCGAAGTTTGAAGAGGCGTACTCCGAAAATCTCCAACCGCGTAAGGCGATAGAGGCTGCAAAAGCTTGGCTCAAGGATAGAACAGCGGCTAACGCTGAAGCGGCTGAAACGGCTGACTATGCTGCTGCGGTTGCTGCTGACCATGTCGCTTCTTATTCTTCTAGTGCTTCTTATGTTGCTTCTGCTGCTTCTTACACTGCCAGGGCTGCTCACACTGCCCATAACTCTCAGCGGGCTTCTTACGATGCTTATGCCATTAACGCGATATTCTATTACACCGCTAAGGCAGGCCTTTCTGCCACGCGCATGGTGGATATCATCAAGAGAGTGGGCCACCAATATTTTGCATTCTTACCCCTGAGTAAGTCGAGTAAGGTAGCGGAAGCTGGCGAAACTTTAGATCCTGCCGAGTTCGTTAAGTCTTACCATGCGGATAAGTACGGGTCTAAGATCAGAGATTGGAGCTTGGTCTCTGAGCCTGTGGCTCTTCTTCGCATACTGGAGTCTCTCAATGCTCCGAAGTCAACCTACGTAGAAATCAACATAGCCTTGGCAGAAGAAGTTCTTCCGGTGTTTGAGAAGAAGCGTCCCAAAGATCTCCGCCCCCGAAAAGCGATAGAAGCGGCCAAAGCTTGGTTTAAGGACAGGACATCGGCCAATGCTCAGATCGTCCTCGATGTCTCTCAGGGTGCCTGGAAGGCTACCAACGCCTGTACTAGTTCCCCAGAACACGCCGCTTTTGCCATATATTATGCTACTGTCAGTGTTACTGCTGAGACTGTTAGCCCTAGCGGCGCTTGGACTGCTATTGATGCTGCCCATTACACTGTTGCTGACGTTATTAATGCAGGCATTCCTAAGCAACGCGTGGCAGACATCATCAGGGAAGTGGGGCGAAGTTATTTTGGATTCTTACCCCAGGAAGGGCATGAAAAGGCAGAAGAGCCAGCCGTAGGCGAAGCTTTAGATCCTTCTGAGTTTGTTAAATCCTACACCACGGCCAAATACCAAAAGGCTATCCATGATTGGGGTACAGCTACTACTCCTGGGGATCTTAATCTCGTTCTTAAATCTCTCAAAGCTCCCAAGGCAGCTTTTGTAGAGGTTGCCATAGCATTTGCCGAAGAAGTTCTTCCAATGGTTGAAAAGGTGTTGCCCAATGATCTTCGACCTCGGCAAGCGATAGAAGCTGCCAAAGTTTGGCTTAAAGACAGAACAGAAGCTAATGCTCAAGCCGCTAACGAAGCTTCTGACGAAGCTCTGGCTGCTTCTGCCGATGCCGCTACTGAATCTTATACTGCCTGGAATGCTGTTCAAACTGCTGCTCGGGCTGCTAATATGGCTTGGGTTGCTTCTACCGATGATGACGCCGGGATGGTTTATAAATACGCTTCTTATATCAATTATTACACCACCAGGGCCGGTCTCTCTAACCAGCGTGCCATGGACATCTTTAGGGAAATTGGTGGGAGATACTTTTCGTTCTTAGCCCAGAGTCCAAGCGAGGGCATGGCCGAAGTGATTGTAACAAATTTGCTGGATGAAGTCTTAGACCCAGCCGAGTTTGTTCAGTCCTACGCTGTGGCCAAGTACCAGAAGGAGATCGAGACTTGGAACAAAGCTGCCACCCCGTTGGATTTTATCCACACCCTTAAAGCCCTTAAGGCTCCTAAGGCAGCTTTTGTAGAAATTAGCCTAGCGTGTGCAGAAAAAGTTCTTCCAGAATTCGAAGAAAGCTTTCCTAAGGATCTCCGGCCCCGCAAGGCTGTAGAGGCTGTAAAAGCTTGGCTTAAGAACAGAACGGGGGCTAATACCCAAGTAGCTGCTAATGCTGCTCGGGCTGCCTATGCGGCTGCCCATGCTACTTGGGCTGTTAATAGCACTAAGGCTGCTCGGATTGCTCGGGCTGCTAATGCTGCTGCTCGGGCTGCTAGTGCTGCTGCCGCTGCTGGTGCTATTAGTTATGACATTTCTGGGGATACTGCTGCGGTTGCTACCTACGCTGTTGAAGCGGGCCTCCCTAGCCAGCGCGTAATGGATATCATTAAGGAAGTGGGCCATAAATACTTTTCGTTCTTAGGCCAGGGCACCGCGAGAGGGATGGCCGAAGCAATCGTAGCAAATATGTTGGGCGAATCGGAGGGAACCGATATTCCATCCCCGGAGGAAGAGCCGCTCATTGCCGACATTTCGCCGGAGGACATTGCGCTAAGGTCTGGTATTTTGGACCGGTATGTCCAGGTAGGTGGTGACTTTGGAGATCCGTGGGTTTATGGGGGCACTTGGTACAGCGCTTACGTGGCTAAGTCTAAAAGTCGGTGGGATTGTATCTACCACATAGACGGCATGGAAGGCGAAGGCTTGTCAGATTATGATGCCGGGAGTAAGGCCGTTAAAAAGGCGTTAGAAGAGCCCCAATATGCTGCTTTGATAGCAAAACGGGCAGAAGAGCTTTTGCCGGATAGACTCCGTTCTCAGGGCTACGGCAAATATCCCGATGCTGATCCTGCTGAAGAGGCGGACACGCTGAAATGGTGCCAGCGAGAAGTATTAGACGATGCGAAGAACGAGATTGCAGATAAACTAGCGGATGAGATGAACAAGAACCGCACACTTGCTGTTTATCGTGTATCTGACGATGATTTATTTGACAATAACCCGAAGCGAATTTCTGAAGTTGTGCAGTTCCTGGGCATAACGCTGGAGGAGTGGGAGGAGATGCCTACTGTAGATAAGATAGTTGCATACGCTGACAACTACGGTTGGTACAATCTGGATCATGACCCGGTAAGGATGACAAAAGACGATCTGATCGCTAGGATAAAGGTGGAGTTGTGAACAATTTGATGACTGAAAAAATTATGATACACGCGGGACAAGTGGTGAATACACTCCTGGAGCAGGGTGGTGATGCAGAGGTTGAGTATGATACTGTCGATGTGGACTCCATGCCACATACGGCCTGGATGGTTCGGGCCATAGGCTCATCGCCTACGCAATACGTAGCCAGGGACGTGGCTCATACGCCCGAACTGGCACGCCAGAGGGCGCACGAGAAGGCCCGGTCGTTAGGCATGACAATTACGCGCGAGATAGATCGCTCTAAAAGTTCACCACGCAGTTGACATCACAATCGGAGGGATTATGCTTTTAGGCATATGAGTTTAGAGAAGTTTATGGACGGTATGCGAGCAGCCGCAACGGTTGCTCTGTGGAGGAAGGAAGGCTATCGGGTTGCTGCAACAAACGGGTGTTTTGACATACTGCACGCCGGGCACGTAGGATCTCTGGAGTGTGCCAAGAGGCAGGGAGATAGGCTTATTGTTGGCATCAATACCGATGAATCTGTTCAAAAGCTTAAAGGGCCAACACGCCCAATTAACGCGCTATACGAACGCGTTGTTGTGCTATGCAGCCTGGAGTGTGTCGATCTAGTAGTGCCAGTGCCGGAGACTGACATGTGCCAATTTCTTGAGATTACACGGCCCGATACCTGGATTAAGTTTGGGTATACCCTCCAAACTTTAAACCAGGCGGAAGTGGCCATGGCCAATAAGCTTCATATCAAGATTGAAACCGTCCCGATTACGGACGATGTCTCTACAACCAGGATAATTGATAACATCCTGGCAGCGCGTAGCGGGGCAAAGCCTCTCCCGCCTCCGAAGTTCTACTCATAGATGACCGTTAGATCAATGGTCGCGCTGGTGTTAAGAGTTAGCCCATTGAAAAACGGTGTGTTGAAATCCAGGCATGTTGGTAATGCCGCCGCCGCACCTGTGTAGGATAGTGCTGCAATTACTGGCCCATTCGCGGTGGTATTATCGTAGACTGTTACAGTTGAATTTGTGGGTGATCCACAGATTATTTTGTGCAGTTTACCTGGGCCGATCTTACAGAGAGTGTTTGTTCCTGTGTTGATGTGCTTGTAAATGGACTCCGATGCCTCTGGCCCAAATCGATTAATTCCCGCTACTCTGACATCCAATTTATTGTTTTGAGAATTGCCACCGATGTTGCACACTTCCATGCTAACTGGAAGATCGAGGGTGCTCGTTAGTGGAAAATATACAGCGTCAAATTGGTGTATTATCCGATCATCTATGATGAACCAGGTGCGGTAATGCGTCCAAAAGATTTCAAAAACGTGAATAGCGCTATCGAGGATATATGTGAGGCCTTGGACGCCGTTAAAATTTCCGCTATTCACCCTGGCAGCGTCTGAGCCATTTTTACGGCAGACTAGGGTTAAAAGATTTCCATTGAATTCGAAGAAAAATCCGTTATAAGCGTTATAGGCTCCCCGTCGTTTTGTGCAGGTTCCGTTTGTAGTGGGTACGCACAGCGCAGCTTGATAGGCGTTGGTTGATCCGCTGATGTAGCGAGCATTACGGATACTTGTAACAGCTATCGTTCCATTGGACGTGTAGTCTGTGGACATCTCTAATTGGCCGTCAAAGCACGAGGCTGTTCCGTTGCCAAGCACGGAAGCAGTCCAGAAATTTGTGTCTAGGGAGGTTTTTGCGAGGTCTTCGCCTACTAGGCGAGTTGTAAGGGCAGTAAGCGCATTTCCGAGGGGAGAAGTTCTGGCTGAAACGCCGAACGTGGCATTTCCTTCCGTAACGTAAACTTTAAGCGCGTGTGTCCTATTTTCTAGAGCACGTGGCACGGCTTCCACGACGGGGCATAGCAGGCTGCTTAGCCTAAAATAGGACGTAGATCCGCTACTGAGTATGGCATCATTTATAACGCGTACTCGAAAGTAAGAGGAGGTCGCTTGTGTGGTTGTGCTATCACCGCCTCCAGCGCTGTAGTAGTTGAATGAATCCTGGATGTCCCAATTTACTCCGTCAGGACTCTGATCAATATAGATGGTGCAGTTTTGATCGGTGTTAAGGTTAGTCTGTATTCCAGCAAATCCCGTAGTTTCTTCGGCTGATCCGACGAATGACCCGTGATAAGCCAGGTTAGCCGTGCTGCTGTTGTTGAAACTTTCGAGCACTAACTGGCTGGAAGAAACGGCCAATCTGTACTTGGAATCTATCCCGAGCCGAGTATGCACGGGTTGTCCTTGTGGTGTGCAGATTACCATGTTTGCCAAAGACCCGCCAGACGGGATGTTGGGCGCGCCAACGATCTGAGTGGCCAAAGGCTGTCCACCAATACCCGAGACGGCTACAGTTCCGTGGACGTCAGTTCCTTGGGCATTAAGGATAGCCGAAAGGATGGAGTTGGTTTCTCCAGCCGTAACAATCTGATTGCCTATGGAAGTGAGCTGTCGAGTTCCAGATTCCTGGATAGCCTGGGCATGATCTGCCATGTCCAGTAGCAGGTAGTTTGCAGCGACCGTGTTGGCATCTACGGAAGCGAGCGTGGTTTGAGACAGCACGTTTCCACTGGCGTCGATGCACTGTGCCATGACTGCGGTAGTGCTCGCATTTTTAGTAGCGCTGGCGGCTAGAACTCTAGCTTTATCTCCCGTTACTCCGTCAGACAAGTTTACGCTACCAATGGTTATATCCCCAGGATTCAAGTTGACCGCCACGGAACCGCCGTACATTACCACTGGAATCGGGCGGTCAGCAACGGAATAGACCGCTATAGTGCCACCACTCAGGATAGAAGCTTCAGAGACTACCCCTGGATCTCTGATAAAAGAAATTGGTACGTTCCCCATACGGCCTAACTACAGTACAAAAAAGCGGCACCCCATCGGAAGGATGCCGCTGTCCTCTGGTAGCGAGTAGGACTTACTTCTTGCCGTATTTGACGGGACTAGAAGCTGAGGGCGCTGAGGCTACCTGGCCTTTGGTGGTTTTACCACCGGCCAGCTTACCACGTTGTTCCTTGCCTTTTTTCATGGCCGACTTAGGCGTGGCACCCGGAGAGGGTTTTCCGACGCATTCCAAGGCAGAGCCAAATTCTTGTTCTGCAAGTGAATCAATCAGATCCATTGCATGAATTGGGCGAGATTCCAGGGCAGAAGTTTTCGACTCGGCCCGCTGGACCGGTTCGCCGATGAGCTGTTTTGCGAGTGACATATATGTGTTATAATTACACCTGTGCAAGGCAGGATTTAGTTTCTACCGATGTGGCGGTCCTGCCGTGCTCGCGCAATCGGAGATTTAGCTGATTAAACACACGTCGGACGTGTGTCTGATTAAAAGAACCATTTTTGACAAGAAATGTGTAAACGCCAGATTTCATGAGATCCGTAACTTGTTTACTCTGTGGGTTTCTTGTTAGAATAACAACGGAGGCGTTCGGGCAGCAGATAGAGATTTGTTTTGCGATGTCCAAGCTCGTGTTATTCCCTGTGATATTGTCCGCCAGGAATATGAGATCTGCCTTAGCCAAATTTTGTCTACACCTACAGCCTACGCTAGGCTCATAGGTTTGTTCAACGTCGCAGTTGTAGACACTGAGCGCTTCCCGTATCTGGCTAATCACGTGGGGCTCGATCTCTATGACCGCAACTTTTACAGGACATGCAAGAGCTTCACAAAACCGTGTTAACGAATCCATTACTAAGGCCCTCCCTTAAAGAAATGCTCGACCAGGGTTTTTGCGCCTGCACTTAAGAGGGCGGTAACGACCATTACACCAACAGCGCCCAAGAGCGCCCATTTGCCGGATAAAACAGCCTTCCAACTCTCGATTTTTTGGAGGCGGACGTCGATGTCAATTTGTTGTTCGTTAGACTCTATAACTTTGTCTACAACCCAGTCTGTTTTAAAGTCTAATTTGGACAAAGTCTCTACCAGCCAGCGCTCTTTGTCATCGAGCCTGGCGACGAGATGCGCCGGAATCTTTGAAATAAACTCCGGTTTTTCTAGCCGATGATATCGTGACTTTGTCTCATCGTTTTCCATACTCCATTAACTACGCAGTTTGGTTCTTAGTAATATGAAGTTGATACCGTGGCCAAATTTACGTGCGTGGCTTAGCCTGGATTACTGGGCGTATCGTCGGTTGCGCAGAAGCGCTAGAAAGGCGGGAAAGTCTTATGCAGTCACCGGGCTTACCCAGGATGATGCGGCTAAGCTGTCGAGCGCCGTTTCTGACATTGCCCCCGTAGATGAGGACAAGATTTTGGATAGTGTCACTCCGGTGATCTTTCAGCGCCCATCTTTTCCACCTGGTGCTATTGAAGCTGCGCGTAAAGTCGTGGTCACGCATTTCGAGGGGCTGGAGAAAGACTTGCAGGCTAGAGTGCAGGCCCGGATAGACGCCAGGCCGGAACCTGTGGAAGAATCGGCAAAGCGCATCATCGAACGCGCCAGGGCGATGAGGCCGACGAAATAATTTATCTTTTTGCTTGCATCCAATTACGAATTCTGACATAATCCAATTATGATTGAAGTAGGAATTCGTCGAATTGTGTCGCTCTGGACACGGAGAGGAAAGAAGCTTGTGCGAGTTCTGGGGTTGGATGGCCAGCCCGTCACAGTCGTGAAAAATGCGGTGGTAACCCGTATTACTCGAAATGAGCTCGATGGATCGTTTTGCCGCGACCGGGGCAGAAAGCTGGTCGTTACATTGGAAGCCGTTGATCGCATATGCCTCCGACCAGCGGGAACCCGGCAGAAACTGGATGCTCCGCTGGATGAGGTATACAGGTGGATGGTTCAACGTCGCGCCATTCGCCTGCAACTCGAACGCGCGCGCGAGCGCAAAATTGTGAAGCAGCGACAGCGCGAAGCCCACGCTTTGGATCGAGCCGAGCGTAAGCTCCGTGCAAAAGCCAAACAGGAGGTAATATGCCGGTGATTAAACATAAAATTGAAACGGTAGTCCAAGCCATAAAGTGCCCGAAGTGCGGCGATACGATATTCAGCCGTGCCCGCCACGACTTTCATTGGTGTTCCTGCAAAACTGTTGCTATAGATGGCGGGTTTGACTATGTCAAAGTCTGCTTTGCCACAGACATGGAGCCCCCAATGGAGTTTCCACTGACCGTAAACGCTACCAAGTCCGCGCTTTACAAGGACTGGAGCTGTTGTCTTAACCAGTACGGTTGTATCAAAGATCCCACCTATGCCCGACAAGACAAGCCCAATCGTATTCTCAATCCTGGTGCCCGCCGTGCCGTCAAGGCTCGCTCGCCTCGAAAAGTTGACGGCAAAGCTAAGCGCCCAGGCCGAAGAAAAACCCGTTGAAGTCCTCGCGTTGCTCGATAACAAAAAGCGCACAGTCGGCCTGAAGCGGGATGCGCTGGTCCAAGCGGCCATTGGCAAATACCTCGCTTTTGTAGACGATGATGACGATGTGGCCGACGACTACGTTGACTCCATTCTCGCGGCGGCAGTCCAAACGACGGCGGACGTCATCGTGTTTCGACAACGGTGCACCTTTGTCAACGCGAAGTGCATCTCCTGCCTGGAGATCGACGGCCCGCCATTCTTAGTCGATCACGACATTGGTAATGAAATGGAGGCAGTTCACCAGTATCCAGACGGGCATTGGCGGGATATCAAGCGCAAGCCCTGGCATCATAACGCCTGGCGCGCTGACCTGGCAAAGTCAGTCCGATTTCCTGATACGTCGTTTGGGGAGGATGGTGCCTGGTGCTCGCAGCTTTGGCCCCTCGTGAAATCGCAGTTCAAGATTGACAAGGCGCTCCATTACTACCAGTTTAATGGTAAGACGACCGAGGCATCATGAAATTCAAGACAGGACAGTGGGTTGTTTGCTTGCACGTGGATCTTAGCCCGGCCACATGGGGAAAGGTTGCAGATAGTGGTGTCGCGTCTTCTTACGTGGAATACGGCGAAGATGCCCCGACATGGGAAAGCCCCTACTGGGAAAATGACCATTTAAAGCCTGTCGAGTCCGAGGAAGCTGCCCGAAAAATTGTGGAGGACCACGAAGCATCCATCGACTACGATCCCAGATGAGTGATTTTGATGAAGCATTTTCCGACGTAGTAAGAGCCGAGGCTAAGCGCAGGCCAGTGTGGGTAATTGGCCTAAGGAACTTTCCTGGTGAATTCTACCCGGTCCTAGCCTGGGCACCTTGTCTTGGGTTCATACATGGCCCACCGGTCAATGGAAAACAACCCGTATTTGTGCCATCAGCAAGCGAGGGGCATCAAGTTTGGAATAGACCCCTTGATGAAGTCTACGAAACCGAAGAAGCGGCTGAAAAAGGATCAGAGGAGAAGGGTAAAAAACAAGCCGAAGAATTCAAGTCCATGCTTAACAGTTTCCGCCCTTTGCCTAAAATAGATCCCTAATGAATGCAATAGAAGCGCCAATACCCCTCGAAGAAGAATTTCCTGCGCTGGCTGAAGGCTTGAGCCAAGTGGCGAACGGGACACACCCGACAGTGCAGACCGTTCTTGCCGAGAAGAGGGCTGTGCGCATCCGAAACAAGATCGGCCAATGGCACATGAAGATGCTGAAACAACCTGGCCGCAATGAACCGTGCCATTGCGGAAGTGGCAAAAAGTTTAAGAAATGCTGCGGTCAGTGATGGTCGCACTCACCCTAATCGGATCACTTAGTAGGCTTGGACCTCTTCAACCCTCGCATCCAATCGGCGACGGACTTTTTAGTGCCCTTGGAAGTTTTCTCCAGCTTTTCCAGTTTCTTTTCGGGATCTTCGCTTGTCTCACCCTCTAGAAGTTCATCCACGAGACGCCGTGCGAGTGCTTCGAACTCAGCCTTGCCGTATTCAGCAGCCCACTGGGCAGCTCCAGCAGGGCCAAGTTTGGATCGCATCCGGTCAGACGCTGCCCACAGATCATCTTTAGTTGCGAAACGGTGGCTCCCGAGCAGTTGGTTAATGGAAATTCCGCCTGTCCTGTCGTCCAGGAGATCGTCCTCGGGGTTAACTTCACCAGCAGGCTCACCGGGCAGTGATCCTGGTTTACTAGCTGCGGGCGGTGGGGCACCCGCGCCCGGCTTGCTAGGCGCGTCGGAGGGCTTCCACTTAAATCTAGGGTTCTTCCCTGGTAAACCCTGGTTTTCTTCCTCACCGGGTTCCAGGACGTTTTCGATTATGCCGTCTACGCTATTAGTGATCACGTTCTTAAATACAGGAGAGTAATGGGCAGTAGTTACTTTAAATAGGATTGTAGACAATGGCCTACAGATACACATACGTTGATTTGCTGAACGTAATCAAGGACATCGACGATACCGGCTTGAATTACGCTGGGGCGTGGAATGCCAATGCTCAGTACTTTTCAAACGATGTAGTGCTTTATAACAATACTCGCTACATATGCTTGGCCCCAACACAGGGAAATCAGCCGACTATTACCCAGGTAAGGGATGATCATTGGTCTGCCCTGGTGTTTGTCAGCACGGGCTCCTCGGCCCAGGGGGATATAGCAACGCAGGCACTTGCAATGGCCACAGAGGCACTTGCAATTGCTGTCACTGGCACGAATTTAGGGTATCAATCATACACAATCGGTATCACCGCATTAGACACGGCCTGGGCCGGAACAGCCCTTGCGCAGCAAGCATATGATCTCGCTGTCCAGGGTGGAGGCAGCGGTAGCAGTGGATCTCTTTGTGAGGAAGCCTACGGCCTGGCGTTGTATGCTCTTCAAACGGCCTGGTCTGGTACGGCCCTAGCTCAGCAGGCCTACGATCTTGCCATACAAAACAGCGGCACCAGCGGGGGCACTCTTGGCGCTGAAGCTTATGCCATCGCGAACGAAGCTTTAGGTATTGCTGTCATTGGCACTAATCTAGGAGAGCAAGCTTACACCATCGGGGTTACTGCTCTTAATACGGCCTGGGCTGGGACGGCTCTTGCGCAGCAAGCTTATGACTTAGCAGTTCAAGGCGGGGGCAGTGGGAGCAGCGGATCTCTTTGCGAGGAGGCCTACGGTTTGGCCGTGTATGCCCTTCAAACTGCCTGGGCAGGCACAAATGCTGGAAATCAAGCTTATTCAGTTGGGGTTACTGCTCTTGATACTGCTTGGGCAGGCACAGCGTTGGCTCAGCAAGCTTACGATTTGGCCATTCAAGGTGGCACCGGAAGCAGCGGATCTCTTTGCACCGAGGCCTATGACTTAGCAGTGTATGCCTTACAGACTGCTTGGACAGGCACTAGCGCAGGTAATCAATCTTATGCTGTAGCCCAGCAGGCTTACGCATTGGCGGCTATTGGTACGAATGCGGGAGATCAGGCTTATTCAGTCGGGGTTACTGCCCTTAACACGGCTTGGGCGGGGACGGCCCTTGCACAACAGGCTTATGATTTGGCCGTTCAAGGGGGCACAAGTAGCAGTGGATCTCTTTGTGAGGAAGCTTATGGCCTGGCGTTGTATGCCCTACAAACCGCTTGGGCCGGAACTTCTGCGGCAGCTAGTGCACAAGGTGTGGCTGACACAGCTTATGGATTTTCAGTGTACGCCATCGCGCTTTCGGGCACGTCATCAGGCACATCATCACCGTCCGGTGGTGGCGTGAGCGTCTTGGAAGTGCAAGTATTCAGCTAAGATTATGTCAACTTACTCAAAAAATTTGCTAAGTAGCTCGGTAGACGGGATGCAGATTGTCATTAATTCAAATGGGACAAGTACGGCAAATCTGATTCACCAGGCACCGGCAGGTGCAAGCAGCCTGGATGAAGTCTATCTTTACGCATTTAACTCCAATGTAGCGGCTGCCACACTTGTCCTGTGCTGGGGTGGTACAAATGTAACGACGGATGCTATGACGGCAAGCATTACCGGATTGAATGGGAGAGTTTTGATTGTTGATGGCCGACTGATTACAAATGGCAGGAACATATGGGGGTATTGCTCGACAGGGACTGTTTCTATAGATGGGTTTGTCAATAGAATTTCTTAGCGATATGGGAATTCATTACGTAAAACGCACGGGAAGAAGGTACCTGGTAAACGACCACCTTAGAAACGCACTTGATCCCACAGTGTTTGGCACATTGATCCTGTATCACGATGCGTCAACTCTAGGATTAGCAGACGGTGCGTCCGTGACTTCTTGGCCTGGAATTGTAGGGCCGACATTTACGGTTCCCTCAGGAAAAACGGCACCAACGTACGTAGCGTCGGGTGTAAATGGATTACCGGGGGTGTATTTTTCGTCTACTACCACATCCTTATACGAAACAACGTTGTCCATTACGGCACCATTCACGATCTACCTGGCACTAACAGCTACACTTCGGGGGGCTGCCGTTGCCCAGCGCACGCTCCAAAGTACGTCAATAAACTGGCTCATGGGGCCATATGGAGATCAATGGTCTGTATTCAATGGTGCTGCATTTTTACCAAATCGCACGGCTGCAACATCAGGTGCCATAGCAGTAATAAACACGTCCGCAACCGGAACTAATTATACGTGGAGGTTAAACGGCGTAGCGAAAGGCGGTGTGGCAGGAACGGGTAATCCGGCTCTCCTAAACTTAGGAGCAGGCGGGGCATATAACGAGCCTTGGTTTGGAGTTATTTACGAGATGCTGATATACAATTCCGTGCTTACTGACTACTCAGGAGTAGAGACTTACCTAATGACGAAGTACGGAATGATATAGCCCTAAAAACGAATCCACTTTTTATCTGGGCACTGCTCCGTGGCCAGCGAAGTTTTTAGGTATACGAGGCATTTGCACATCCTGCACCAATAGCCTTTTCTTCGGGGACATGCCTGACATTTAGACATCCTGTTGGCCTTGATGTTGGCCGGGACAATTGGAAATCCGTTCAAAGACCACCGGACTTGGGCCATAGCGAAACTGGCCAATACCTGATTCCAAGTAAGATCAGGCATTGAATACTGACGATCACAGCACGGTATAACTTGGCTCATGTGCTATCTAGCGATAAATGTCAGTTGTCTACAAAATTTGCTTGTTCTTTACAATAGGTGCTGTGGGTGTTTGTGGTTCGGCCTAAAGGCCCTGACCGCGTGTTTCATGTCTTACCTTGGAACTAGCCCCACAGCACCTTTACTCTATGCGGATATGCAAAAACTCGTCGTAGTCACAGTGTTAGCGCTGTTGCTTACAGGCTGCATGTCCTTTGACAAGGGCGGAACCCGCCATTACATTTGTTTCGGCGTTGGTATTGTCAGCGTGAATACCAACAATCCAACCGCTACAGTGGTAAAGTCAACAACAGTAGGGATCGGTGCATCGAGTCTTCCAATGTCTCGGTGCACCGTTGGATTTTCAGAATCTGTGGCTGTTATGCTACAGACCAACCAACCAGTAGTTATCGAAGTGGAGCAGGCTCCTGGAAAGCCCTTCCGTGTGGAGACAAAATGAAGACTATTATCACACCCTTGATACTTGCGTGCGCCCTGCTACTCTGCGGGTGTAGCTCGACGAATAAAAACCTCATCGTGACGACTGGCACGATCCTCGGGGTTGAAGTGGCTGAGAATCCGCAAACCGGCCTTTACCAGGCTAAGCTGGGCTACGGAAGGACTGAATTTGCGCTCGTGCCCACCGGCACTAACGGAGTTACTCCCGACGTTATCATGGAAATTCGCTATCATGGATTTTTTTCTACGGAAGGTGGACTTTATCAGCGCCTTGCGGTGGGCCAGACGGCGTGTTCGCAAGTTCCCGCTGCCCTAATGTTCGGCAAGGATGAGCGGGGTAATTCTCCTACAAATTCGGTGGTGAGCATGCTGGAGAGCATGAGGGCTAAACCGTCCGCAACGAATCGTTAAAGCCACTTGCCTGGGCGTTTTGTAAGCTCGTTGTCGATGTAATCGATGATGGCCTGCGGATCATGGCTTATGTTGAAGCAATGGAGCCACGCAGCCACTTTTTCTTTGAGGGCATCCCCGTGAAGCTTCTTATGCTGTGGCCAATTGTGTTCCCAGTCTAAGCGGCCAACCTCTCCCTCGATGTACTCCAGGGCAAGATCCTGGGTATCAAGAACGGGATCATGATCGGGCTGGTAAGCGACAGGTGGAGGAAGTTCAGGTGGTAGCCAAGTGTCTGGCGGGCCATCCAGCAGGGTTTCGACTATGAGCCGTGCGATCATTCTTCGTAGTTAACTACAGTATGGCTGCACTTAACCAGGTCTGTGGCGTTGTAGACGCCTTGTCCGCATTTCAAGTTCAGGTGATGAACTCGTTGAATGGCCGATTTTTAGCCCTTCGACGCCTTGCTGAGTTACTGGAAAGTGCATTCGATATGACCGGATTCATTCCTGACATTACTCGGCTAATACCCCTGGCTTCTATCGATTTGAGCTTGTACGAGAATTTGCGAGTTGAGTGCGCATTCCTTAATTTACCTCCGGCCAGTGAGTCGGCAGAGCAGTATATCGGGGAGCTGCGCGCTCAGTTGAACGCGGCATACGCCCAGATCCTCAGGCAGCTCAACATGAGCCCACTGAGCACGTTGTCTACTCTCCAGTCGAAACTGGACGATTACCAAAACCAGATGAATTTGGCCGCGTTAAAAGGCACCGATTTTATGGCTTGCTTGCAGGCAGCGTGTTCGGCAGCAACCGCTGTAAGTAATTTTTCAGCGGATCAGGTGAAAGACATCGCAAACAACTATTACAGCAATTTTGTCGTGGGACAGGGCAAATTGCTATCTTCTGCCGCGCAGGCAAAAGTGGATAACCTCAACTCAGTGAAGAGCCAGGTGCAAGAACTTATCAGTGGCCCATCGGCGCAGGATACGGCAGCCGCGTCTGCGGTCGTAACATCAGTAACCGGTTAGTTTTGGCATATGCCTCATATTGTCTACATTTAGACTGATGAGTTTTTTGTTCTTATGTAAGGTTACAGAGTTTATGACAACACCAAAAGAAAACAAGGATGGCCAGTTCATCGTGGTTGAAAACGGCCAGCGATCTAGTGAGTTGATGAGCGAGGCTAAAGCTAAGCAGGAGGCTGCCAAGCGCCAGTCTACCAATGAGTCAAAGGGCGATAAGCGTTCTGACGTAAGTGTTAAACAGAACCTTTTTGGGACTTTGGTCATGCTTCTGGTACCGGCGATTAGCCTGTGCCTGTGATGGGCTCCAGCAGCTATGCCAAAGAACGCCGTAAGGCCAGATGCAGCTTTACATGGTGAAAAGCCCGCGATGCCGGGTGATCAGCCGCAGGGTGCGCCCGTAAAGCCGAAGAAAAAACGACTTTATAAGCGCAAGGGCCAGTCTGTGCTTAAGGCCCAACTTACCGGGCAGGTTAGTCCGCCGCCTGTTCCTCCTCCAAGAACTCTTAATCTGGACCCGGCTGTACTCGAAACAGAGGGCGTGGATGGCAGCGAAAAAAAGATCATTGAGGGCCTATTTTCAAAAGCGTTCGAGCGTTACACAAAGCGCAAGGAGGCTAATCGGGGTATTGAGGCCATAGCCGACGTAGTCAGTCACATCCAGAGTGGTGCCTCCATGAAAGACATGGAGGAAAAGCTCACTCCACTCCTGAGCGAGCAGTCTTCCAAGACAACAATTTTGCAAGCCGTCATGTTTAATCACATGATGGAGCTTGTCGCACTCCACTGGGATATGCGATGGCACTTGATGCGAGAGCTATGGGAAGATCTGCGCGAGCAGAAACTGAAGCCCGTCGAGAAGTTGGCCCTGCTAAAATTGGCAGACCAGCAAGCGGAGAGGGCCGCAAATTATATCAATAACCAGAATCCTACGTTTCAGCCGATGACGGAAGTCGATTCCACTATGGAACGGGCATCTAAGCAGGCTGTAGACACAGCTAAGCGTAGGAACTCTAAGGAGCTGGAGGGCACCACTCCCCAGGGGCGCGAGATCGTGCGCCGGTTGACATTCAAAGCTAAGCAAGCGGCGGATAAGATTGTAGAAAGCGCTTTAGCAAAACCCACCGAAGCAAAACCTCCCGAAAATTCGAAGTAATTTTGTTCTCTATAGGATGAGAAAAGTTGCGCTGATAACTGGCATAACTGGTCAGGATGGTTCTTACCTCGCGGACATGCTGATAGCTAAAGGCTATGAAGTCCACGGAATAATACGCCGATCTTCAAGCATAAACACGGAGCGCTTGAATCTGATTTACTCAGATCCGCACGGCGGAGAGACAAAGCTTAATTTGCACTACGGGGATCTTACGGATGGCAGCAGTCTTTGCCGTCTCCTGGAAAAGATACTCCCTACAGAGATATACAATCTCGGAGCGCAATCGCACGTTCGTGTGTCTTTCGATATCCCCGAGTATACCGTGGATGCCACAGGCATGGGCACGCTCCGCCTTCTGGAGGCTATGCGAACGGTAAAGTGCAGGGCCAGGTTCTATCAGGCCGGTTCGAGCGAGATGTTTGGAGGCTTGTTCGACGGCAATACTATTTTGAACGAAACATGCCGGTTTCATCCCCGTTCGCCCTACGGCTGTGCGAAGGTATTTTCGCATAATATTGCTGTGAATTACCGGGAGAGCTACGGGATGCACATTTCAAACGGGATACTGTTCAACCACGAATCGGCCAGGCGTGGCACTACCTTCGTAACCCGTAAAATCACCAAGTTTGTTGCAGGCTTACTGAATAAAGCCTCCGGCCTCCAAACGCTGTATCTTGGTAACTTGGTAGCCAAGCGCGACTGGGGATACGCACCGGAATACGTGCGGGCCATGTGGCTTATGCTGCAACAAGAGGAGCCGGACGATTACGTGATCGCAACCGGGAAGACATACAGCGTAGTGGACTTCTTGGAGGCGGCGTTCAAAGTAGTGGGCATCGACAACTGGAAAAAATATGTCGTGGTAGATCCTCACTATTTCAGACCGGCAGAGGTCGAAGTGCTTGTCGGTGATGCGTCCAAAGCTAGGCAGATTCTTGGGTGGGTTCCAACCGTTGAAATGGAAAAGCTGGCCCGCATAATGGTAGAAGCGGACGCTTACGGTGAAAACATGGAAGACGTGCGCGCGCTGTGGACATCTTAAACCTGGATTCAAAATCGATAGATCAGGCGATTCTTAAAGAGCTGGGTTTTGCGGATGCGGGCGACTTCGAGATGGCCACCGCTGCGCTTAACCCCACAGAGAATCGTCTGCTGTTTAGTCGATATGCGGAACTCCTGGAGTCCGTCAAAACCCGAATTCGGTCGGGTGGATCACAGGATATTCCGCTGGCTTCAGAATGGGACTGGGAGAAGGACTATTGGCGTAAACCTCCCACAATGCGCCAGTTTATCGAAGATCCTTTCTGGCTCGGCTCCACACTGCTTCCGTCCGAGGACAGCGTGGGTATATTTCCCACTTGGCGCGAAATTCTGCTTCAGGATTTTGACATGGGGTCTACAGTTCACAACCTGGTGATAACCGGTAGTTTGGGCATAGGGAAGTGTCTGGGATACAATGAGTTATGCTTGATGCACGATGGCGCTGTTAAACCGGTCCAGCAAATACAGGTAGGAGATTTGTTGATGGGGGATGACTCTACGCCTAGGCGCGTAATGTCTACGATGAGCGGGCGAGGGCCACTCTACCAAATTTATCCATCTAAAGGAGAACCTTTTGTCTGCAACGGGGCGCACATTTTGTGCCTAAAGTCATCGGTGTCGGATGAAATTGAGCACGTGTCGGTTGAAGATTTCTTAAAGTGGCCAATAGAAAAGAAGAACAAAGCAAGACTGTACAGAGTTCCGGTGGAGTGGGCTGAAAAAACGGTGTTAATTGATCCTTACTGGTTAGGGCTGTGGCTTGGAGATGGCACGAGCCGACGTGTGGAGATTACCACGATGGACGAGGCAATACGTGACTACCACATCGCCTATTGCAGCCAATTCCCTGAGTTAAATTTGCACGTTTACAACGCGGGAAAAGGGGCCAAAGCGTCTTCGTACACGTTTACAGTTCCAAGGGGCAGCCGTTACAAAAACCCGGTGCGCTTAAAGCTGGAACATTACGGCCTGACGGAGTGGGCTCAAACTTGTCCGAAATTTATACCAAACGACTATCTTTACAACAGTCGGAGTATAAGACTTAAGCTTTTTGCGGGGTTGATCGACACAGACGGTTCAAAAAGTAGGGGTGGAAAGTGCACAGCCGCTAAACGAGATAAGGCAAGCAATGGCGTGTACGAGATCACGGTAAAATATGAGAGGTTTGCAAACCAAATACGGTTTCTGGCTCAATCACTTGGGTTCTTTGCACAGACGAAGGTAAAGATTGTCAATAGCACAGCATACTATAGAACCATTATTTCCGGTGCTTACGATGTTCCGTCGCTATTGGAAAGAAAGGTAAGCCGCGCCCGTGGAACTACGCTTAGTCCTCTGACGGGACACGTCCGAGAAGCCAATTGTCTGAAGACTAAGTTTGCGGTTATACCTAAGGGAGACGGGGACTATTACGGATTTGAGATCGATGGAAACCATCGTTTTCTGCTCAAAGATTTTACTGTTACGCACAACACCTACGTGATGGTAACCATTCTCCTTTACCGTCTGACCCTTGCTACACTGCTGCGAAATCCGTCGAGCTTTTTCGGATTGGGCGCTGGCTCAAAAATCATCTACAACGTTCTGTCCGTCACAAAGACTCAAGTCCAGGAGACTGCCTTCGGTGATGCACAGAACTTCATGGCGCGTAGCGAATACTTCCTGAAGGATTGCGACTTTGACCCGGACAGTAAGCACTCGAATTTTCGCGTTGAGCTGCCCGGCGACATCTATTTCACTGCGGGCTCTAAGGGATGGCACGTGCTGGGGCGCAACGTTCTGGGTGTGGCGCTCGATGAAGGCAACTGGCGCAATGAAGCTGACCCGGATACGAAGGCCTACGATCTTTACAACGAAGTCCGGGTTCGTATTCAAAACCGCTTCATGCGGTCTTCTAAATTCCTTCCCGCTATCTCCATTTTGGCATCGTCGGCCAGGGATGAGTCTTCCTTTACTGAGAAGGTCATCAAAGAAATCGAGAAGGTTAACGATCCCAAGCACCAACTTGTTTACAGGCACGCTGTCTACAAAATAAAGAGGCACGTGCTGAAACTTTCCGGCAATTGGTTTAAGGTGTGTTATGGCCTGAAGACCCAAGAGCCGTACGTCATGACCGGGATCTATGCCGAGGATGGCACACCACTTCCCGGAGAGACGCACGAACAGACTCCCCAGGGGGCGTCCGTAGAGCTGGTGCCTGTGGAGTATCTGCCGGACTTCAAACGTCGTCCCAGGACCGCACTACAGTCAGTATCCGGTATTTCTACGGGAGGTTCAAACCGGTTCTTCCCGACTACGATAGACGTTGAACGGTGCATCGAGCTTGCAGAGCACGATGGCATTGTAGATCCAGCTCGTCCTGGCGTAAAATTCATGTCAGTCTCGACTGAGGATGATACCAATGTATGGGACTACCTCGACCATAATAAGTTCCTTACAAAGGTTGCCTCTGTAATCCAGCCTCGGCGGCATCCAAGTATGGCTCGATTTGCCCACCTGGACTTGGCCACGCAGACGATGGCCGGTCTTGCTGTATGCCATTTAGTGAATAGTAAGCTGGTTGAGGGCTTGGTGGACAAATCGGGCAACCCGTTCAGCGAATATCGGCTTATCGTCGAGTACGACTTCATATTGACTATTACGGCGGGCAGAACTAAGCCAATCAGCCTGGAGAAGATCCAGAATTTCATCCTATGGCTGGCACAGAAGTGCAATTACCGGTTTGCTGCGGTAACAGCAGACCAGTACCAGTCTTCAATGCCACTTCAGATGCTTGAATCGAGAGGATTTAAGACCGATCTGTTGTCCGTGGACCGCGACAAAAAGGTCTACACAGCTTGGCGTCAGGCATTCGAGGAACTTCGCCTGCGGCCCTACAGATCGGATCAGTTAACCCAAGAAATAGAGTGCTTAGTCGATGATGGTAAGAAGGTTGATCATCCAAAAGACGGGAGTAAAGACACGTCCGACGCTTGTTTTGCTTTAGAGACTTTAGTAAGGACTTTAGACGGGCAGGTCAGAAAAATAGGAGAATTGCAGCCTGGGCAGAAGTGTTGGGTTTATTCATTAGACACATTGAATCGAGTAGTTGCTGGAAATGCAACTGCTCTTGGGATTACGCGAAGAAGTGCAGACTTACTAGGCATAACACTGGATAATGGGTGCACTATTAAGGTTACACCGGATCATCTGCTAATGCGCCGAGATGGCAGCTATATCCGTGCTGACAGTGTAACGCCAGGTATGTCCATGATGCCATTTTACTTTAAGCGGAACGCGAAAGGGCGCGGTCGTGTGTTTAACCCGCACACAAATAAATTTGAATTCGTGTACAGGCTCATAGATGAGCAATTGCGGGGGGCTAAACCTCCTGGGTTCTGTATCCACCATGAGGATCTACGCAAGATAAACGATCAGCCCGGTAACCTTAAACGATTGACAAACGGGGAGCACTGGGCGCTCCACCACGATATTAAGCTCGAAGATGGGCGGGCAACCGAGCTAAAACGGCAAAAGAACCTGGCTGACTACAATGCAAAGCCCGAGACTAAATTCGCTGCCAGACTGCGCGTAAATTACGCCAGGAAATTTTCAAAAGATAGAATTACGCAGGCTATAGCAGCAATTCCGCGTCTGCTGTCCACCGAGTTTCGTGCCCAGCACAGCCTGTTTATGCGTGAGTACATGAGTGATCCAGCGACAAGATACTCCCAGATTAAAGGCCTGCTGTCCTACAACGAAGGTCGAAAAATTAAGATTACCATTGAAGATCTAGTGCGCTTGCGCGGCCAAGGGATGACGAATCGAGACATTTCTGAAATCTATGGGTGCTCTGTAAGTGTCGTAGAGCGTAGTGCAGCTAAAGCTCGGCATTTAGGTGTCAGTATGCTCATCAATTTTACGCGGTACAGAAGTAGATTCTATGCTGCGGAAAGGGTTAAAAAAGTAGAAAAGGTGTGCCAGTTGCGCGATCACGGAGCCACGGTTATCGAAGCCTGTAAAGCAGCCGGAATAACGTCTAAAACGTACTACGATTGGTCAAAGCGGCTTAACCACAAGGTCATAAGCGTCCAAAATCTTCCACCGGAGCCTGTTAGCTGTCTACGCGTAGACATATTTCATAACTTCGCCCTTGAAGACGGAATTTTTGTGCATAACTGCGCAGGTGCCTACTACGACGCGATTACCTCCGAGGAAAAGTTTAGCGTGAGCGTTGACAATAGCCCGTCTATTATAGGGAACAATTCGCTCAGCCCGGCTGAGGTAGAAAAACCTCCTATGGAAATTACACTGCCGATGGGATACACTAAAATAAAGTCGTTCTCATAGTAGTTAAGTGTGAAATGGCAAGTACCCGAATAGAGCTGTCGCCGTATAGCATGTTCACAAACACGCCTGCGTATCAAGGTGTGCCTGTGGAGATTGAGGGGGTGCGCCAAAACGTAATTGTATTTGGGCTGATGGTAGATGCTGTCGTAGCCAGCGCATCGGATACCACGTATAGGGTGCCCCAAGCTGCCGCAGGGCGTCTCGATCTTATCTCGGAGAAGTTTTACGGAACAACAGAGCTATGGTGGGTATTGGCCTTGGTTAATAACCTTTCCGATCCTCTTGTGGGGGCGGCTGTAGGCCAGACAATTCGCATACCAACTCGTGATAGGATGGCCGCAGAAGGAGTTTTAAATGTATGAATAGTAAAGATGTCACTACACTAATCCAAGATGGACAATGGGCTGAGGGAATTGTGGATGCGCTAATTGACGGAGGCGGGGCTCTCCTCGAAGACCGTATCGATGACCTGCTGGCGCGCTACGTCAACGACCAGGGCAAACCTTTGCTGGATCGCCACCAGATTCAGGGGTGGTACCAATACGACCCTACTCCCAACAAAAAATACATCCCATGGATCATCCGAGAAGTGGCCGAAAAGCGGATGAAGCTTCCCCAGCACGGCCACGAGCTTCGAGATGCACTGCTCACGTTTGAGCGCCTTCTCCCCATCCCGGCTTACCAGGGGACGCGCGATCTTTATTCTACCGACTGGAAGGGGCTCAAGGGCATCGTGGCCCGTTACGGAGAGATGAAGAGCAAGAGTTCGCAGGAACGCGAAAAGCGCCAATCAGGGGTCAAAGTTGTGGCAAAATCCGGCAATCTTTCGTGCCTTAGGATCACAGACGTGCAGAGCCTCAACAACTGGTCATGGAAAGCCTACTCGGCTGAGAATCCCAATTGGCATGGAAAGGCGATTAAACCCGGCGATGTTAAAGATCCGTTTGAAGATAGCCTGTGGTGCACGCGGTTTCCGACCTACGCGACCACCTATCTGCAAAGCGGGCCTTTCAACATGGTTTTGAAAGATGGGTATCCATACGTGGGCCTGGTGTTCACGAAGGGTGAAGCCCAGGATTTGAACAACCACGGAATTACGACCGCCGTAGCCGAAGAAATCTGGCCGGTCGTCAAGGACGAGATTCCGAAAAATGTGACGCTTTCTCGAAATGCGAAGGTATTCGAGAACATTCGATTTTTGGAGGGAAGCGTTGAGCCTGGCACAGTGATTGAAGGCTCTGTGGACTTATCCGGCACCCGCCTGTCGGCATTGCCGGATAACTTGAAGGTTAATGGCTCGCTTGATATTTCTGGCACAGCCCTGAAGAATCTTCCCTCCGGCCTAACCGTGACCGGCACTCTGAAGATTAATGGCACGGGTATCACAGACTTGCCAAGTGATCTTCGCGTTGAAGACATGGAGTGGAGCCCGCCGCTCGATTGGACCAAGGTGAAAGCACTCTACTACCGGCTGCGCCAGGAAGAGATGAAAGTGCACTATTTGCAGCATCCGAAGCTGGGCAACGAATCTCCCGAGGCCAAGGAACGCGAATGGATTAAGTTCCAGACCTCGTTGGCGGCATTCTTCCAGAATGACCCGGAAGTGGATAAAAACGTAAGGTCAGTTTACCGAATGGTCGGAGGCGCTAAATGACGCTTTCTCATGAAGTAGTAGCTACGCTTCTAGGAGACGTAGGGCTACTGATTGAAGATCGCATTGATGACCTTATTAACACGTATGGTAAGGCCCTGGTAAAGGCTGTACACGAAGTTCCAGGGGTAAATGTGGGCCAGCAACTGCGGCCTCACCTAGAAAAATGGGCACAATTCGATCCCAATAGACGGAAGAAATACCTTCCATGGATCGTGAAACAAATTGCCCAGGAAAAGCTGAAGCCATCAGACCATAATCTCGATCATCTCAGGGATCAACTTCGTGCCTACGAGCGCTTGGTCGCAATCCCAGAATTCGAGGGTAGCCGGGACATTTTCAGCTATGACTGGCCCACGTTTGATCGAGAAATTACTGCCAATCTTGACGTCCGTAGTCAGTCTGAAAAGGAGCGCAGGGCTAAGGAGGCTAAAAAGAAAGGCGTGGGTTCTTACGGTGGGACCGAGGGAGTTACCAAGATTGCGGAGGCAGGCCCGTATGAGCTTTTGGAGATTAAAGACGCCGTGTCACTATCGTGGTGGTCGTGGAAAGCCTATGATCGCGAATTTAACCCAAATTGGAAACATCCGACCATAGAGCCTCCTTCACCCGAGGTTATTCGTGATCCGGCTAACCGTGGCGAGCTAATTCGTGACGGAAAATGGTGCGTTCGTGTGCCGAGTTACGGCCTTGACTACATAAAGGGTGAGCCAACAAAAGCATTCTACATGGTGCTTAAAAACGGCGGTCCTTATGTAGGGATATTGCTCAGTGACGGCCAGTGGAAGAATTTGGATAATCGCGGTATTGATTTTGGGATAGCGGAAGAAATATACCCAGTTGTGAAAGGCATCATTGCTCAGCACAAGGCATCTGGATTTGAATTGGAATACGAAGGGGAGGTTTTTGAGAATTTGAGGTTTGTGCGCGGAGAGGTTAAAGAGGGAGAAATATTTGAAGACATAGATCTGAGTGGAGCTTCAGTTACGACATTGCCCAAAAATTGCCATTTTCGCTCATTGCGCATAGATCGGTCATCCATCGAGGTCATTCCCTCAGGAACTGTCATCAATAGCTTCTTGTCGGCGACTAAAAGCAAGCTTAGGATAGTCGAACCTGGTGTTAAGATCAATGACATTTTTGACGCGTCTTACAGTAAGCTAGAGTCGTTACCCCCAGGCATGATTTTGACCAAGTTGAAGCTTATCGGGTGTCCGATTGCTAGCTTACCCGAAAATTTGGAGGTTAAGGAGGAGTTAAACCTCGAAGGAACATTGGTATCTGAACTTCCGAAAACGCTTAAGCTCGGTGGAAATATGACTTGGAGTGCACCGCTTGACTGGTCAAAAATAAAGGGTGCATTCTACTACAATTTTTTGCCAAGAATGCACCAGTCATTCCTATCCAGTCCCAGTATAGCGGACAGAAGCGACGAAGCAAAAGCGGCGGCTTGGAAAAGGTTCAAGGTAAAGTTGTGGGATTACTTCCAGACTGATCCTAAGATTTATTCAGAAGTTGGGCTGGTATTCACGCAAAGAACCCCGGAACCACCGGAAGATGTAAAGGAAGAAGAGTAAAGTTATGGCATTCTTAACCGAGGCTAAAGTTGCAAAAACACTGGACATTCCGGTGAATCTTCCAGCAACGGAAGTTAAGCAGGGAGATTGGCTAATAGTGGCGACGATAAAGATCTCCTCGCCCATGAAGCTGACCTACCAGTTTATGACACTCCAAATGCTATCTTCCTCGGTGGATACATCTCTTATCGTGGCAGGGAACAAGGTGAGCCCCTCGCTGGATTTGGCATTTATCGGGCTGTATCGCAACTACCTGTCCGGGCACCCAGGAACACAGCCCGCCCTGGATGTCGTAAAGATCCGGGAGACAGACAATAGCCAATTGGACTGTATCCCGATTACTGACATTTCCGGCCAGTTTATCACTGTTCGTTTTGCGCCCCTCGTGACGTACGCCACGGCAGGCGTGTATTCATTTATCGTGGCGAACAACATGCAATCTTCAGCCACTTCGACAATTCCACTTACTACATCAATCGATTTTAAGTTGTGTGCCACAGGCCAAATACGCCTGGAGCTTGAGGGAAGCTAGCGTATGAACGCTGAGGGTATCGTTTCAGCTTTACTCAGCGAGGCCCGCATCACTCCAAAAGAGCTGGTGAAGGAAATTCCAGGGATTTTGGCCCACTACACCTATACGCCAGCGTTCGGTGGGGGCAGGTGGTCTGTAGAACGGCAGGAAGGTGGTGATAGCCACTACATCGGGGAGATCTGGCATAATTACATTACAGATGAGTGGTCAGCTATGGAGGTTGCGCCTTGTGGGCGACAACCTACACACTGGTACCCTCCCCTGTCGAGATCTCGTGTTAGGCCAAGTCGTCAGCAAGCGGCCAATGATTTGTGGGAACTTTACAGCGAACAGTTGCATAGCAAAAACCGTGTGATAGAAACTGCGAAGGGTGAAGAAGCGGGAATTACGCCGGACAAATTTGTGAAGTCTTTTGGCATAGCTCGACTTTTTCGAAGATACCGCTTCACGGACAGACAGGGGGCGATTGAGCAGGGTATTTTTGCCCCGCCTGATGAGAATGTGTACGTTGATATCAGGAGTGATAAACACCCCGGAGAATACGTATACATCGGTCAACTAAGCAAAGTTGGCGCGTTTTGGAGGCCTATCCTGGTTCTGGACAAAAATGGATTTAGCAGATCAGCACACAGTTTTAAAGGGTACAGATCGCGCGAAGAAGCTGCAACTGATCTGGAGGCTATGTATCTAAAGATGAATAAATGAGTGCTGTTTACATTACACCCGAGCGCTACGCCACAATTGCGAATCTTCCGGTTAGCTTGCCGGAGGCTGAACTTCGCCGTGGTGCGTATATTCAACTCGCAGTGTTTAAGCTAGCTCCGACACAAAAAGCAGCGATTCGAGTCTTAGCACTGACGGTTACAAAAATTTTGACGCCGGGGGTAATACCGGACAACATCAACTCGACATTTGGGCTGGCAACTGTAGGTATTTATGGGCCAATCAATTTGATCTACGGTTGCATGTTGTGCAGCCCAATTGTCAGCGTATCGGTTGGTGGCGTTGGAACGGCTGCACTTAACCCGTATACAAACCATGTCATAGACACACCTGGGGTATACGTGGCGGCAGTATTCAATAACACGGGCCGAACGTCAGACTATGCTATTGACATGTCAGTGTGCGTGACCGGAGTCGTGAAATTTTTTAAATGAGCGGACAACTAGAATCAGCATTAGTCCTACAGCTAGTGGACACTATCAAGTGGGGGTCCGCACTTGGGCCTATTGGCACCACGGGGGCTCTATCCCAGGTAGACATAGCAGCTCCGCTAGATGTTACAGCCTATGCCCGGCGTGATCGGGAGCTTGCCTACCGTGATATCATAAATGCGGCTGCTATCCTAAAGGTATCGCTCGAAGTTGAGACGGTTTGGAATTCCCCAGAGATTCGTCCTCGTGTTCAGGGGCTGACCACCGATATTATGCCGTACGTGGCAGGTGATATTGGCCAAACTAACAGCTTTGTTACGCATGTGAAGCAAACGTCCGTGCCTAAGGACGCGCTGATCGCGGATAAAGACTTGGCGGGCCGGGATGCTTTAGTTTACGAGATTCTGGCACGTGCATGCCAAATATTTGCAGATCCTCCCATAACCCCGAAGGATTATACAGGCACTGTCATACCGAGCACATCAGCGTGGTCGCTGGCCGAAGCAACAAGTAATCAATCGGACATCAGCACTGCCTTACCTGTTAACCGTGACCTATTCAAAAATCCCGATACTTACCTGGCAGGTCGAGACAACGAAGTCGCGGTCTATGCCGCGAAGTTGGCCAGGATTCTCAAAAATCCGTTTGAGTTTGCGACACGCCTCTACGTAAGGATTGATGGCACCGATGCACGAGAAATAGAGACATACTCGTTCATTCGCGTGCACTGGGATCAGTCCAAGCTGTATCAGCCTGGGGACGAAGTTTACTACGGGGATAGTTGGTGGCAGGCCCTGTCCCTGACCATGGATGTCCCTGGAACGTCTGTAGTGTGGATGGCCATTGATTCTCCGGTGGAGAGGGTCTTCATTGCAGAACCAGCTTATACGGATCGGAATCGCATCATTTACGATTCCACCCTTAAGACACTGCGGTGGGTGAGTGAAACTGCCACAGACGTGCATCCTCCACAGATATGTGCGCTGTCTATCCCAGGGGCTTTGCCTGGGCAGACCATTACTACTGTGCCCCAGATTCCTCAAGCGTCAGATGCCCAATTTTGGAGGCAAAAGGCGGCTAGAATTTCTTACGAAGGGACTCTGACAAGTCACCTGGAAGGATATCATGACACTACAATCCTAAGAACCGGGCAGGCTCAGACGGATACTATTGGCTTGACAGGGCCAGGTGCGTTATCTGTGACTTTTGCAACTCCGATGTTGCCTACGAACAAGTACAAATTTTCGGCGCTTGTTAAGCCCTCGCAAACGATTGATATTTTCGGTGCGCACAACCAGCAGTCTTTAAGCGGAACGCTAAGCGGTGTCACGTTTATCGGCCCCTACGTTCCTACTGTTTCAGGTGTTCCTGGCCGGGCTGTTTCTTACGCGTTGACACTGCCCGTGGGTAATTGGACTGCGGCTCTTGAATACACGAATCTAGGCGCGACTACAGAAGGATTTGGGGCCAAACTGACGGCAGACGGTGTGCAGATCATGGAGGATACGTCCCCGCTGCTATTCCAGGATGGTGTGGGCAATCAATACCCACAAGGTCACTTGGTCACTTCGTCACCGGTTGCATTTACGTCATCTGGCGCTGTAACAACCCTGGGTGTTCAGTGGACGTATGGTGAGGGCGTTTTCCACGTCAGAACTCTTAAGCTGGAAACGCGCGACCGGAATATAGGCCGGTACTCCATGCAGCTAGATGTCCAAAATGCTTTGGGGACATCATTCTTGTCGCAGGCCGGAACTTTGATCCCCGCCGTGGATTCTTCTGGAGAACGAAACCATTACGGGGTAATGCCGTTTGAATTCTCAGTTACCGGAACGGTGCTGGCTCCCCACGTGGTATTGAGCTGGTTGCCTGTGGGTGATGGCCTCCCGCTCCAAACCCGGCAATTCGAGCTTGAGAAATATGTGCACACTGTTCCAGTTCCAGAAGTTGGTGGCTTCATGGGGTGGAAGCAGGAATGCCTGGATCGCGCAGCTCGCGTGATCACCACGTCGTTTAACTCATTCTTGTCCTTGACGTCCGACGCAGACATTCCTGAATTTACGACGGATGGAACGCTTTGGAATAAGACATCCACAGAAAAGTGGATGAGTACCATTGAAACGTATCAACCCCGCCTGCGAGAAGTCCAGGATATTGCATCTGTTGTCGATGGCCGACAATACCTGGTTTACAGCGGTGTTATTGTCTACAACGGCGGGACATACGCATCAGGGCAAAAGTTTTACGGCACGAATGTGCCGAGTTTTCTAAGCTACAGCGCCCGGCTTGATCAAATTGGGGCCTTTACGCAGTCGTATCCCGGCCATATCGGAAAACCGGGGCTTATGCCCTCGGGCCTGTGGTTCGACGGAAAATATGTAAAGCAGGCGAATCCCACAAAGACGCAAGTGCCTGTGGTGGTTTCATTGCAACCATGGATGATTGAGGCCGGGCTTTACGTGGCACAGCGTGATTTCTGGTCGCCAGATTCTGTTCAATCAGGTGTAGATGCGGTGGGCCAGGCTGCTGATCGCTATCCTGATACGATTACGTATACAGGAGGCTTTTACGGTGGGGCACTGGATGCTTACGTGTATCAAAATATGGCAACTTCGCTAGTGTCTATGGGCACCGGGTACGCTGAAGATGTCATAGTTTATTTTTCAGGTTCTAGCGCTGGTACAGCATCCATATTGAGCCTGGGTACAGGTTACACTGAAGACGTGGTATTTTCGTTTGCAGGCACTAACGCAGGTACAGCATCCATATTGAGCCTGGGTACAGGTTACACTGAAGATGTGATATTTCCGTTTGCAGGCACAGATACAGGTACAGCCACGTTTTTGAGCTTAGGCACGGGCTACGTTTTTGACGCGGCGGTGTACGCGGGTCTTTACGCAGAATACGGAACGTTTACGGGTGGATTTTTGGCAGGAACATATGCGTAGTTAAATCGATATTATGAACGAAGTTACCATAGGCCAATCTGCACGAGGAAGCTACAAAGTGCAGGTTGTAGACGCGAAGACCAAGCGAATAATTGAAGATCGCCCGTGGCGAAAAAACCTTATTCTAAATAGCGGATTGAACATGATCCACACGTATTTGTGGGCTGACGCAATGCGGTGGGCCAGTGCAGGCACCGGAACAGACGCTAATTATGAGGATTCGTCAACAGGTACCGCTGTTAGTGATGCTTCTGGAAACGTAACATTTACTGGCTATACCTTAGCGGCAAGTCGTGAGGGCGCGATCATACTATGGGATACAGGTGAACAAGGCAGGATTACTGGTGGCTCCGGGTCAAGCTGCACCATTACTCCGGCACCGGGCGGAGCCGGAATAGCAGATGGAGCATTTACGCTATTTAGGGCAGAACGCAGCGTCCTTGTTACACCCCGAGTGGGAGGGGCATACGGATTTACCGGGAATTGTTTGGCAAGCTATCCAAATACTTTTTCATCAATATCTGGAAACGTAATAACTTTGCGGCGAACGTTTGAATTTCCTGCGGAGGGAAGTGCAGTTACTTACGGAGAAGTAGGAGTTCATCCAATCAACGGTAATGGCGCTACTTGTTTTGCGCGTATGACAATACCCGGAGGTATTGCACTGACAACGGGTCAGCAGTTGCGGCTTATTTATCAGCTTGTCTTGACCGTTGGCCCCACAAATGCCGTGCAAACGGGTACCATGTCTATCACAGGATGGCCAGTAGCACCGGCGTCTACTACGAATGTTAAATGGGCACTGTGGGGAGTTGGCATATCTTCCGTGCTCTCTACGGGAGCAACCAGTACTCTAGGCATGTCTTCACAGGGTATGGCCAATGAGCCCTCAAGATGCTCTACAGACTGGCCACTTTGGGTATCGCCGAATCGAGCGGGGTACACTGGATGGTCATGGCCTACTGCGACTGCGCATGCACACCCCGGATATTCTACGAGTGATGTTGTGGGTTGGCCACAGATAATAAATTATGTCAACAGCGGGCTTGTCTACTCACATGAGAAACAGCTTAAGATCGGTACTACTCTCGGAAACTATGACACGTGGGGATATATCTGTGCAATAGGGCAAGGATACTATGATTCTGGGAGTAGCCACTATCCTAACAACTATTTCGTGGGGTGGACGCTAGAATTTGATGAAGATCAGAAAAAGACTGATATCCAGAACCTGGCCCTTGGGATGAAATTTAGCTGGAGTCGAGAACTTAACATGGACTAGCATGAACTTTGCCCTACAAGGATTATACAAGGTGTTGGTGGTGGACGCCAGGACTAAACGCGTTCTTTGGGAGCAGCCTGAGTGGCGCAAGAACTTGATCTTGAACGACGGATTTGAACGTATTGCTACCAACTTTATTTGCGAAAATTTTTTGTACGCTTACGCCGGAACGGGCACCCGTTCAAATAACACTGATTCCTCGCTTACAGGGGACACAGCGGCGTGTGATAGCCTTGGAAATGTTACCCTGAATGTGGGTAGCACGGTTGTTTTCGATCTGGGGACACCAGGGGAAATAGCCAACATAATAAAGTGGACCAATACAGGATTTGAAGGGCGTATTTTGACAACGCCAACATCTCGAACAGCTACTATCGTGCCCGTTGGATCTTCGCAAACTGGGTCATTTGTCCTTTATAAAACCAATCAGTACGAGCTTCAATCCGAGACTGCTCGGACATCCACTTATTTTCCCGCTTCTCCCTGGTGCGGAACCGGCATAGTAGGGAATGAGGTTGTCCATCAGCGAACATGGGATTTTGCGGAAGAAACCACTTTGACGACCTACCACGAGATGGGAGTTGGGTGGAGTATGACCGCATTGTCCGCTAACACCACATTTTCAAGATTCTTGTTGCACTCGCCCGTGTCTGTGGATGTTGGGCAGCAGTTGAGGCTCATATACCAGTTACGGTTGGTTATGGTGCCATCTGCTGCAACAGCAAAAACGGCAAACATCGTTGGGATGTCTAGCACTACCGGCTACGAACAATTTACTTACCTGGGTCTATCTAAAGTTTTGGCTACAGGCGTTACATCCTATGCAGATGCCGCAGGCTATTCCAATGAGCCGTGCCAATCTACGGGGATCAGAATTTTTGTATCGCCGGATAACACGGCTATTTCAACCGGTTTGGGCGCGACTCCCGTGGATCGTGTTTCCGGTGCTTTTGGGAAGGATGTGACATCCCCTGGCTATGTGGCTTATAGCGGGCAGCGCATTAAGGAGGTTACCCTGGCGGTGGGCGAGGGTAACATGACAATAGGCAGCATGGGTGTAGGCAGCGGAACCGGATATGTGGCGCGCGACTATGGGCTTGTTTTCGTGTTTGATACACCACAGGTTAAGGACTCCTCGAAGACACTCAACTTACAGTTCTATTGGAATTGGAAGAGGGTGTTACAGGCAGATTAATGTACCAGTTAGACGAAATCATAGGAGCGGCTAACTACTGGCTGGATACCAGGGGAACGGCCCACACTGCCAGGAGCCATGTTGAATGGGCCTGCAAATATCTTCAGTGTCCGCAGCCTCCACCGAATGATGACGCGGGATTCAGCCCCATACGACGGCGTATGCTGGAAAAGGGATGGGTCAGGGTTACGATCCCAGGCTATAGGATCAGCGTTGATTACTTCCAGATAAACAATGCACAGCTAGACTGGCTTAAAGAACAAGCCGATTCACGCCAAGTGCCCGTAGTCGATAATGAAGAAAACGTAATTTATACACCGGGCCAAAATGAAAGTTTAGCCCGGTGTATTGTAAGCACTCTGCTAGGAGAATATCCGGGTATTGCGCGATGACGTCGTAGCGTCGTAGACTTCCACGGCGAACTTCTTTCCTATCGTCATCAGAGTTTGTGCCCCGGCGCTCTTGGCCTTAGATAGCTGGACGTACACTCCCGTCCGCATGTCTGTCACAGCCGCGATCTTGATGGCATCATTCTCAATCTCCCACGCGCCGATGTTATTTCGGGGGATGTCTTCACCCTTAAAAAGTTGTTGGCAGATTTTGTACAGCTCATGGATGGCTTGCTTGCCACCGACTTGCTGGCTTTTTGATATGCTGTCCAGGACTACCTGGTGATGGGGAGGAATAACAATGTTCATAATGGTTTTTCGAAAACGGAGAATGCTCGCAGTCTGTTGTTGAAGCCACACATGACGCCGACCACGGCGACAAAAATTGCATCGGGCGGAGGACTCGGTATAATGTAATGAATGATCCCAACTCGTCCGCCAGGCGGTAGGACCGCAAAGGCATTTTCTATGAGCTTGTTTGGCTTTGGATACACATCTGATCCTACTGCGTAGTGGGCGGCATCAACCTCGCTGTAAGGTGGATCGATGAGAATGCCTGCCCACGGGACTCGTGCACCAGAGCCAGATGGGCTGAGGGGTAGGGTGTTGTCCCACGGGAGCCGGGCATCCTGTAAGAAGTCGGGCTCACACCTTGGGTCAAGATCGAGTGTTTTGTCGTTTGGCCCAAATCCACGTTTGTATGGGTATAGCTTAGCCAACCCACCACACACATGCAGCACTGGATCGGTTATCTTGCACCCCAGGAGGGCGCGGGCACGCTCGGGAAATCCGCCGAGGTAGGCACCGTAATATTTTTGGCCTCCTTTGAGCTTGGCTCGCGCCAGAATCCACATGTCGCATATCGGTCTATAACTCATGCTTTTGAACCTTCTTGTTTGGGATTGTTTATCCCACGGATAGCTTTCAGATCCGCGAGTTTCTGATCAGTGTCCTCCTGTACGGGCAGGAAAGTAGCGATTGCCAGGGCAGACCACGCATGGCTGCTAATGCCATAGGTTGGGCCTGGTTTTTTCTTGTTGCCCGTTTCGCCGACGTAGGCAATCATGGCACGTCGAACATCGGCATCATTGGCTTTATTGGAAGCGCAGTGCACCATTATGACGTCCTTACGCCTCAGGGCGTGGAACGGGATATCTTTCAGGAAGCAGATCTCTATTACCCGACCAATAAAGAAGCAGGTTTCGAAAGTTTCCACTCCTACCCTCTGGCCGTAGCTCATTATGGTTTCGCAGCAAACGGTTACGTCGGGCTCGGTCCAGTCTCGGAGGAAATTGAGCAAGTCTGCATTAGGCAGAATCTTGTGATCCAGCACGCGGTGGCTGGCGATATCCCAGACGACGTAAGCTCCGTCATTTGTCCCAGGATCAATTCCAATGATTTTTCCGGCAGTCATAGTGCGAATAAACGTGAATTCTATCGTTCTTAATAGAAGAACATGAAAGCTCAGCAGATAATCGAAAAATTTGGACTTCGAAGCACATCCCTGGCTGAAGGCGTCGTGGGCCAGAAGATGGCCGAGGAGTGTATCCAACGATTTGTAGACAGTGATCCTAGCGGTCGGGGAAAATACCTTCTCTGGATGTTTTACCAGGCTGGCGGGGGTAAGGAAAAGTTGGACCTGTCCAGGCAATGCTGGTTTGAAGGGTATAAGGATGATCCGCCTTTACGCGCAAAGATGAAAAAGCGCTGGATCAGCGAGCGTATCGCCGGTTTTACAGACGAGGACACCGGAGAAGTGCTTAAGCCGGTTAGTGCCGAAGAAGCAGAAAAATTATGGATCGGGGCAGAACCTCAACTGAGGGACGATTTCATCTATGGAGACGAGGGTCATATTGCTAATGGTGGCTTTGGATTTTTTCAGACATGGGAGGCTTCGCGGGGCCGGTATGACCGTGTTGTGGCGGCAGTGGGCTTATTCCACAAGTTTCGGAGGTCACTCCGCGACCGGGGAATATGCACCGATTTGACTATCGATAAATATCCTACTTTGGCCGATCTTGCGTCGGCTATGGCTGACGTAATCGTAACTAAGCTCCAATTGGCCTATGACCACGATGTCGTATATGACGATTCTTGGCTTATGGTCGTGTGCCCCTACACGATTGGCTCAAGTATCCGCTATGGCATTTCTAAATGGTGCACTTCAAACAAGTCGGAGCTGGTTCGGATGTCACGGGGAGCACCTAATAGATGGGCTGAATACGCCGGAAAGTCGTCTTTGTACTACTGCCGGTTTAAGGGCATCGAAGGCATCGGCGCGTCGAGCAGCGTGGCTATCCAGGTCATGTGGGATACCTGTTTATTCGATAGGACATGTAGTGATGGCGCTGCACTAGACAGGGTGTCCCACGCGAAATACTGGGATGCCGAGGACGTGCTCCACACCATGTCGGACTATCTCAAGGATCTTTCGAGCAATCCGGCAGTAGCAACCGGGCACTTGGCGGCGTTTAAGGAAGCTTTCTACGCTATTGTGCGCCACTACTCAACGTTCAATATGCAGCGTGTCGTAACCAGCCGGTGTAGTTAGGGCGTGACAAGATTTGCTGTAAAAATTGTAGACGTTTTGCTCGAAACTGGAGAAGCGGACCAGGATTATGACCAGGGTTTCTACGATTTACTCGTCGAAGAGCTTGAGCAAGCAGGAATCACCGGGGCGCGCCACAAAGAATTCGACAAGTACCAGGGAGTTTATCTATTTATTCCCCATGTCGGAAAGTTCTGGACTGTCGGCGACGACGGATTGTCGAAGACTCTCCAGCTTGAGGATGAGCCTGACCGGCAATTCAATATTGGTTACTTCACTTACAACCAGGGTCAGGACACGGCCATAGAAGACGTCAGCGAACTCATCGAGTTTTGCAAGCGTAAGATCATTCGTGCCCAGGGGCATCAAATCGCCATAAATGCGGTTGACTCGGCCATGGATCAAATGTCTGCAAGTGGTGAGCCCGTAAGCGGTAAGACCAAAGCTACCATGATTCCAGTCACGCCTTCCGTTGGCCGATCAGGGATGGGGCAGGCTCCATCCCATTTTCCAACTCGTTAGTCTACCTGCGCATTTAGCACAATGTTTCCGAGTCGGAGCAGTTCGTAGTCCTGTGCCAGTGTTCTTACCGCGTTATTGCCAGGTGTTTCCAAAGCCACTCGGGTTACGCTTGACACGCCGTTTACGCTGCTCAAAACTGTCTCGATGCTGCTCTTGGACGCTCGAATACCTGATATTTCAGTGCCATAAATGGCTCCACCGACTGGCAGGCCCGTTGACCACGTGCGCAGTGCAGCGCGGATTTCACGCCGCTTTGACTGCGTATTGTCGCCTGTGTAGCCAATGTAGACATTAACAGATCTTTCCGTAGTGTAGCCGCCCACTTGGTTCAGCTTCATGGTAAGATCACCAGGCGCGCCTTTGAGCCACAGCCGGACTTGGCCTGTGAGGAGGTTGACCGTGCTCTTATATTTTTGTGCAGGCTCGGGATCTACCAGCTTAATAGCATCCGGTAAATCTTCCTGGCTGGCGCTGAGGTTATCGCCGTAAAGTTCTGCAAAGCCTGCTGTCGCTCCGGGGACTACCGTCAGCTCGTCGGGACCGAGGAACAAGCGGATGGACCAGGCCTGTATGGGAGCGACCGGTAACTGCGACGTGTATAGACTCGTGGTGCCATCGTCATCGGTCGTGACTGGTGCACCGATGCCGTTTCTTGATACGTCGTAAACGTAGTCGGATTGTAGTACCGTGAACAGCTCAGTTGAATTCGAGGGGGTCAGATCTGCGATTGGCGTGGCCATGTTGATGGAATCCACCCCGTAAGTTTCATCGAGCTTGCGCAGCATATCCGAATAGATGAGCGCCTGTCCTGGCCGGAGGGCCTGTATGGTGACTTTAAGCGTATCGTCGATGGAGTTTTGCACGTCGCTGACTGTAAAGCCCTGGAGTGTTTTAAACCGCAAGCTGATAGGCACAGGCCTACTGCTTCCATCGTATATCTGGACCAGATCCGTTGCCATAGCCTTCGTTTGCATATAGGTCTGCAACGATTGTTTAAGCTGCGGAGACAAATTAACGAGTCCGCCACTCACGCCCGTTGTCCAGGCATAAATGATGACATTGTTGCCTTCGAGCAGGCTGTTTTCGGAACGGATGGATGCGCGCGCGTAAGAGACCGATCCAAGCACTGAATCTGAAAAGCCTGTGGCGATAGTCTGGTAGTCGTCCAGCGTTACTGCGCGATCATTTGTCCGTGTGTTGTAGGGGATATTAACGCGCGCTTCCTCTAGTGTCTCCGCATCCCGTCCACCCTGGCCGGTCGATGTCGTGTTTGTGACCAGCACGGTAACCGGGCTGTATGTGCTTGGAATAATGCCGGTTATAGATGTGCTAACCGTGCTAAGTTCGATGTTGCCCTGGATGCCACCGCCGACGCGATAAGTGACTGCGATCACGCTATCAGTAGGCAATTTTGCGCCAAACGTCCCATCGCCAAACGTAATGATGGTTTCGCCCGTTGCAAATGTTCGGATCTGATATACCTGATCATCCGCGCCCGACAGGGTAAGGGAACTTACCTTTGTCCATACCTCGTCATTCACTGTCACGGATGTGGAGTTGTCTATGACCGGGGATGTGCTGAGCTTAACTCCAAAGCTAGTCGTGTCGGATGTGGGGGCCGTAAATGTGTCCGTCACGGTTTGGCCTTGAATGAGCTGAATGCGCTTGTCAAAGATGACGGCGGTAACAGATGTGGTTGTGCCTGTATACGAGGGAGAGACTATGAGCCGATTATTGCTTATTGCACCGGGCGCGGCTTCGATGGCTTCGATGGTGTAAGTGGCCGTTTCGCCCACAACCTGGAACGTTTGGCCTGCCGATACATACTGTGTAAGGTCAATAGTGGAGTCCGAAAGATCCACGTTGGTAGAGCCGTTGGTAACGTTGCAGGTTGTTGCCAAAACTTTGGCACCAGCTAATGAAGGATCGAGGGTGACAATGACGGTCTGCGGTGTCAATTCTCCCGCATTAATGGTGTAATCCTGCACTACTTCAAACGGCAACGATTGAGAGTCTGACGTGCGAACCAGGGTATTTTTCTGGATAACCACTTGTGTGGCCTGGGCGGTTTGAAGAGTTGCTTCACACGAGACAACGGCTGCGGTTGGGCCGCGAAGCTGATAGCCGGTTAAGGCTCCCAAGCGAACAGCGCTTTCGCGCACGGTCATGGTGGTAATGAATTGTTCTCCGGCCTGGCGATTTACCAGGAACGCCATCGTAGCCAGTGCCCAGGCGACGATATCGATGATCACCGTCCCAAAGCCACCGGTCAGGAAGTCATTCCAAAGTTTTGGATATCGAGCCCGGATGCGCTGTTGAAGGGCATCCTTTTGGGATTGATAGTCAAACTTGATATAGCGTAGTGTGTTTTCTGTGCTCATGGGAAATTTAGTAGTGCCAGATCTTTTCCAAAATGCCCCGTGGCAACTTGGGTATATGACCAAGCTGTATCTTCGACTTTGAACAAGCCGGGATGCCTATCGTGTTTTGCCACGCACTAACTACCGTGGCCTGGAGGGGGTGATTGCAGGCCGCACGCGCTTATCAGGTAATTTGTGACCTTACCATCGGAATCCCCTCTTATCATGCTGTCACGGATAATCTGAAGCTTGCACAGCGTAGCAATAATCACGCATCGGGCCTTAAACTGCTCTGCATTCGTGGTGGCCATTCCTTCGAGTGCTTTTATTTGATCTTCTAGGGTCATTGTTGATTTTTTGTGTCAGATAAAAGAACTAGTTTTACAGCCGAAAGATGCGATTATCTCCAGAATCCCACTGGAGCTTGATATCGTGGCCACTCGGCACTATCGGTAATCCAGCCGCGTTTGTGATGCACGCAATGAGACGGGACGTAGACGCCGTGCCAGTATCGCGGTAAATGACAACTGCGTTGCACAAGGGACCGGTGACAGCCGTGAAAACGATATCATCAGCATCGGCAACTCCTCCTGTGATAGTTTTTTGATCGAACGGGCCTGATATGGCGATGCGCGCAGAAACGTCAATATCAGAAAGCCACATATGGCCGGATAATGATGGCGTGTAGTAAGTTGTGTCAACTAGAACTGCACGAATAGTCATACTGGTCCAGCTAATTAGGCCGTCCAGAAAGGCTTCCCGGCCTTTATCATAGAGCGCGTTCTGCATAAATTAAACTTTTTTGTTGCAATACATTCTCGGATGTGGTTAACTTTGACAGCTTAAATACATGATGAGCACAATACTTGAGCACTTTCCATTACCCATCCCGAGGCTTGGACAAAAGCAGTCTATTGAATTCATCCAGGACATGATCGCGGATGATGTTCGGGACATCGTAATCGAAGCACCGACAGGCTTGGGAAAGTCAGCGGTGGGCGCAGCGTGTTGCCATTGGGCCGGAACTTTTCCGCTTGTGACACAGGGAAATGTGGAGATTCGACCTGGCGGATATTACCTGGTGACGCAGAAGGCGTTGCAAGATCAAATCGTCGTGGATGTCCGGCAACAATTTAAGAATAAAGACTTTGCTTCGCTGAAGTCCTCGGAGACATACTCCTGCGATGGCCACGGTAACTGCCAAATTGGCATGTTGGTGGATAAATCTCGCGCCTGCGAAGGCCGCAAGGAAGGCTATTGCCCCTATATCCGAGCACGGGAGGCCTTTGGCAGGGCCACATTCTCGCTGACGAATTACGCCTATTTCATGACCGAGAAATTGCTCGTCGGGCAGCTTCCTCCCCGCCAGGTCATGGTACTCGACGAGTGTCATACGTTAGAGCGGACTTTGCTCAAGTTTGGCGAGCTGGTATTCACGCAAGCGCTATTCAGGGACTGGGGGATGACCCCTCTCAAAGTGCCGGAGTACGACGACATGGACACGTTTATCAAGTGGGTCGATACGATGTACCTTCCTATCGTTAATGACCGGCTGGAGGCCCTAAAGAGCTATGTTTTGGCTGATCCCAACGCAGCCCAAGACCGTAAAGTTAAGGCGCGCATAACGGCTCTTCAAAATCAGCAGCTTCGGGCCAAGGTAGCCGTCAGTAATGCGCGAGAACACCCGGATGACTGGGTTTATTGGTGCGACGAGACCGAAAAGGACGGCACCATAGCCAATTTGAAGCCGCTACAATCAGCGCCATACGCCCCTCTACTCCTGGAGGGAGCGCGCTATCGGATTTACATGTCGGCATATCCGGGGGATCAGGATCTGTTTTGCCAAAGCCTGGGCCTAGACCCGGAAACGGTTGCCTGGATAAAGCTGCCATCGGCGTTCAAGCCAGAGAGCAGGCCGATTGTAATGGGAATGATCGGGTCGATGAGCAAGAAAAATCAGGGTACCACCCTTCCTGCGCTGTTGCGAGTTGTAGACAAAATCATGACGCAGCACCATAACGAGAAGGGGCTTATACACTGCAACTCGTACGTTTTAGGCGAGAAGAT